CCTCCACCTCCACCTCCACCAGGCCCTGTAGATAGATATGCCCAACTGCGTGAGGCGGCCTTGCTCCGCAAGAAGGCAGCCCAACCACCAGAATCTGGAGGAAATCGTAGACATTTTAAGGAAAATCATTCAACTCGTAGACAATGGGTTCGTTCTAAACCCAGTCGTTTTAGAACACAACGAACGTATTGATTGCATTCACAGTCACAAACAGATACACCATCTAGACGCGTAGCCATTATAAGACGAATAAACTCATATTGTTCTTGACGTGTTAGTGTTTTCATGCACACGTGAAGATTATTAGTTTTATACATGAGTTGTTCACGGATTAGTTCCATTGTTAAATAGAACTTAATGAGTGTGTATACGGATTATTTTTGTGTGCTTCTACTACGTAATTATCATTACGTGAGACATGGATATCCTGCTGCAATGGTTCGTTAAAGCGGAACGAACCAAGGTGTTCCGAATGTGCATGCGTTATCTGTTGAGGCACATTGAAACGCGACGCTGACGACAAGACTGATTCATCTTTCTTTGTTTGAGCCGAGTACATCTCAGCTCCTGTAGAAGCACCGACTCCACCCGTTCCAGGTGGGCCTGGACGCCCTTCGGCGGTAAGCTTCATAAACTCTTGATAAGGCTCTGTGAATGCACGAATGTATGATGACCAAAATCCCTCACGACCACCCCCTGATCCAAAGTATTCACGTTCAGTTGTCTCACGAGCTTGTGTCTTCATTGGCTGTTCCGGGTAAACAGCCTGCGCAACTTGAGCGCCAACAGCTGTATTTACACGGTCCATTCCAAGAACCGCAAACTTATCTGGCTTATTCTTCTTGACAGGTGCCTGAATTCCAGGAAGTGTAACCTGATTTACTCCTGGAGTGGGCTCTAGTTTATACGACAACTTGGGCTTATTTGCAACGCGAATCTCATCTGTAGTAGGGGGGAGTGCAAATTCGCGAAGAGCATCCTGCTGGTAACCACCTTTTGGAACATTTGTGTATCCATCATTTTGACCGGGACCGACACGTACCTGTTCAATCGGGAAGACATTCTTCATGTTCATTCCCGTAACCATGCGAGACTGTTCGAAATCTGTATTCACTGGCTGACCAAAAGGATTTCCCGTTCCAGCCTTGACATCAAAAAATGACTTAGTCTCACGCTTCTGAAAGTATTCTTTACCGGCTCCAGTATGCGCGTCTAGAATGTGATTTGTTCCACCTGAATACATCGACTGTGTAACATGTGAACCAAAATGAGGAACTTGATTAGAATGACCCTTGGGAGCCTGGCTGTGTGAAACTTCGTCCGTGTGTTGCATTGTGGGCCGGGGTGGAGTTGAGATAAACCCCTCTTGTAGTGGTTGTTGTTCTACTGCTAGAAGATAGCCGACAGCCCCAAGTCCAACTAGTAATGCAAGTTCTATCATCTTTGTATTTCATGAAATACTTTACTTCTTCCTGCCTGACAGCGGATCTATTGGAAAAATAGCATGACTTTGTGGCTTGTGATGTAACCATGTCATGACGCGGTGATCCTGTGTCTGTTGACCTGAATGAATGGGAACTGCTTCAGCCTTTGGATCAGCGGGAATCCATAGCTTGCGTTTTACAGGAGTATCGAGTGCATAGTTCATTTATTATACAGCTTTTTGTATTTCTCCTAGCATTTTCTCTGATTCCATAGGAATATTTCCCTTCTCCGACCAAACCACTCGATTAAACGGGGACATATGCAGCCCAGCAAGCATCTTCTTAAACTTATCCACCATCTTATTGAAACCAACCGGATCAGACCCAGGAAGCGGTAGTGGAAGCTTAGTGTTTCCTATGCCGGGCTTTACTCCATAGCAATTGACACCAAACTTCAGTTTTGGGTCAAAATAACCCCCATTAACCCCGGGACGGCCACATGCAGTTCTCTTGAGGGGATCTAGTTCTTTTTGCAAAGCATTCCAAGTTGATTGCTGCGTGGGAAACAGAGCCATTGATCCTTGAGACCAACCATAACCACACCATTCTGCACCCTTAGTGAATGCATCATTAACTTGGTCATAAGTTGCCAGCTCTGCGTTATATGCAGCACAAAGTGGGGCTGCATCATTATAGGTAAATTCGTTACCTTCGACGTAAAAAACTTCATTAATATCCAGTGGCTTTACCACGGGCGCAGCTTCTTCATGTGGAACGGGACCATTCTCATGAAAATCTACATTTATTCCATTTGACGTTACCTTTACGTCAAGAACTCCGAACATATCTAAAAGATAAACTATTAATACTGCAATACATAAAACAACAAATACAGATAGTATTGTCCCAGTTGAAAAATACACTATAACTGACATTACTACCAATCCAACTATTCCAACCGATAAAATCACGGGATAATCAAGCATCCTTCTGTTATTCATCAAGGCGATAATAAATAAGAACTCTCATTGTTTCACTCATAGGAAACTCATCACTACGGTGTTCTCTTACACGGGTATCGTCGATAGTATACCAAGGTTTGCCTGGTGGCATATCCCGTGAATATGCCCACCAATGTGCACCATTGTATGAAATTACGCTGAGCAGACAATACTTGATTTTGTTGATGATAACGACACTTGAGTACTCTATAGATGTTCCTACGCTAGTTACATGAAACACCAGCGTCTTTGGAAATTCTCCGAGAAGAAGCTGTTGAGTGCAACCTTTGTTCGAGCACTTCTCACATTTCCAGTCTGGATTTGTTTTAATCGACACAGCATCAGCAACACAATCGACAATATTCATGCCTTTTTTAGTTGGATGAATTGAAAACTCAATAAGCGAGTCTTCTTTGAGCTCAATGTAATCACACGAACTGCATTTTATAGAGTCAGCTACTTTGAATCTGCAAACCTTATCTAGAAATGGAAGCTTATCACAAAGATACACAAATAGTTCATGACTATCACCAACGTTACTTCCTGCTGGAAGACTTTCAGCCTTGACCGAGTTAAAGAAATCTCGTAGTCCGTCTGTTCCCTTAGAGTCCCAGATTCGCTGGATCGAAAGATCGAGCTTATTCTCTGGGTCTGCCTTGTCGTTTGAATAGCGTGTTTGCAGTTCCGGAATACGGAAAATACCCTGCAAACATGCGTTGACCCAGCAGCTTCCTCTAAAATTGGGAAGTCCAAACATGTTTATTTGTCTATAATATTAGTTGTATCAGATAATTACGTTTTTAGCAGACGGGAGAAGTCATTTAAGAAAGGAGCTGGTTCAGAAGGTCCGGCTGGGAATTCAGCAGCAGGGACATAATCGTAGGGGAGAAGTAAACTAGAATCTGTTTTTCTATCTTTCTCACCTGGAGCTTCTTTTATATCATCAGGGCCGTAGATCTGTGGATAAACTGAGTTTGCACCATTAGACCCTGGACCAGTAGTGGGAACAGTCGGTTGTGGCTCGTTTGGATCTATCGGTGTAATCTTCGGACCGTAAACCTGGTGCTCTGACTGTGATGATGACTTCTTCTTTGTGGGCTTAGGAGGCTTCATATCCCAAGAAGTCGGCTTATTGGCATGGAACTCGTGTTTCTTTGCTACGTCTGAATTAGTCATGCGCTCTGAAGCTGGTGTCCAAAAAAATATCAATAAAATTGAAAATAATGCGAGAACCAGCATAATCATTTGTCCCTTATAAGAAAATGACAAAGAAAACTCGGAAGCGCACTCGTCGGAATCGGCGGACCTTGCGTAGAATTCCAAGACGCCTCAAGAGAGGAGGATCAACCCACAAAACGGCCTTACAAATACCCGCTAATGCACACCAGGCACCTCAAAATTCGGATAACTTGATGGGATATCACGGAGATCCTAAAGGGGTCTAAATTCATATTTATCTCCATGTGCAGCTCCTTGTTTAATCAATTTGAATCCTAATGCAGTATATAACTTAATTGCAACTGCATTTGTAGAATCTACATATAACTGAATGGGTAGCTTTTTAGGTTGTAAGAACCTTAGTATTTCAGTCATCAATTGTTTACCAATTCCACGACCTCGTGCACTTGGTAATACAAAGACATCTCGTATAATATATGAATTTTTGTATTTTTTAACATATAATGATCCTACAGTTACTGAACCATCTTTAATAACTTGAAAATAACTTCCTAGCTCTAATTCTTTAGGAGAATGCAATCCAATCAATTTTGATGGAGAATATTGAGAAGGCGTTCCAATCATTTCTTATTCTGATCTACTGGCAAAAAATCAGGTTTATAAATCGATGAAGCAGCTGCAGCTTCAGAAGCCTGAACGCCTTCCCATGAACCAGACATTGCGTCATAGCGAGCTTGTTGTGCGGGATTCTTTGTTTTCCACTCTACAAAACCAGTTGATATCGTATTACCTTCTGTAGTCGGGAAGGGAACTCCTAGATCTATAGAGTGCTTAGGGGGTTTCTGTCCACCAAGTGCCTTTATGTACCCCTCCCAGTGATTCTGCATTTGATTCTTTATACTATCTTTTATGTAAATATGCCCAATCTTCCGGACATAAAAGATTCATCGCAAGTTGGTGAGGTCCGTAAGTTACTGGCCTCATCAACTCCAACTGTTGTATTTTTCTACATGGAAGGGTGTCCCCATTGCATCAAAACTGAAAAGCCATGGCAATCTGTTTCGAGTAAGAATAAGAAGTACAATTTTGTTAAGGTTGAAAGTGCAGCTGTCCCCCCCGAACAAGGTATAGATGGATTTCCACATTTTGTTGTTATAGGCCCCGGGTCAACCCGCAGGTCGGTTCCCGGTAGCAAGACTACATCTGCTGAACTGCAAAAGGCCTTGCAATTACAAACGGGCTCATCTAGACACCTTCGCAGCGCCCGCCGGCGTAACTCCAGACGGCTTGTCCGTAGAACTAGAAAGAGACTCTAAGGAACCTTTTGCAGCAACATAACTTTCTGACTTTAGCTTAGCGTTTCGCGAAAGAAATGAGCTTGAAGTATCTACTTCGTTCTGTCCCTTTGAAAGGAACTTTAAAAACCCATCCTGATCATTTGGTATCGTGGCAGCTTGAAGTGTATGGAAAGTTCTCATGGCCTGAGCTCTATCAAATCTATCAGACGTATCCATATACATTTCGGATGTTTGCTGGAAAGCCTTATCTATTTTTTTCTGAACAGCCCTGCTGGTTATAGGTGCAGCATCAGCTCTGTTGGGGTTGTCCAGAATTTCGGTAAGTAATGGATTCATAAACGGATTAGCTGCAGTTGGCATTGTATAGTCACGAGGGCGGTCGGCTGACGATTTAACTGTAAAAGTTTCTACTAGTGCACGTTGGGTTGGGAATACAGTCATAAACAAGATTGTGGTTGCGAGAACTAATGGTATAGCAAGTATGTATTCGCGCTTCCCGGTTGACGCATACAGAATTACTGAAAAATATGTAGTAAATCTGACAACTGAGTTGAGAGCCGTTGGTACATCCATATCCTTTGTCGGAACGAACTTATGCCACGTGGTCGGCGAGAATAAGATTGATGGATCTTTAGTCCAGAACGGTTCTGTCATCTTATTGTTCTAATACTACTTTTTCCCGTTAGATCTTTCACTCATTTTTCTCTGTAGCCGTGCAACCATGCGGGCTCGTCTGGCATCTGGGCTATTTGAGAGTAAAACCTTGGGTGCAACCTCAGCCTTTCGACCACCACCGATCATATCATTGAATATATCCCCGAACGCTTCCTGTACCATGACTTTCATAGTTTCTATTTCACCAACCAGAACTGACTGAGAGATGTCGCCCTTTCGAAGCTTCTCTTGCATGACATCTCGGAGCTTTAGCATAATTTTTTCCAGAGCAGGATTGCTCTTAATGTTTTGCATTGTCTGTAGAAAGTCTTCTGGATTTTCAACATCAAGATCGAGTTCTGAGAGATCGATCGTCTCAATTACAGTTAACATAACAGAGCATAGGCGCGTGTTGCTCAAATATTCTAGAATCTTTCCAATTTTGTCCTGGGACTCTTGATCGTCAATAATTTTATCAATTTCATCTGTATTGTGTCCGCCTAGATCTATAACTGACTTGAATGAGTTAAGAATCTTTCCAATCTTATCCTTGATATTGTCTCCCATAAATGCAGCGAACAGGCATGTTTGAATATGTTTCCAGATGTCATTACGGAACTGTACTTTAGACATAAAAAGTTCGCTGACGTTTACTCCAAAAATAACACGAGGTTGACTAAAAAGAGCCTCGTCCTTTTTTAGAATTAAAAACGCCTCTGGTAAAAATGTCTCCTCAAACTTGGGTATCTCAACTGTTTCATCGAACTTAGTTGATGGTAGAGCCTCAGGAAAATTAGAATTCAGATAATTTGCAAACTCCTTGAAAACTTTTTTAGCGTTCATTTCTATTTATTACATGATGGCGACTAAACTATTTATTTCCACCACGACGAAGCATGACATCCTTGTCTTTTCCACTTAGGCATACACATCCGCTGTCTGTGGTAAAAGCAGATGGGCAGCAACTGGGATCAGTTTTGTTACCGACAAGAAACATCAGTTTATTAGAATCCATTGCTTCATTCACGGGCTGGGTGGCGACTGGCAGTGGCTCACTAGTTGCCCAACCGCTTCCCAACGACGACTGATCATATGGACCCATTCCAGGTGCATCTAAGGGCATACCCGCATCCTTCTGCATAAAATGTTCAAGTGGGTCTGGGTTTGTTCTTAGAAGAAAGCCCGCAACAAGAGCGGCTGCAAAAAATCCAGTAACTAGGAGTGTCTTATCCATCTCTTTTCTATATCACTTGGAATTTATACTCCTGCTGCAGCCAACGAGGATGCTATAACTAACACTATCGCGAGGAGTTGTGGTTGAAATAGAGCTAACGTAAATGATATTATTAACATTGCTACTACGAATCCCTTGATTACCGTTAATGCTAAACTAACAAAACCTTCAACCCCCGAAACAAATGTTGCACCAAACATAGCGGCAATATAACCCTCTCCAACCATTCTCCTCAATAAATCTTGAATCTTGTTCAAGTAGTATCCAAACATACTTACGGGCCCAGTCACTTTCCCGAGAGTTGAATTCGTAAAAGTTAAAACAAACTTTCGAATACTTGTTAACATAGTTCTAAACATCGCTAAGGGACTTGCAATTCCATTGAGGGCATCTGCAACAATTGAAAATTGGCCGTTTATAACATCAGTATATTGTGAAATTACATTTTTTCCAATTAAATTCAAGCAATATCCAAAGTTTTCACTGGCAGATGATTTATCATCTACTAGACCAGCGAATGGAATATAGATTGGATTGCACCTATGCTCACTCCAGTTGTCTTTTATACTTCGTAAATTAGAGTATGCGTGCACCAAAAGAACTACAATAAATGCAAATATAGGGGTCCCCCAGAAAATTAAGTTCATACTACAATTACATTAAAACATACGAATTGTTTTACCAATTGGACCGTTCCAAACTGACTCTCCTGTTTGTCCTCCAGTATAAAACCCGTATATTAATGCTGAGAATACTCCAACGATACGACCCATAACAGTTCTGATTCTGATCATCAAATATTGCATTGACGACATTAAGTTAGCCAGCTTTCCAAACACTACTTGGAATACCATCATGAAGCCCCCGCGAACTCCGCTGAATAACCCACGCATATCATCTAGAGCACTTCCTATAGAAACGATAGATTCTGATACCAACGACATCTGAGCGTTAATTGGATCCATTGCAAATCCGATGTAATCATGAAAATTTTTAATTATACATGCGTTGAAATTTGTGGTTACGTCCTCGCCTGCATAACCCGCGAGTGGCATATACATCGGATTGCATCTTAATTCAGACCAATTATCTTTCAGATATTTAATATTGTGTTGGCCATAGATGTAAATAGATGCAATTATTGCACCGAGTGTGACAATGGCAAACACCAACATTCTCTCTTATTAGAGAAAACGGAATCCTTTATCATCAAAAAAATGTAGATGAAATGGATATTCATTCTATGGAAATCTCAGAACTAAAGGCACTTGCACGTGAACGGCGAATTAAGATGTACTATATCAAGAAAAAGGCAGAACTTATTCAGATTCTATCTCTAAAGGAACTTCCGCAGATTTATATTGTTGAAAAGAAGACTCTGAATGACCTTCGCGTTGAAGCAAAGGCGAGGGGGCTTTCTGGGTTCTATACTTTCAATCGTCAGAGTATGGCAGAACTTCTATATCCTGATATTTGCTCCAAATCCGGACTTAAGAAGAATGACGAGTATGACGATGGTGCAAAGAAACATTATTCCCCAAAGAAGCATGATGCCTAAAAGATATGGATAAATGTATTGAAAGACCTTATGAAGTATTGGTTGAAGTATATTTTTTTCAAGAAAGGTCTGAAAATCGGGAGAACCCTTTTTCATTTCTTTTTTGTCTTGAATGAACATAAACATAGAGATGAAAGCATCGCAGACAATGAAACTCGGTATTGTCCTAGGCGGCGTCGTTCTTCTCGCACTTGTAATGAACAATTATTCTGTAACAAAGGCCCTCGCGGGCGAGTCTATGGAAACTCGCAGTGGAACGCTTGGAGTATCTGGGCCTCTTTCTGAACAGGGACCCTTTGGTGCATCAAAGCACTCTGGTGCAGGAAATGCTCAGCCAGTAGAGTCTCTTCAGTCACGTGCCCCGACGGGTCAGTCCGCGTACACTGAGAACAAGCTAAGTGCATCTGAACTTCTTCCTAAAGGTGAAATCGGCGCCTCGTGGGCGGCGGTGAACCCGGCCGGAATGTCAGACCTAAAGGGGCAGAACTTCCTTCAAGCTGGCTACCACACAAATACGGCCATTGCTGGTGTATCGCAGACGAACAGAAATGCGTCCCACGACGTTCGCTCAGAGGTTCCCAATCCGCAGGGCTCAGTAGGACCTTTCCTCAATTCGACAATTGAAGTCAATCCGTTTAAGCGCGGCCTTGAGGGATAATAAAAACGGATTTATTTTTTACATAAAGAACGTTCAGTACGAGCCTACAGACGATAAAGGCCACGCACCCTGAAAGGAGTGCAAAACAAGATGTCGAAGATTGCGTGCAAGTTCCCTGCGGGGGAGTGCCCGCACAAGGTGTGCCGCTTTGCGCACACGAACGTCGAGTCGGCGCCCATGGCGGCGCCGAAGCAGAAGTGGCAGAAAGTCACGGTCTGCAAGAACGGCGACAAGTGCCCGTTCGGCAAGAAGTGCAAGTACATCCACGGCGACGTGAACGAGCACTTCAAGAAGTCCAAGCTCTGCTTTGACTTCGTCCGCGGGTGCTGTGAGCACCAGGACAACCACGACAACTGCCCCTTTGCGGGGTGCAAGTTCGGGGAGGACGGGACGATCCAGTGCGAGAAGAACTTCTTCGCGGCGTGCGAGCGCATCGGCAACGAGCCGATCACGATCATCCTTGCCTTCGTCATGGACCTCGCGGAGGTCCTCTTCTTCGAGGAGACGGTCTGGCAGGACATCGAGCGCGACGCGGATGAGAAGATCATCGCGCGCGAGCGCATGATGTACCAGTACCTGAACGAGGACGACGACGACGAGGACCCCGAGAACGAGGGCGCCGACGACGACGCCGCGATGGCGGCGCTCGAGGAGCAGATGTCGATGGAGCGCGAGAAGATCGCGGACCCGTTTGCGCGGGACCTGACCGAGACGGGTTGGGCCAACGCGTAAACATATTTCTCGAGGGATCGAGGCTAAGAATATCCCGAAAAAGAAGCAGTATTAAGTCCCGTGTTGGACCCAACCTGACTCTTTTTGCGTGTTATTTTGACATCTCAAAACGGATTTTTTACTTGCAAACAGTTGACTATAAAATGCCCAATCAGACACCCATTGTAACTCCAGGATCTATGCCTGTAGGCGGTGGACCTCTCACAAAGGGAACAACAATGGGAGGGGGCCCGCCGCCGGGTGCAACATCTGGCGGATGTCCATGTGCAGACCCTACAAACTGCGCAACCAAGTGCAAAAAGTAAAACTATATATTTTTACTTCAGAAAGTTGATATCAACACTCTGAAGTACATGGAGTGGGATTCGAACCCACGCGTCTTTCGACAGAGGCTCTTAAGGCCTCCCCCTTGACCGCTCGGGCATCCATGTTATTTGCCTCCTCTGGGAATCGAACCCAGGACCTACAGCTTACAAAGCTGGTGCTCTACCAACTGAGCTAAAGAGGCGATGGGATTGTTTTTGAAAGGTGCAATCAAACCTTACGACTCCTGTGGGGATCGAACCCACCACCTTCCGGTTAACAGCCGAATGCTCTACCGAATGAGCTAAGGAGTCAAATTAGTTTAAAGACGTAATAAGGTCTTGAGGCCTGCATGGGAGTCGAACCCACAACCTTTCGGGTAGAAACCGATTGCACTATCCATTGTGCTAACAGACCAAGTAGATAGTTTACAGACTTGTCTAGGTCCTATACCAACGAGGGGACTCGAACCCCCAACCACCGGATTAAAAGGCCGATGCTCTACCGATTGAGCTACGTTAGTGAATAATCAGTTTAATGACATAATCAGGTCATTACATGGAGTGGGATTCGAACCCACGCGCGTTTCTGCAAAGGATCTTGAATCCCTCCCCTTAACCGCTCGGGCATCCATGTTTGATTCCGATACCGGGAGTTGAACCCGGGTCTAAGGGGTGAAAACCCTTTATGCTAACCGTTACACCATATCGGAGTTTGGTACGTTGAAGGCGTACCAGCCTTTAGTCCCACCCAGAATCGAACTGGGGTGTCAGGGTTCAAAGCCCTGCATCTTAACCACTAGATGATGGGACTTTTAGAGCTTTAAGGGGCTACTAGACCCTGATGCGTCCTACGGGAATCGAACCCGTGTCGTAGGTTTGGAAAACCCATATTCTACCACTGAACTAAGAACGCTGGTGAACTAGGTGAGAATTGAACTCACGACCTGCCGCTCATAAGACGGATGCTCTACCGGGCTGAGCTACTAGTTCTTTCGGCCGCCGCCTTACCTGTACAGGTCACAGTTTGTTTAAACCCTTTCCGCCTTGAGCTGGTAATCTGTTAGGATTGTTTCGTTGGGCAGCTCTAAATAAAGAATTGTACTAAAAAAAGGTGTAGTACGTTCATCGAGAATCATTGATCTAATTTTTGAGTTATCCACCAAAGTTGCAAGAATCTTGTTAAATAGTCTCACAGGAGATAATGTATTTCTAACCTCTATCCGACATTGATTTTTATTCCATCCACACATATGTCCCTCATCACACGTTTTCTTATTTTTAAACTGGCCACATGGTGTTCTTATTTTTGATAAAAACTCTATGGGCTCTGTTATAGAGTGAAATATAACAGTCTCATTAAACCATTTTTTAAGATACTCCTCTATCTCAGACTTTTTTGGAGATACCTGTCGAACTGCAAATTGAAGACCCTTATATTCTTCTAAATGTATATCTTTGGTCAACTGAAATAATAAAAACTCGTATACTTCGGCAGAATATGAAATCTCTTTGTATATTTTTAAATCTTCCTCATTTTTAGAAGAAAATACTAGTGCATCTTCTCCTTCCGCAGATACTGTTTGAATAATCTCTTCGTTTTCTCCAATTGATTTGAATGGAACCACTGGAATTCTTAATCCACTTTTTGTAAGTATTTCGACCACGTTGTTATCTGAATCGTGTATATCTTGAGAGTATTCATAACCCGGATATGCATCTTTAGCAACTAAGAGATATTCTTTCATTTTTGAATATTCCGGATAACCGCTTATATCAGAGTAACCCTGAATTTTTGAATTATTAATTGGAGGCAAAGGTGTATTTTGAAATGGTATTATAATAAGATTTTCAACATATATAGCTTGACCTCTTCCAAAAGGATCAAGAACTACTGCAAAATCATTTATATGTTCTGGAAACAACCTGGTTAGGACAACTACTGCTTGTGCAAATGCAGGGGCGGATAATTTACAAGCTTCTCTGCGAAGATCTACAATCTCATTTACTGTATCTGATTTAAAAGGCGATTCAAAAATATTTGCACGGTATTCCATTTTCTTCTGAACACGAACTACGTGGCACAGGCAATCTACTTCGCCTCCTCTCTGCAGAATAACTATTCCTCTTGTTCTAGATTTAACTTGATTGCTGAAGAACGTGCATCCCATAGTTTGAGTTTCTAAATTTATTCTGAATACATCTGTTCGAAGCATGAGTGCAACGTATTCTATCTCTTGAAGAATACCAAGTTTTCCCCTCTCGTAATGTTCGTCAATACTTGAAATAAGTCTAGCAACACTCTCTCTAGAGGTTCTGTTTTCTTTGAATGGGGCAAATGATTTTAGTTTTTCATTTATCTCAGTAAAATGAGTATCAGACGTTTCCTTCCATGATGCCAGAAATGAGCATTTTAATATCCACTCAATGCTATCACGAGGAGAAAGAACCCGCATATCTATGCGTAGAAGAACTGGAAGTATAGCAGATGGGCGCCCAATACCCACTCTAAAAAATCCAGACATTCCTGTTTGGATACGGTCTGCAGATTTTACAATCAAAGAATAGTCTTCCTTTATGCGAAGAGATGCTAATATCTCTCTTTGAATATATGCAAATCTGAACTCATTCAATCCTGTTTTTGTTTCGCCAAGTATATAGTATTTATAGTCCTTATCTTCTTTTACAATTTTACGTGTTCGTGCAGTTTTATAGCAGCAGGGTAGATTTCTTTTATTTTTAGGAGACAGATATTCCATAAGTCCTGGGTAAACAAACCCCTTAGTTCGCTTTATAACAGAAAACTCCCTAACATCTGACTTACTATCTTTTAGATCTCGTATTTTTCCGTTGCACACAGGACATACCTTGTCTCCATTTAAAACAGATAGCTGTGATTCTTGAAGAGGTATTCTATCATTCATGCACCAATAATCTGGACATGTTACAACTCCGTCGGGATCACTTGTTTCTAGTATTTTTGTTGCAGGCAAATTTGTTCTTGGATTGTATTCTTGTATCATTTCTTTGAGCTCGTTTTCTGATAGAATAACAGGTTGGTGCCCTTGTTCGCACTTTTTGGGATATTCAGATCCAGTAGGATCAAACGTCTGTGGATCAAATTCTTGTAGACGTTTATTAAAGTAGTTGTATAAACTACCCTTTTTCCCTATTTTTACATTTCCTTCATCTTTCTGTTTAGGCTCCTCTTTTGCAAGATCAGTACCTTCCAAATAACCAAACAAATCCCCAAAAGAATCGTCTAAGGTAACATCCTCGCTAATTGAAGAAATAACGGCTGAAACAGATTCGACTCTCTTGGGACAGACCTTATCTAATGCTTTTGATGAAGGATTGGAAAGAATATATCGCAGTATATTTACATATTTTAGAGGTCTATCTACGTCTGTGACTGTACTTACCTCGATTGTATTTGATTTTACAACAAGAAGGGGAAATCCTCTAAACTTTCTGTTCATAAGTCCAGGGTCTTCTTCTATTCTCAGAGTTATGTTCTGGAGCAAACGAACGGCTTCTGCCGCCGAGACGTGCAATTCTTCTTCTAGTTCACTTGCTTTTAAGAACGGAGAGTCACGAAGTAAATCTATAATTCTTAAGTCTACAGGTGTTATTCCGTCTGTTGCATAGTCTGATCTTAAAAATCTAAAAACTTGTTTGTCTTTCTGCGATTCATCAAAAATTGCAGACACACAATTCATTCTACGAGTGTCTAGTTCATCTAAAGAGTCTCTGTATTTTGATTCAAACCGGATATCTTGAAGCTGCCATCTGCAGTCTGCCACGTCAGACGTTTCTATAAAAGGAACAATTGCATCGAATGTTAAAAACCAGGTTTTTAGGCTATGCTGCAACTCGTCAATGGTTTTAGTGTTTGTGTTGGTTCTATAAATTGCAAATGAAATATCTGAAGATGAGATAGAGACGCGATCGTAATTATCTCGATCATCTCCCCTGTACAGAACTAACGTTGGACGATTTCTCGGTGGCTTAGACTTTGTCCACCACGAAGTCCACATAGGCATATCCAGATATGGAACTTTTGACTTTACATCTTCTGTGAAAAACTTGTGTCTAGATACATCATTGCGTCCCGTAAAGTATGTTATACACGGAACCTCTTTTGAAACTGTTAGACCATAAAAAATTTGTTCAAATCTTGTGCTAGCAGCAGAACCAAAGTCACTATCAACTAGTTCTACAAACCACGATGATCTCAAAATATGTATTGACGTTGGAGTGGGTGGATCTAGTGACAGAAGCTCTTGCAAATGATTAGAATTTCGCTCTAACTTAAGAACTTGGTCATCGGAAAGTCTAGATGGCGTTGTTGCACGAAACAGCGGAAAATACGAACCTTCTGCACCAGCTTCGTAAGGTTTTACAAAGAATCCCCTGACATCCTTCGTATCGTATAGACTCATAAACAATTTTGAGTTATCGGGTATGGGTGATTGAGCAGGAGGTATTCTTGCAGCAAGATGTGAATCAAACTCTGATGGCAAACAGTAAGACTTAAGAGTTTCTACTCCTAAAATTCGGTATTCAGTAAATTCTCCTTGCGGTTCAAAAATATCCTGCAAAAACTCTGGATATGACATCCACTCATCTTTATCAAGTTTAGTGTACGGGATTGCTAGATTTGGTTGCCGGTACTCTGAGATATACGCTTGAAATGTTTCTCGTTCGATAGGCATTCCATTCAGAGATAAACGATAAAAAAGTGCTTCCCAATGACGAGGATCTCGTCTGTAATAGTTTCTAGAATATCTACACGCAACAAGAATGAATAATCTATCATGATGTACATCCACCGTTTTTGCAATTTGCTCCCTAACTGTTAATATTGTATCGTCATCAAAAAATGAAACAGAAAATTTTTGTTTAGAGGTTAGGACATCTACCTTTAACATCTTGTTGTTATAAAGCCAAAAGATTTCATAAATAAGATTCTTGTGGCCTTATATTTGTAGTAAGTAATGTATTAAAAAGGAGTATCTGTGATAGTCATACCACAATATGCAACTGGACTCTTTGCATAATTTACATGTGTATATACGCCAAGCTTTACACAATCATGTAATAACTTTCGAAAGTTTGTCCAAAATTCGGGAGTATGTCCCATTGTTTCTGTCATTAAATGAGCCATTTCATGAATCAGAACAAACATGATGGTATTCTCCTCGATAAGAGGATATTCCGGAGGTTTTGTCTTGTCTCGTAAGCAGACAACAATCTTTTCTCCTTTGTTCTCGGAATAAGATGTACTATCTGAATGCATATCATTTTCTTCAAGTGCATCTGAATTAAAACGTGCAATAAGTCGTTGATATGGTCCGTCTTGATCATAGTTAATATCGTTCTTAAAATTGTCAATTATCTTAACTAGATTTCCTCTAATTTTAGAGAGAAGATCACATGCACCTTGCTTGTTATGTAATTCTTGTACACGATAAACGTTTCCATCCCGAGTGCTTTTCATGGAAACTAAATTTTTTGGCCCCCTCATATATGCAGCAGCAAGCGCGATTCCAGTTCCTGCCACTGCTAACGCGGGAAGCATATCAATTACATTGATACAATAGAAAAATCCTCATAGGATATATCTAGTCTACTCGTCGTCAGACCAGTCAGACCAGTCGTCGTCATAGAGGTTGATGTTGTTTAGCTGTGCATATTTCTTAGCCTTCTTCATGCACGAGTTGAACGCATAGTCAAACTCGGCCGGGCTATATGTATTCTCCCCGTCAAACGGAGCAGACGCTGCTAACGCAAGCTCGTAACGCGCATACCGCTTAGGATAGTAGACCTTAACAATCTGCCACGCCTTAGAGTAGTTGAACGACATATTGTTCTCTAACACCCTGTCTTACTGTAAAAATTAATTCCATTTTTGCAAACTAGATCATATTCTTGCATATCTTCTCCAAAACATTGCAAGGAATCCGGCAGTCGTTGCGGCCAACAGATAAACCACTCTGTCATCTACTGAGAGATCAGGTAGAGCAAAAAGGAGGTAAATACAGTATACTGCTGCAAAAACACAGGCTAGAGTAAGAAATAGGTAAAACATTTATCCTTTTCCAATATTTAATAAATTGAATACATTCGAAGCAACCATGAAAGAAATCCCAGAGCGACTGCGGACAACGCAATTTTCACTCTGTCTTCTACTGAAAGATCAGGTGTAGCAAACAGAATGTAGAACCTGTATAATGTAGCGAAAAAAAGAGCTATACTAAGAAGTCGGTAGAACATTTATCCTTTTTCAATATTTAAATATTACGCCATCCCCAAGATGCAAGCCTATATGCAAAATAAACAAAAACTAGGCCGCCAACTATAAGAGGTACACCGAACGCAACACTGTCTGGATCGGCGCTGAAAACGCCTCCACCAACTACCATTGCCACACACTGAAAAATAAGATATCCGCCTACAAGAAGAGCAGCCCAGGCTTTTACCTTCTCATATACCATTTATTTTTAACATCGAAAACATTTGTGTACAATGTTAAAAAATTATATTTTTAGGTGCACTTATACCTTGAGGAAGTGAACCTTGAGGTACGTCTGAAGATTGAGGTACGAGACCTCATCCTTGTCCGTGACACGAAGAAGCTTGGCAAGCTTGGCATCGGGTAGGATGCGGCGCTTGAACTTGGGGTCAAAGCAGTTGTGCGACTTGACATAGCCCGAGATGAACTTCGTTACATCGGTCTGCGACTTCTGCGACTTGGCGGGAAGTCCCATAAAGGCCGAAAGCTCATCGCTTAGAGGGCGAAGCTTGAGAAACGCGTTGTTGGCACGGCGGGCCTCCCATGCAACGCGGGCCTCGGGGCTGAGCGTGGCAGGATCTACCTTGCGACGGCGCTTCGAGTCACGAACCTCACGCTTCATCGCCTTTACAGCCTCCTGTGCATCGTGCACCGCAGCGCGAACACGGGCACCAAGCTCAGACGAGATCGTCTTGAGCGTCTCCTGAAGAGATCCTAGGATCGCCTCAGCCGTACGCGTCTCGGCGGGCGCGGCCGCAACTGGAGCGGCAACTGCAGCTTCGGCAGGAGAGGCCTTCGCGGCCTTGGGCGCCGTCTTAGCGGCGGCAGCTACAGGTGCAGGTGTGGCAGCTACGGGGGCGGCAGACTTCTTTGGCATCTTGTTTGTCTTGGTTGAGGAAACAGTTGCACTCATTTCTAACGCGGTTGATATACTTGTTGTTAACGTTACCTGTTTAAATCACAAACGATAGAGGGCGCTAACAATCATGAAGCAAAAGGCACTCTTATCCTTGTTGTCTCTGAAAATTCGCAAACTGATGCACGAAATCCAGTATAAAATATGATATCTCTGACCATTTCTGAAAAAGTTAGTTGCCATCAACTGCTTGATTAAAGAGCAGTATTTATGCCTCTTACTAGACGGTGAAGTATGTTCAGTAGCCCACACATTTAACTCAGTTCTAAGAGTATCTGAAAAAACCCATAACTGATTTGTTGTCAGACTTAAAAATGTAAGTGGATTTATTTCAGTGCACAAGGACTCTTCGATGTGCTGACAGACTATTCTCCAGTTCATGCTATTAAGATCCACTAAGGTGACATCTTTTAGTGATCTATGCGATGTTTCTAATTTTCTAATTCGTCGGATACTTTCTATCTCTCGTAAACGCTGTTTAGCTTCTAGAGGTATTTCTTCCTTGTTGTACGGATTTACTATTTTAAAATGTTGTGCAGACCAGTCATTTATGCTCCTAATATCAAACCACCACAGCTTTCCGTTCTGGTTGAATGCAAAATAGTTAAGGGGGTCTTGTTTGTGTTTTTCATCAAGTGTAAATATTTCATCGTCATTATGACATAACCTTCTGCATAATACGCCATCTCCGGAGAGTTTAAGATAGTTTCTAACAGAATAACCTCTCCAGATTTTTTGAATCTTTATTGCATGAGCTGGAAGTGGGCTAAAATCGGCCCAAAGCCGAACCACCTTAACTTTTGCATGACGCTTACAAAAACTAAGACCAAGCATCGCTTTTGATGTGCATCTGTCAGTAGACGACTTATTTTTACAAGAATGGCATAATGCCATTTCCTTTCTTATCTATTACATATTTCTTCATCGAAAACGGATTTACATCAAGATGGTAGTTATATAATTAAAACAGAGAACATGTCAACCAATGCAATCGTATATAGCTACAATGCCAACATCGACAACGTAACCTTCAGCGAGGCCAAGAAGAATAAGCAGGGTGGAACCAGTATTGCAGTAAAGTATGACAATCAGAATTTCAAGCTTCGTCTTCCTCGGCTAACCAGCCCAGCTGGACTTCTAAAGCGCGAAGATGAGAAGAGCGGCAATGTGTCGTATTCTCTTATCACTTCTCTCAAGGGATGTGATCCATATGCAAAGGAGCGGTCAACCGACACTGCTGACACTGGTCCTCTCTACAACTTTCTTCTGGATTTCCAGGAGAAGATCATCAAGACTGCAACTGAGAACAGCTCGAAGTGGTTTGGTAAGAAGCGTTCAGAGGAGTCAATTCGTGACAGTTTCAAGAATATTCTGAGCGTCTCAGTTGATAAGGTGGGAGATGAGTATGTGCCAAACGGCAAGTATCCTCCTTCCTTCCGCCTCAAGGTTCCTGTCTATGACGGGCGCGTTGCAATGGAGGCTGTGGACAACAAGGCTCGCCCCTATCACCTAAGTGTAGAGTCTCTACTTTCGGTGTTTCCAAAGTATGTAGATGCAAATCTTATCGTCAGTGGTTCGGTGTATATCATCGGCCAGTCGTTCGGTGTGACCTGGAAGGTTGAGTACGCTCAGGTCTTTCCTCCCTCACGGCTTACCGCTGCGTCTGTATTCGTCAGCGACGAACACGACACTGCTGCCAACACCGCAGCTGATGTTGCGGACGAGGTTGAGGCGACTGTTGCAGTTCCAGTTATGTCTGCGGCTCCTCAGCCGTTTGCACAGGAGGCAGCTGCAGAGGTTCTTGCGACGTCTGTTCGCAAGAAGCGGTCCGCAGTCCCAAACTAGACCATACGTTAGACTCCGATGGAGGAGTATAGATGACATATGAATCGTCTATAAAAATTGGATTGTCTGATATTTTTATCTTTTTCATTGAGATGCACTTTTCATCCAGCGAAAACGATCTAGTTCCGCATGTTTCACATTGGTATGCATCAGGGATTCCAGAAATTACGTATTCCGGAATAACTACCATTCCGTGACACTTCAACAGTATGTTGGATTTATCTTTATCTATCATGTCTTGATATGCTTCTGCTGTCAGATTTGAGAATAATGTTGCATTAGTGCACTTCCAGCCGTCTTCATGCAAAAGTGTGCTGTATACATTGTCTCTGAACCAAAGAGTTCTGAATTCTGAATTGCACTCTGCGTCATGTTCTGCAAGTCCGATGCGTTTGAGTGAATCATCATATAACCAGTAAACATCTAGACCATATTTGTTATATGTTGTGTCTAGACTTCCCTTATATACGGTTTTATCAGGGTATGACCATTCCTCGGCGTCATGGTCTTCATCGTGCTCAACTACATCAGCCGAAATATCTCTATATACTAAAGTTGGTCTCAATATTGAAAACATATTTAATATAATCCTGGATTGTAAAGATGATTATTGCTACGCGTTTTTAATCAAAAGAGACTTTTACTGGGACGTTATGCTTTGAGAGAGAATTAGTTGCAGAATTTGATAATTCGTGACGCTTTCTCCTCTCGCTTGAATTTGCAGGTACATCCTTTAATTCCTGTAGACGAGATTCCATATCTTCGTGAATAATATCGCGGTTTTTCTCAAGATAGTCTAGAATTTCGTCAGAAATAGCCCATTCAAAAAAATTCAACTGTCCAACTGTAGTATCAATTCCATTGAACTTAATCCTCTTGCATCTGCAGAATGGGTCAAACATTTTCTTACTGTAAGCCTTTAGATGACTCTTGTATGACAAATAGATGATTACATATTTTTGGTTTTTTGTCAGAAATGCAATGTTTAGCTTTTTTGCATAATTCGTCACAAACCAATCGATTAGGCGGAGTGAAAGGTTTGAAGTTCCATTGAGTATTGCAGTCACCTTGTCTAGGTTCTCTCGATTTGAATAAAATTTTTCGAGACGATGCAGCACCCATTGTTCTTGACTGCGAATTTGTTCCATATTGTAAGTTAAGTCTCTGATCATTAAAATCCATCATCATCTCTTGATTCAAAATATTTCTTCATTAGTTCATTTATTGTACCATCTAAAAGAGTGAATACACCCTGTTTATCAGACCTTAGTATAACGCGAACGTCAATAACACCGTCGAGAATAGAATGACGTTCTATGTATTTTCTCCCCTCCTTTCCACCATGCCAAAGGTGAAATACATTACCGTCTATACAAGTTAGTCTTGGACGTTCTTTCTTACAATACTCTGCATATGAAGCTACTAGCGCTGGTTTTAAATACCCCTTTGCAAATGTAGTACCTAACCACGCAGCAGATGACAGGGTATCTCCGCTACCAGTAATTCCATATTGAAAGAATCCAACTTTATTAAACCACGATCTTCTGAATCCCCATCCAAACCCAGGATGGTGTAGCAACCCTTCATATTTGCTATTCCTTGGCATGAATGCAACTGACCGGCGTGTTTGTAGTTGTTTTTTAAGAGTTATATCCAGCCATGTACAAGTTGTAAACGGCTGAACAGCGTCATAAGAATCAAGAGCTCTAGATAGATCTGAATACCAATCGGGGTTATTAAAAATTATATCAGCATCCAAAAATAGAAGTTTTCTGTAGTAAAAGGGAACTCTTTTTTCAAGAAGGAAACACAATCGTTCTTTGTGAAACAAATACGACTCTGCTTTAAGATGAAATGCATTTTTTATTTCTGGAGCACTGTAATAGAGTTCTAGTGTATAATGAGGTATTCTTACTAAATCTAGTTTTTCAATTGTATATAGATAGTTCATCAACATACGAGAGGATTTTGCAGGATTGAAATACACAAAACATACCGCAACATCTCTTCTCCTTGGGTTGTTATACTTATAACTTGAGATGCTAGCCAGTTCTATTTCTGAATTCTTTGGCAATATTTCCAGGTTTTTACTAAATTTCGACTGAGTAGTTCCCATTATAATATACATTGAAAACGGGTAGCCTACACATTAACGTACGAGATACTACAATGCAAGACACAATCAAGTTTCTTATTGAGAATTATGGAATCGACGATCAACGTTCAACTGCTTGGTTTGCAAAGCGGGGCGAGATGTTGACTGCATCTGAAATTTGGAAGTGTTTTGGAGATGCATCTTATTCAGCGAGACGAGAACTTATTATGTCAAAGTTGTCTACCCCAAAGACCAATGATGGGCCATCGGTAGGAGCACTTATCTGGGGAACACGTTTTGAACCTGTTGCAAAAGAGATCTACTCTAATATGGGAGACATTACTATCAAAGATCTTTCATGTGTACGCCACCCCCTTCATTCGTTCATTGGTGCATCTCCTGATGGACTTATCTTATCATCGTGTTTCCGAAATGGACGACTTATTGAGTTTAAATGTCCAATTTCCCGGGCATTTACTTCTGAAACGCCAGTTCCAGCTCATTATTACCATCAAATGCAGCTACAAATGGAATGTACAAACCTTCAAGAGTGTGAATATGTAGAAATGCAATTTAAGACAATGAACTATACTGAGTGGATTGACTCACCTGCAGATATTAAATCATGTTTTATTGTTTCTAATTCCGGAGAGGTATCTTACATGTCTATCACAGAAACCAGAGATAGGCTTGAATGGCAGCAGAGCATTATTGGTGAAAATGATTTTATGGACTATACGGTGGTATATTGGGTTCTTGTAAATTGGAGGCAGAAACTAATTACGAGAGATCCTGACTGGATGCCATCTCACTTTCCTGAAATGAAATCAACGTGGGAAGAGATTGTTATGCACCGGCAAAATTCGACATTTCCTGCAGCGGTAAAAGATAAAGGGACTTTAGCTGTATGAAACTATAAACAGAAATGAGCCGACTTATTCTCTGCCATGTGGCCGACTACCCTTATGTGGAAGAATACATTGAATCATTCAGATATGGCGATGAGCTTGTCAAATATGATGATAAGACACCTCCGTTTACAGAGAATCGGTATTATCTATGTGTTCGCAGAGTTCCAAAGGCACTCCTCCCTGCGAATTGCACGATTGGGTTTGTAAATACTGAGCAGCTAACTCTAAAGGATAGACTAGAGCAGTATAATATTTTTGCACCACAGAGTACCGAGATCTTTGACTATTCCAAGGAAAACATCAAAATAACAGGTAAAGGAACACATTTACCATACAAAGAATTAGCATCAGAGACCACTTATCTCAAAGAATGTATGGCTTCTGAAAAAAAGTACGACATTGCAGTTGTAGGTACCAGCACTCTTCATCGCGATGCCATAGTTTTGAGTATAAAAAAGTTTGGATTTAATGTCGACTATATTTGCGAGTTCAAGGAAAAGCGCGACTCTCGTGTAGGTCAGGCAAAGATTCTATTGAACATACATGCTGGTCCTGATTACAAATTGTATGAATCAGTAAGATGTGAGAGATGGAGATTTGCAGGAATGAAGATTGTTTCCGAACCTTGCTCTGATGAAATCCCAGAAGGAATTCTTACTTATCCAGAAGGTGATATGATGAAGTTTCTCGTATCTCTTCTCGGTATGCCAAAGAGATCGTCGCAGCGGATTGGCTTGTGCATGATAGTTAAGGATGAAAGTCATATTATTCACGAGGTTCTAAAGTGCACTCTCGACATGATTGACACCTATGTCATTGTAGACACTGGATCATCTGACAATACAATCGAATGCATTAATAATTTTTACAGTAAGACTGATGTCAGAGGCCATGTATTTGAAAGAAAGTGGAAAGGATTTGGAAAGAGTCGTTCAGAAGCCCTTTCGTTGTGCGATGGGTATATGGACTACATTCTCATGATCGATGCAGACGATTTAATGGAGTTCCCTCCATCGACAAAGATGTTTCTTAAAAAATTATTTGAAGATAAGTGTCCGAATGCATGCAATGTTCACCTAAAACGTGGAAACATAGAATATGAACGTGTCCAGATATTTAAGGCGCGCGATGGTTGGCGGTATGTTGGTGTTCTGCACGAATACCCCACCAATGACAAGTCCAACAATATAATAATAAAACTTCCTAAGAACATTTTTATGACTGGCCGTACGATGGGCAATAGATCGCTACTTGAAGGAAACAAATATAAAAGAGACGCAGAAACCATTCTAGAAGCGCTAAAGGAAGAGCCAGACAATGAAAGATATATGTTTTATCTTGCACAATCTTATCGCGATGCGGGTATGCACGAAGAATCGATACATTGGTACAAGAAGCGATTTGAAGTTGGTAAGTGGTTTGAAGAGCAGTTTATTTCTGCTCTAAACCTTACCCGCATGACGTGTGATAAAGAATGGGCGTGGAAAGGTCATGAGGTTTGCCCAACAAGATCAGAGTCTCTTGTTTCATATATGATGTATTGTAGATCTACAGGAAAGTGGTCAAGAGAACTTCTTGCTATGGCGCTGTATGCATCTACAATTACAAAGCCAACGGGATCTGTTCTCTTCTTAGAGCCTGATATCTATGACTGGAGAGTCTGGGACGAGTTAGGTATTATTGCGTATTATTGTGGACAAAAAGAAATTTCTAAGATGGCGTGTTCAAAACTTCTTTCTGAAAACAAATTCCCACCAGATCAACGCCAAAGAATCGAAACAAATCTAAGACTAAGTTCGTGTTAAACAACATATGAATTGTAAGCATTAACGCGATACGCTGATTCTACTCCCTGAATAGGAACTGCAGTTCCGCCGGGTTGAGGCATGTGATTCGTCTGCTGAGCATATGACGAGTCATTCGTTTCAACTGTTCTTTTTACACCAGACTGCTCGAGAAATTCAGGAACAAATGTTTCAGTTCTATTAAGTGCACCCCATAGCAGTATTCCAGCGACTATGATTGCAAGAATGGGCAGCTCTCTCATTTATACATGGAAAATGGAAAAGAGTTTTCGTATCTGTATGTACAATAATATAATGGAGGACCGTGCACTTGCAACCCTTAAGGATATGCTTATTGCACGTTCATTTAAGGTTGACGCTCCGGAATCACTGGGTAATCCGTTGGATGACACGCGAATGTATAATCTAGGAGGAGTTCTTGTAATATTTAGCGAGAAGAGTCGCATCAACGAATCGAATTTGAACAGTTATACAAACTTTGCATCCGAAAACAATTATACAAATGGGCTTATTATTGTTTCCCAGATACCGTCGTCTGATTCAATTCTGAATCTAGTTCGTGATTATATTAATATTGAAAAAAATCCTATGCTTCAGATTTTCGATATTCGTCGGCTTCAGACTGATATTACGAAGCATCGGAAGTTTGTATCTCATCGGATTATCTCACCGAAGGAGGTTTCTATTCTGGAAAAGAAGTTTAATCTGACAAATGTTAAAAATCAGCTTCCATGGATTGATTCACAGGATGCTGGTGCAAAGTGGGTTGGTGCTCGCCCTGGAGATATTATTGAGGTAATGCGGTATTCGGAGTCATCTGGTGCAACACCATATTATCGGTATTGTGTAGCCAATGTTTTGGAGACATAATAACAAATGGAAAGCGTATTTACTTCTGCAAAAAAAGTGTTTTATGATAATTTTTTACAGTATGCAACAACGGGGGACTCAAAATATAAAACAGCATACGAAGCTGCCCAACGCAGAATGGATGATGTTGTTAAAAACATGGAAGAACAGGTAAAATCAATTCCAACCGAAGACTCGCTCCGTAAAACAATAATAGACCGTCGTCAACTTTCATATAACCTCATTGAAGATCGCGACGAGATAATAGAGGCCGAGATGAGAGGAAGCCCCCTTAATGTAACTCCAACTCCTCCGTTATTTCAAAAATATGTTATTGCGGGGGTTCTAGTATGCTCGGCGGTTGTGCTTGCATCCATATAGGAATTATATCGCCAGGAGTTTTAAAAATAAAATACAAAAGAACAAGTATTCCAAGAATAAGAAAGACTAAAAAAAAGTTAAACTGAAATACCAACGACTCTAGCTTATTTTGATTTTCATGTAAAATCATGTTGAGAGTTGTGTTAACATCCTTGCTTTTTTGAATGCTGTTGTACTGGTTCTGATATGCAACTAATTCTGCTGTTAATTTTTCAGACATTTTAGGGTCATATGACGTCTGATCTGAAATGAAAGCACGAACGTTTGCCGCTAGGCTAGAGTTTACTTCTAAAATTTGACGTATTAGTTCCGCTTGTTTTTCAGAATCTCTTTCGTTTAGAGCTTGTGAAAGAAGTGCAGCATACTTAGCCTTTAATTCTTCATTGTCTTTCTTGAATGCAGAAAGCTTGGCTTCGCGATCTTTTTGAAACTTGGATATGTCCATTACTTTTTATTGTGGTAGAATAAATGACAATAACAAATTCGTCTGGAAAGTTTGGCCAATCCATGGATATATCACAGTACAATGAAATGAAACGCCGATATGCTACTGTCGCTCGTCAGAACGCAAAGGCTGTGCCAGGTAGTCAGGGTACTAAGCCAATGTTGAATAAGGATCAACAGTCTCGCGGTGCAGAAAATGGCTACAAGGATTTGTACATGACTCGTGGACTAATTACTGAATTTAGACAGTTTCGTGTGAGATGAAACTAATAATTATATATAATAAGATGGCTGATTTCTCAGCAGCATATGAATCATTAACCGACCAGATAAACAACTATGTTTCAAACGAGCTCTTAGCTGAAACAAAGTGGTCTAGTATACCTGGTGGGCTAGATAAAGTGACTACCTCTTCGATGGGATTTGTATGGGGAATCGGAAAAGGAAAGCTATTTGTTTGTCAGATTCCATGTTCTGGGGACTGGAAAGAGGTTCCTATTTCTGGAACTATATTAGATTTAGTTGCAGATGACACCCACATATATGTTCTGTGCACTGGAATGCTCTTTATTAAATCTGCAAATAACACTGACGAATGGATTCAAGTTTCTGCAAAGAACGGAACAAGCTTAGTGTCAACTTCATCGTATATTTGGGCTCAAGATGGAACTGGGGCTAAATTTAAATTAGCAAAGCCCGGTACTACAGGAAACTGGATTCAAGTTGACGATCCTTCTAAGATAACAATAACATCTGCAAGTTCTACTTCACTGTACGGCGTTGATCAGTCTGGAAATGCAGTAAAGTCCGATGAATCGTTTCAATCTGGTTGGTCAGCAGTTCCCGAATTAATAGGAGTAAAAACTTCGAAGGTATTCGGTGAAATAGATCATTCTGCAATATACAATCTTGACACTACCAACCAGTTAAAGAGATGTGCATCCGGAAAATGTGATAATGTTTTAACCAATGGACTAACCCCCCAGAATCTTACTATTAATCCAGTTTCTAAGGATATTTGGATGACTACGACAACGCAAGGTGCACTTGGTAATATTTATAGAAAGACAGATAACTTAGATACATCTGGAATCTACAATACCACGTCGAGTCTTGATCACCAAAGAGATGCAGTAGTTGCATCAGCAGAAGGTAGTTTTGAATCGTCAACATATTCTGGCGTCCTTCTCAAGCAGTGGGATATGATAAAACAGTTTTTATCTCGCGTTCTTCCTAAAAAGCCAGCATCAAACGACAAACTTAAAAAAAAAATAGCAGTTGTTGGCGCTGAAACAGAAACCATTGAGAATGCACTTCCACTGATACAGGAGATACTTTATATACTGTTTATTCTCATTGTGGCATACTATGTTCTACAGGAGCTTGCATTTATTGCGCATCTTGTAGCCTTAGTAATAGTTGGATACGGAGTTTATCGTATTTACTTATCATATACACAATAAGAATGCAGGTGTGTGACATTGCTTGCCAACGAGAGAAGGACCTCAAAAGCCTGAAGATGACATATGAAACAGCTGAAAAAAATAAGGCCACCGATCCCCAAGCATATGAAGATGCTAGAATTAAATATTTTACTTTAAAAGACGGTCAAACATGGCTTCATAATGAAAAAGATAGAATTGCACGAGAAAAAATACAACCAATAATAAATGACTATTCTCAAAAAATTCAAAAACTTCAGTCGGAGCTAGACGCCCACTCAAAAAATGCGGATATACTCGATATGCTGAAAGCAAGTGAAATAGGGGACGAAGAAGAAACAAGATACATGCATAATCAATTATTGTCTGAACATGATAAAGTGGGTGTTGCAAAACGGCTATCGCAGATAGATGATCCTATTTTTTCATTTAGTTGGATGCCATTATTTCTTAATGTTCTTATAGTAGTTTCAGTTATTGCAATTATATATTATATTTATATTGGAAAGCTAAGTGGGTTGATGAGTCCAAATACTTTGTGAATTCTTTAAGATAAGAGATGAAGGCAGCGTACGTGTTTCTTGCTGCCCTGGTTTTAATAATGTATTCAATAAAATTATGGCACTCTTCAAGAGAGGGCTTTGAAGCAGTAGAGTCTGTGTCCTATGAAAAAATTGAAGACATGTATGATTCCGTCTATGCATCTATTTATAAGGCGTTGTGGCATTCAAAAGAAGAAATTGAATTCACAAACGTATCTATTCAAGATATGATGTTAGCAGACAGACCAATCGCATCTGTAAAAGTTCTTGATTTATGTTGTGGAGTTGCTCCTAATGCACCACATCTAAAAGATCTTGGAGTGGAATATACTGGTGTTGATATTGCAGAAGATATGTTAACCCAAGCTAAGAAAGATTGTCCTGGAGCAAAGTTCCTGAAGGGAGACGTAAAAGACGCATCCCTATTTCCTCCAAAAACATTTTCTGATATTTTATGTTTAGGATTTTCAATTTATGAGTTTACAAACCCAAAAACAGTTGCTGATAATGCTTATATGTGGCTCCAGCCCGGTGGAACATTTGTAGTTCATTTAGTCGACCCCGATAAGTTTGATCCTCTGTTGAACTTAGCATCGCCATTTGCAGCTTTCTCGTTGCAAAAGTATTCTCTCGAACGCCAGACTAAATCTGAAATATTCTTTGATCAATTCAAGTTTACTGGTGATTTTAAGAAAAATAGCGATGATGTAGAATATTCGGAAATATTTACATACTATGACACGAGTCACAGCCCTGGTAATGTCAAATACCGGGAACAAGTACATAAATGGAAGATGCAACCGATGGAGCGCACTATAGAGATTATTAAGTCAGCCGGATTTAGGAAAAAAGAATCGATTCATCTTGTTTCATGTGGACGGCAGTACCAGTACTTAGTATACTTTTCAAAATAATGATGCGCAAGAATAGTGCTATTTTCAACCAGTGCAAATTATAATGAATATTATAGATTCAAGAACTGTATTAGATTTCCAGAAGTTTACCTTTTCCGGACATCTGAGAACACATGTCTATAAGGTTTTAAATGAGAACATTAAGCTAGGCCATGCGGATTACGCATGTTATTGGGCACTCGAGTTGATGTGCTCGGGGCTTATTCATTCGTTTTGGACAACCTTGTTTTTGTCTGCAGCTACCCACATTAATCGTGGTGCTCCAAATGTATTTTTATACATGACCAGAATGTACGAACGTTTTGCTGCACACGAAGGTATGTATACTGTAATGAATATGACCGATATACGCAACAATGGAGAGGCAAGACTACTAATTTGTGAAGTGAGTGCATCCGTTGCATTATGCAGAAGGGCAAAATTACCGACACTTCATAAAATCAGACCAGACCATGATTTTAATCACACTGTCATCCAAGAGAACTTAAAAGCTCCAACATCTGTATATGCTCGAGCCATAACAAAGCAGGAGGACCCACTAGAATTATATGTTCCTGTTAATGAATTTATTTACTGCTTACGGCCAGAGGTTCGCGATGCCAATAAAGCACTTTACTGGGCGTCGTGGATTCTTGCATATGCCGCTAAGTACAAAATAGATAACAAGACACATCTCGTCTGCGGTTATCGCTCAAACGACTATGTAGAAGAGAAATATCTGCGTTCAGTCATTTGGATACTTTGGGCAGCTGTTCATGAAAATACAAGAACGTCGCCACAGTCAAGTGTACTCCTTCCGTATATCGACTCTCTTTATAAAATGTATTGTTTGCGTTGGGAGCAAGGAGATCTGAGACGGAGATTGCCATTCCTAATAAATGCAATTTTATTCGTATGTGAATCGAATACCCTGGACATACATTATGCAGTGCCACACGATATCGCTGTCGTTCAAGATGTTACGTCTAATATTCCACAATGGATATCTGCAATTATTCAAACTCAAAAAACATTCTCATAATTTTATTGTCATAATCAATATATAAAATGCTATCCTCAAGAGTCAAGGCCGCGTTAACTGCTGGACTTTTGTTCTTTGTAGTTTCATCTCCTGCGCTTTATAAGTTTGTCGATGATCTAGTTGGCGGGGTAGTTGGAGCTGTCTCGCCCGGTCTTCTCAGTGTCCTTCGCGTAGCCGAGGGAGGATGCCCGACACTATATGGTCTAGGACTACACTCGGCCGTATTTGCAGGCGTGGTCTACTTTCTTATGAAGGCGTAAAATGGAATTGATTTTGGGTTGCATTAAAGATATAAATGCGTATAATTTTGTTTGATACTGAGACGACTGGTTTACCTAAAACGAGAGAACCGGCGAATCGAGGACCAGACAATTGGCCACATCTGGTGTCAATTGCTTGGATTGTTATGGAAAATGATAAAATTGTAGATAAGCAATACTATATCATTCGTCCCGAGTGGGAGATTCCTGCGGATTCTACAAAAATTCACGGAATTACCAATTTGAAAGCTCTTTTAGAGGGAAAGCCGCTGGCGGAAGTAATGACAAAATTTATGTCAGAGCCACGCGACTTACTTATTGCACATAACATGAATTTTGATATGAACGTTATAGTTTCAACTCTTCTTTGGGACATGAAAATTCCATACCACGGAATGGGAAAAACATTCTGTACAATGGAAGCTACGAGAAACATTCTAGCAATCCCATTTGCAAATGGACGTGGATACAAAAGTCCAAAGTTGTCCGAGCTTTATGAATACGTAACGAATGTTAAACCAAAGTCAGACGCGTTACACAATGCTCTTTACGATGCAGAATTGCTAGCAGAGATAGTTAAAAAATCGTCATTGATTCAAAAGATGATCGGTTTAAAAATAACGCCCGAACTAACTATAAATGGTTCGTATTCAAAAAATGAAAGCCGAATCCTGCGGATTTGATCTTTTCAAGCCTATTCAAATATATGAAACAACTTATGTTTGGTCATCTGATGGATGGGTGTATGACTTAACTGCAAAGATCCGTAGAAAGTTTTCTCCAACTGAAGATCCAAATATTTTTGATATGGAGCAAGAAAAATACGAGACGGTAGTACTTGATAGTGTCGAATCCCGGGAACAAGTTACCGTTTATCTTTTTTCTAAGACTGAGGCTAGATGGATGGAGAAAAGTGCATCTGGATGTAAGGTCTATGCGTCTGTATGAGTATTTTACAAATAGACTTATTCAACAAACATGTTAGTTAGTGACATACTACAGATTTCATTAGCAACTATTGCAATTATGATTGGGCTTCAGGTTGTTTTATTTGCAGTAACTCGAATGATGATTCCTCCAGAGCCTAGAGTTATATATCGCGATGTACCAGTGTATCATCAAGCTCAAGCTCCTCCTGTTTTAACAGAACCGCCTGCACAAGAAGTAAAGCTTCCCGAGTATGAACCTCGTCAACAGGCTTCAGACTCACTACGGCTGGACGTCGAACTACCGGCTAGTCTCAAAGAAACCCGCCCCCCAGGGACGTGAAGTAGTTAAGGTCCCACAAACAGCCGGTGTTTTGGGCTGGATCGTTCTTTCTCATGAAAACAATGTTCCCGTGTGTTCGTGGATCACCGCTCGGGAATGTCGTTCAATATCAGTATGCCTAGACCACAGATTATTTGGAGATAGTATTTTTAGAGCAGAAAAGATAGACCACGATACATATGTAATATCAGATATATGGATATATAATGCATCGTGTATGTTTGCAGCAACCTCTTTTGTTCAGAGATATGAATGGATTAAATCTATTTTAAATAGATTCCATACAAAGATCAACGGACTTTCTACATTTTTGCATAAATCAGAATTGCACGCTAAAACAAAACTCCGCGGCTATGAAATATACACTCACGACCAGGGCGTACATGGATGTTTCGTAGAGCTGGAAACAGACAGCGTAACAGTCTTGAAGTCGGATATTCCAGACGTGTATACAATAAAAGATCACGAGGGTTATGTAAGAATACCAGATCTGAAAACATCGCAGTATATGCGTTCAAAAACGTTTCCATGTAGCCTGAAGTGCAAAAAAGAGGATGACGAATCCTGGAGTATAACAGAAAACATTCCCTAGTGTTAAGTAAATGTCTCCTTCTAAAAAACGGAGCTATCACAAACGTCGTAAGACTCTAAAGGGTGGTTCATATGGATTTGGAGGACAGCTTGCGCCAGGTGCCGCCCTTTGGAAGACGGGATCTGAGTACGGAGGTATGGTAGCTGATCGTGGCGGGAATATGCAATATGGTCGTGGAAGAAAACGCAAGACGAGAGGCCGCAAGACACGCCGCAGACACATGCGTGGTGGACAAAAATACGGAGCTGTGTCGGCTAGTTTTGACGGAACTGGCGTCCGTGGAATGGCAAACTATTCCGGGGAGAATACGAAGTTTCATCCATTTGGGTCCGCAAAAGGGGGGGAGTTCAATAATGCAGGAGCTGGCCCCGGAAACTTCAAAGGTTTTGCCGGACTATTACCAAAGTAAACTTTTCGCTCGAAGACAATAAGATGAGTGTCGACACTTTATTAGCCGGAAGCTTATTCGTTGCAGCTACTGTCTATCTAGTTCAACGTAACGTTAGTTACATGATAGTATGGATAGTTTTAGGCTACCTAATTGGGTTTAACATTCTCAACTTGAATCGATCATTGTCAGTTGCAGTTGGACTTGTCGTAGCATATCTTGTTTGCTATTACAGTACACGCGAGCATTTCGACGAAGAGAAGAAAGAAGAAAAGCATGAAAAAACGCCAGAAGCTACAGGAAAATCAACTCCTCATGTAGATTTGGGAACAACTATTCTTCATGCGTACAGAAATTTAAGCCCAGAACAGATAGGTGGTATGCGCAGAGATACAAAGGAGCTTATGGAACTTCAAAAAGAGTTAATGGGAACTCTTGCAGAAATGAAGCCGGCTATCGAACAAGGTGCAGAACTACTCGGGACATTCAGCCAATTTTTTGGATCGGGAGCTACCCAACAATAACGCATGATTGATTCGCTCCATCCCTTCTGCATACACAAAAGAGTGGAGTTCAGGTGTATTCGTAGAAATCCACGGTCCTCCTAAACTTCTTACAGTTTTAGTCCACTCTTTCACTTGGAGACCGAGATTCTGAAATTGAAACCAATCTAGCCATAGCTGATAACATTTCATCAAACTAATAACGAACATTGGCGAAAAATCTTGCATACAAACTCGTACGAGAATGTATACAGGGTAAACAACCATATCAAACCATAAACAGATAGTCTCAACGACGTTATCGCAAATAAATGTCTTTTGCAATTTAATAAATTCTTCTGCAATCAAAAAGTGCTGAGAATTAGAATGCTTTATTTTAAGTTTTCTACACCTTCTTCGTAAAATTTTCCATTCTGGCAAGCTCATCTTGCTTTAATTATTATTCCATCAGCAGGAAAAACTGTAGTAATAAACGTCTCAGAATCAATATACGACCAGTGCTTTACAGATGGATCTAGGTGTTGAAGAAGTTCAAGCCTGATTGTATTTCCGTAAATAAGAAATGGGTCTACCATAGAGCCCTTGCAAATATCGTCGCCTCCTATCCAAACCCATGGTTTTACAATAGGGGTTTCAATGTAAGAAATAACATCAGTAGACGTTGGTCTAACATAACGCTCTCCAGAATACCATACTTTATAATTTCGTAGTACATCTCCCTGCCATTCTCTAGTTAACTGTTCAAACATTATGGTATTTTGGGGAACAGTTACTTCCCATGCAAGTTCAATAGCTGTATCATCTATTGTTGATTCTATAATGTTATCAGATGCATACTTCTTGTTATAGCCATAGCAAATGTTGACAACCTTTTTTTTAAGAATATATACACATCTTAAAAAATCAATAATCATTATTTATTAATATCTAATACATGGCGCTCGTTGAAAATGGCGCCTCACCTCCCTTTAGCTGAGTAACATAAATGTCTCTGTTTTTTCTGTTGTCAGCAGTAAGCGTAAACTTCTCTTCTAGGATCTTGGTTAGACCGTGATCAAGGTTTAGCCCTAGTGCAATTGAAGTAGCAAGAGCAGTTATTATAAATGGAGTTGCAATAATTACCCATGAAACCACACCAAGATCAACCTCACAAAAAGCGTTTAGTAGGTATACACCAGCTAAACCGGTAACAACTTTTACGGCTGCTGTCAGTACGTAACCTAGAGAAAGATCAAGGCCAACGTGAACTGCAATGTAGAGAAGGTAGAGGACGGCAGGCTGACAGAGATTTTCAATATAACGCATCTTCACGTTATTTACATTTGAACCAGTAAAAAATGATTGACGAACTTCAAGTTCAAAAATTGATGGAACTATCTGGTCGAGACAGAAATGATGTTATAACAGCTTTAGAAGAAACATCTAGTAACATAACCGAGGCTCTTTCTCTTTTAATGATTGTCAAAGGCGTTCTCGGATGCCCACGCAAGAAGGAAAAGGACGAAAGACAGAAGTTTTTTACTTCGATTCGCAATCAAATGGATACGCTTAACCAATCAATAACGCGTGGATTTATTTCCCCAAATCAATCCGAACATTCGGAACAAGACGCGTTGCAAACCCTCCGCGAAGAAACGGCTCGACAAAATAATTGTTCTCGGGGATGTCATCCACCTTCTCCTGAATTAGAGGTTCAAAAACAGGAAACTGCTTATCTGTCACAGTCTGAATGCTCTTTCTGTTTGCAGTCGACTGACCATATACAATCTTGTTCTGCTCAGGTATTCCCTCAATCGTCCCCATCCCTAGAAAAGGAGTCGTCGGGAACGGCCTCTGAAAAAGCTGCTTCGGACCCTTAAGACGAGCAGTGGCTGGATCGCCGAAAAGCAGACTGGTCTGTGTATCAATTGCACAACCTCCTTCAGGAGAGTTTCCAAAATTTCCTCTGGGGATAAGACCTACAAATTCAGCAGCAGCGCCCCACGCAGATGCATTACCACATGATGAGGGGTTGTTTGCTAAATAACTAGCCTGTGTGTTGCGCTTTGAAGAGTCGGCATTTCCGAGTCTATCTTCTGTTCCTCCGCGAGTAGTTGCATGAAATAATGGATATCCAGACATCTCTTTACAAATGATTTAGAAAGTAAGTACGTTGACTTATCAAATGTCTTGGGGATATCATCTAATGCTGGACTGTTCTAAATGTCTACCATACTCAATCCGCAATAAGTCAAATATAATTACATTTGCCAAAAATCTTGTATATAATATCGATATGGTTCCATACGGCGAGCCACAAGTTCACCACTTTGGTTCTGGTAACAAAGCTGGTTACACATTGGTTCAACTGATTGAAACATCTAATATTACTGCACATTTTTGCGAGGAAACAAACGATATGTATCTAGACGTTTTTAGTTGCAAGCCATTTAGCCCGCATATGGTATACGGAACGGTGCAAACTTATTTTGGCCCGAGACACGTTGTTAGAAATTTCATCAATCGCCAGGCAATTGTTGGATTTGAAAACGAAATCAGCAGAGCCAAACCACTCGAACTAAAATAAGATGTATCTTCAGCCATGCGATTGGAGAGAGCACGACGTAAAATTTAAGTATGTCATTGACGTATATGGACGAACTCATGAGGGAGATGTCGCACGAGTTCGTATTACAGATTTCAAACCGTACTTTTATTTGAGAGCTGCAAAAGGGGAGACTGCTGCTCAGTTGAGCAGTGCACTCAGCTCTGTCAAGATGATCCAGGGTCTGAAGATTACAGAGGAAAACAAACTAGACACGATGTGTGGCTTTAACGGCCTGAATCCAATTCGAGTTTGGAAACTATCATTTCCTGCACTATGGGCATATAAGTCTATCGTGAAAGAACTGAAGGCTGGTCTAAAGATTGGAGGACGCCAGATTAGAACTGAAGATATCTTTGAATCAAATATTCCACCCTATCTTCGTTTCTTTCATGAACAGGATATTTCACCTGCATCCCCTATCATCTTTGACCCGGAAGACGACGATGTACAAGACGGAGAGTGTCTCGATGCTGCATACACGGTATCTTATGTAGATGTGAAACCATTTATGAATATTAGCATTCCGTTAATGGTTCTTTCATATGATATTGAAACATATTCGAGTACTGGGCTGTTTCCAGTTGCAACCAATCCTGCAGATGAAGTCATTCAGATTGGTATGTCATTTCGTTGGTCCGATTGTATGTTGGATACTGTGGAGAGGTATGTACTTGTATCGGGTACATGTGATGCATCTTCAGATCCAAGCGTTAAGTTTATTTCTTGTAGAAACGAACAAGACCTTCTACAGAAATTCAAGGCATACATTCACGGAGAAAATCCAGATGTAATCGTCGGATATAACACATTCGGGTTTGATGATGGGTATATTGCTGAGAGATGTAAGTATCACAAAATTGAGCTTCAGCTTGGTCGAACTGAAACTAAGCAATGGGGAGATCGCATTGATTTTGTAAAGACAGAGAAGAAGACATTTGAACTCGCAAGCGGTAAATATGCAGTTCGGTACTTTGATCTTCCAGGTCGTCTGCCGATAGATCTTCTGCTTAGTGTTCGACGTGAACAGAATCTCGACTCATACAAGCTTGATAATGTTGCATCTACGTTTCTGCGCGACAAAGTTACAAAGGTGGTATCGATAACGGGGCTTAAAACTTTCCAGTATGAAATTCATACAAAGTCGACTCGCGGATTGTTTGTTGGAAATATGGTAAGGTTTGATATTATTACAAACACAATTAATCCTTATCGTGATGGACAAAAGTTTACCGTAAAAGAAATCAAGCCAAAGTCATTTATTGTAGAAAATACTGTTCAAATTCTAGACGAGCTTTCTCGCGAAGAAATCGGGAAGTTAGAGTGGTCATTCTCAAAGGACGACATTTCTGCACACGAAATGTTTGAAAATCATCGCCGCGGACCTTCGGAACGTGCAATTATTGCAAAGTATTGTATTCAAGACTGCGATCTGGTTCTTACACTCATGGCAAAACTTGATACACTTGTCAATGCACGTGGAATGGCCGACGTTTGTCGTGTTCCAATTGATTTTATCTTTCTGCGAGGACAGGGTATTAAGATCTATTCTGCAGTTGCATACAATGCTTCTCGTCGTAATCAGATTATTATGGCACAAGATTCTATCGATGGCGATATGTCTTACGAAGGTGCAGTTGTTCTTCCTCCAAAAATTGGGATGTATCTAGAGGATCCTATCCCTGTTCTAGATTTCAACTCACTTTACCCGAGCAATATGATTGCATTTAATATTTCTCCAGATACACTGGTTTATGTAAAAACGTTTAGTATTGACGGAAAGAAATTGAATCACGAGGGTCTTGATGGAGATAAGCTAGAAGAACTAAAGAAGTCCTTTACAATTGATGAAATTTCGTTTGATATGAAAGACGATGATGATAATCCTATCGGTCGCAAGACATGTGGGTATGCACAGCCAACGCAGGATCCTCGTACTGTTGGCATTCTTCCATTGACACTGGACATTCTTCTTAAGAAGCGAAAGGAAACCCGTAAGCTTATGGAAACCACCGAAGATGAAGCGCAAAAATCTGTTCTAAACGGCCTTCAGCTTGCATATAAGGTTGTTGCAAATTCTGTATATGGTCAGACAGGTTCAAGAACGTCACCCATTCGCCGGGTGGAAGTGGCAGCATGTACTACTGCAGCCGGGCGCGATCGGCTTCTATTTGCAAAAAATATTGTTGAAACTGAGTTTGGAGGTCAGGTCATCTACGGAGATACAGATTCAATCTTCATCAAGTTTCCAACAAAGGATCTTGTTACTGCAATGGATCTTGGGAAGAAAGCTGCTGAACGCATTACTAGCTTATGCAGGCGCCCTTATAAGATTGAATATGAGAAGACATTCTTTCCATTCATTCTATTCTGTCGCAAGCGTTATATGGGTCTAAAGTACGAAGACGATCCAACTAAATGCAAGCGAATGTCAATGGGTATCGCACTGAAACGGCGTGATTCTGCACCTATCGTAAAAGATGTATTCGGAGGTGCACTAGATATTCTTATGGAAGAACGAAGTCTAAAACGTGCCCAGACATTCGTACAAGATATGCTTGTACGTGTTCTGCAAAACACAATTCCACTAGACAAGTTTGTAATCACAAAACAGTTGCGTGATGATTACAAGAATCCAGAACAAATCGCACATAGGGTGCTCGCAGATCGCATGGAAGAACGAGATGCAGGAAATGCGCCACAAGTAGGCGATCGACTGGCATTCGTGTATGTTGCTGCTCGAAAGGATGAAAAGAAACAAGGAGACCGAATTGAGCATCTAGACTATGTCAAACAAAAGGGTCTCAAGCCAGACACAGAATTCTATATTTCAAATCAGATCCAGAATCCGGTTGCACAACTATTTGCGCTTGGCATTGAACAGCTCGAAGGTTATGTACCCAAAAAGTATAAGGAATACCCAGAACTAGATGAAGAAGATGCAACCCTCGCGCTTCTTAAACAGAAAGAGAAGGAACTAGAATCTATCCTATTCCTGAGTGCACCTTATCTAAAAAAACATAAGCGTGGTCCAATGGACATGTTTCTCAAGCGAGGATAGCAAAATGGATTTAAATTTTATATATTTTTTTATTGTTAACGATAGCCAGAGAAAAAAGACATCCGATGGATGCAGTCAATGGCGCTTCAAAGGATGTCTCTGTAACCACGAGAGAGGTAGTAGTAAAGGTAGAGCCAAATAAGTGTATTCCGCGCTGTTGTGCGAGACACCCAACAGACCGGTGTCCCGAATGTATGGGAATTGTGTCTAGTGGAATTTCAGCAGCATTGTGCTGCGTACTTTCGACATGTGTAACTCCGAATAAGGAGATTGCCTATGGTATGATTGGTCTAGGATGCTATCTTGGCCGCTGCATTTTCGGAGGATATATTTGCAATAACCCATGGGTGTCGTTCGATGTTGAATGCGAGTGCTGCAATGGATCCAGGTGCATATTCTATCCGATTATATGCTAAGAAACATTTACAAATAGTCGGTCTATTATCTATAATGGACGAAGTGACTAGTGTAATTCAGCAGCTTTCTACATCGAGAGGCAACTTTTTTAGACGACCATTACAACCTGGTATGGTAGATATTGCTGATCAATTTCTTCGTAATGAGAGTCTTTATTTGAGTCTTCTTGCTTCGATCGTAACACTCAGAGCTACTCCAACGCCAATCGTATTTACTATTCCATTTCACGTTCCAGATAGTCTAATGGAACCGGTTCCAGTAGTTCCAACAGAAGTGCAGGTTACAGGTGAGCTACAACCAATGGCAGACACGACTTCTCAGGCATCATGTGCAGTGTGTCAGGATACGATTGCAACTGAGGGATGCAGCCTTAGAGGTTGTGGACATTCATTTCATACAGCCTGCATTCGCACGTGGTTTAATGCGAGTGTTCGCTGTCCAGTTTGCCGGCGAGATATTCGAGAGGCTCCTTCAAACCAAACTGTTTTTGCTTCTCAACAAACACCTTCTCAATAGCTGTGCCTGTTGGTGGTAAAACAATCTTAGGAATTTTATATGATTCTCCATATTGAATACGATGAAACACTCTACGAATATCATGTTGACATTCCTTTAAGACTGAAGCAATGTCAACACCCGGAAATAGATGTTCAAGCTCACTTGCCTTAGGTGTAAAGCACCGAATCATATCAACGAGATGATAATTTCGTTTGAAAATAGTCGGAGTTTCATTTCCTGTACAAATAATTGGAACACCGCGTCCCGGATCTGCAATCCAGTCAATTATCTTTGTCTGTGCATGAGGATCTGAGCCATCAATTTCATCAAGAATTACACATGTCTTACGCTGAGTGTCTCCTCTGATGAGAGAGTGAATATTAACAGACGACCTGCAAGCATCTTTCAATTTCATTACATCTTCATAACTTCTTATCGATCTACTTGCATTGATCTCGAGTGGATCAAAGTTAAATGTTCTTGCCGCACAGGATGCAATTGTAGTTTTTCCAATTCCAGGAGAACCGACAAGAAAGACTGCACCTATAAATGGAGGTTTTAAATATTTTTCCAATCTCTGTTTTGCATCGGAATGGCCAATCACTTCATGTAGAAGCGTTGGTCTGTATGATTCTGCATACATTGTATTCTACTCTTAAAACATTGTATTGTTAAATGTCTCGATATCTCCAATAAATGATTCGCACCCAATAATAGGCGTCTTACAGGGTATAATTGCAAGATGCCTTAACTCTGAACCATTTATAGGCTTTCTATTAAAAATAAGATCCGACACTGTTTCGGGAAACTTTTCATAGACCTTTGACTTAAGATTTACGTAGTAGCTGCAAATTACAATAATTTTCCGAAGATCGTTGAAATCCATAATAAAGGTAGTATATGACGGACTAGCAATACACCTTTCGAACTTTAAAGAATTATACAGTTCAATAAGAAGATTCTGATCAATTGTTTCAAACTCAAATAACTCCTCTACAGTCTCGCGAATTGCAGTTTGAAACGGTAGCTCATCATTTATGCGCTTTCCTCCGATACCTGTAAGATACCCGTTTCTATATCCTGAAAGAACTAATTTACCATCAGTAAAAAAACAACCTGCCATATTTCTATATATTGCTTAGCAACGATTAAATCAACCAAATGCGATTATCCCCTTTTTTGTTGAAATCCCACCTATAACCCATCCAAAGCGGTCTTTCTCTAGAGGAAATACTGCAAAGCCATTTTTGCCAAGCGATTCGATGTTTTCCCATTTGTTCTTTCCGTTGTTATCGATAAGAACCGAGCAAGCTAGTTCTTGCACATCTGAAACCCAAGGAATGTTAGTGTTTAGGTATTCTGCAGTCTCGATTTCGAGTGCCTCAATTTTTTTAAGTATTTCAAGCAGTTGTTGCATTTGTCTATATTTTCATAAAGTAAATAGCATCCATTTTTATAGACACATTTCAGACCAATTTGTGCCACACTGTCTAGCTATATTACATGCTTGATACGATAACTTTATTTTTGATGGATCAAATGGAACACATTTTGTATCATAGTCTGGATTGCACATGCCATTATCAAATGTCCATCTATCCGGGCATTTTGATGCAGTCTTCATAGACGGAGTGATTACAATTTGCGGGTTGATAACATATTTATATATAATAAAAACTACCACTAGCCATAGAAGAGTCCATCCTACGATAGCGGTATTCACCATTCTTTCTTTAGTAAAAGGAAAGGAATGAATGTCGCTAGACACGTAATTGATACGTTCTTCAAGGATACTCTTAATCCGATGGTTCGGCATCATCTAGATTCATTTTCCGACTTTCTCGACACACGAATACCCAGATATATACAGGCATCAAACCCAATTAAGCTTCTATTAGACGACGGGCGCATTGTTCGTGTGTTTATAGGAGGGAAGGATGGTACGTCTGTGAAATATAAGATTCCTGTGGATGAAGAGGGATTTGCAATTCTACCTCACATGTGTAGACTTGCAAACAAGACATATAAATTTGACATAATAGCAGACATTACAATTGAATACGAGTTTTCAGAAAAAGATATAGAAACAAAAACGTTCGAAAACATTCCTTTTGGAAGTATCCCTCTTATGTTGAAGAGCCCGTTATGTTATCTTAGACCAATGACAGGTGAACAGCTGTATGATTCAGGAGAATGTAAATTTGAACTAGGAGGTTACTTTATAATTGATGGTCAAGAGCGAGTTCTTCTTACACAGGAATCCTTGGGTGCAAATATGTTCTATGCAAAACGCAGAAAGATTCTAAAAGTAGAAAAGGGTGTTCGCTCTGTAACAGAAGCCGACTCTGAGAGTAAGATCGAAAATACGACAGCTGGAGAAGATTACGAATATGTAGCCGGAGTTAATTCTGCTTCAGAAGATGGAACACGCGGTCCGTACAGCCACATCATAATAATGCCTCCTAAAAATGCTCAACCCAATGATCCGAAACTTATTGCAAAAACAACCGATCTAGGCACATTTTCTACCGGAAGGTTAGTAACAACAAAACTTCCAGGATTTAATCAACCAGTACCATTGCTGAGCGTATTTTATGCACTTGGGTTTGTTAATGATCAGGACATTTATGATGTTACTCTTTATGGAATACCGTTTGCAGAGCGCTCTCAATATGACACTCTGTTTTTGAGCATATTGTTATCGCACGACAGGTTTGTTAGTCAGGAAATGAATAAAGAAGAAGATCAGACACAAGATCCAAATCTTTTGTTCCTCAGAAGAGAAGTTAGAACAAGAAGCAATGGTTCTGTTTATATAAATTTATATTCAAAGCTTTTTCCACATTGCGAAGTACAAGAAGAAGAATCAACTTCATCATTCTATCGTCGAAAGGGATATCTTCTTGGAAAAATGCTTCGAATGTTAATGGATGTTGAACTCGGATTTAAGGCTAACACAGACCGGGATCATTTTAGATTTAAGCGTCTAGATGTATCAGGAGACCTATGTTTCCAGGAGTTTAGAAGAATATACAATGATGTTGCAAAAAATATGAAACTTCGACTAGACGAAAGAGTTGAATTCGAAAAAGCAAACTATAAAGGTCGTGCACTCACAAAGCTTGTACAAGAAGAGAACATCAGAATCTACTGGAAAGCGTATGAATTTATGAATCGGTTTACAAAGTCTTTTAAAGGAAAGTGGGGAGATGCAGAAGGGGTGTGCCAGGTTCTTTCTCGGTATTCCTATCTAGGAACCGTATCTCACCTTCGCAGAGTTAATTTGATGATGGATAAAGGAACAAAACAATTAGAGCCCCGTCGGTTGCATTCAAGTAGCTGGGGATTTATGTGTCCTATTGACAACCCAGATGGCCATAACGTTGGCATGATAAAATCATTAACACTGTTTTCCAAGGTCTCGACCCAGTCTCCATCTGCTGAACTTAAGAAATATATATATACACACTCTACATTTATTCGTCTGGCATTGATTCACCCATCTGCATGGAACTCTACATGGACAAAGGTGTATCTAAATTCAGATTTACTTGGAGTATTTACGTCTGGGTCAGAAACGTTCCATTCTAAAATATTAGATGACCGGAGAAGCAGGAAAATAGACGAAACAGTCTCTTTATCATGGAATCGAATGGAAAATGAATACTATATCTATGCAGACGCCGGAAGGATTGTTAGACCTGTATACAGGGAAGGTATAAAACCAGATTCCATACTAAACTCCAAAACATGGGTGCAAATGACTACAAAAATGATGGACTATATAGACCCACAGGAAAGTGAAACTTTAAAAATCAGCATGGAGCCATTCCATCCATCATCTCCATCTGAAATTCATGGAACTGTTATCCTTTCCGCATCTGCGAGTGTAAATCCAAACTCCGACCACAACCAAGCCCCTAGAAATATGTTCAGTTGCCAGCAAGTTAAGCAAGCTTGTTCTTGGTTTAATACTGCATTCAACAAACGGTTTGATACTATTGCAACACATCTGCATTCTCCTCAACGGCCATTTTCCCAAACATGGACAGTACCTCACATTTTAGGTGGTGGGTGTCTGCCTTATGGTGAAAATGCAATTGTTGCTATTGCAATTTTTTCAGGATATAATCAGGACGATTCTATTGTTCTAAATGACAACTCTCTTAAGCGCGGAATGTTTATGACAAGCTATTATCATTCACACGATTTTAGTGAAGAGATGTTAGATCCTGCGACACAATCGCATACAATAATTGCAAATTTAGTTGAGAATTCTAAATATAGAGAAACTGTTTCGAGAAAGGAGGGTAAGGATTATTCTCTTCTCGATGGAGATGGCGTGATAAAGGTTGGTTCACGTATAACTACAGACACTATTTTAGTAGGGATGGTCAGTCCGATAACAAACGGATTGGGACAGATTACCACTTACCGCGATATCTCGGAAACTCCTAAAAGAGGAGAACATGGTCTAGTAGATGCAGTGCATAGATACACAACAGCAGAAGGAATACAAGGTGTGAAAATTAGAATCGTCCAAATGAGAAGTCCAACTATAGGAGATAAGTTTAGCGCCCGTCACGGCCAAAAGGGCACGTGTGGATATCGTATTCCAGAAGAAGATATGCCATATACCAACAGCGGATTACGTCCGGATCTTATTATCAACCCGCATGCATTTCCATCAAGAATGACTATCGGACAATTTGTAGAATCTATGTCTGCAAAAGTAGGAACTCACGTAGGAACATTAATGGATTCAACCGCATTCACAACGCAGAATAGAATTGGTGACATGAAAGAAGTGCTTACACAAATAGGCTATCATCCATATGGAAATGAAATAATGTACAATGGAATGACTGGAGAAATGATACAGAGTGAAATATTTATGGGCCCGACATACTATCTTCGACTCAAACATATGGTTGAAGATAAGATCAATTATAGATCAGAAGGACCTCGAACACTCCTAACACACCAGCCATTAGAAGGCCGATCGAACGAAGGTGGACTGAGGATAGGAGAAATGGAGAGAGACAGCCTTGTTTCCCACGGAGTTTCAAATTTCTTAAATGAAAGCTTAACAAAACGGTCAGATGCACACGAGTATCTTTTCCAACCAGATACAGGGTTACTGGATTCTAATCCAGATTATCCAACTACCAAGGTAGGAATTCCCTATGCAATGGGCTTATTTATTCACGAGATGGAATCAATGCATCTTTCTGTACGTCTTTCTTCTTAATTTGTTCGATGTATGCCGCGATGTTTTCTTAATACGCAACCGCCGCCCAGCAGCTTTAGCAGCGCGCTCGATGGAAGCCGCCTTGCTTCTAATATCATTGTCTTTTAGAAGTTGTGCGTGACATTTAGGAAACCTACCAGTTCTATCATCACCTTCTCTTACAGCGATTGGAATACCATTTCTATTAAAATAAAAGTTGTCTTGCAAGTGGATAAATATACCTTCTGTAAAAAATTTAGCTATTTCGCTTATTTTAAGTTCTGTAGCCTTAATTATTTCAGCTTTGTCTTCCGGAGATTCTGCCTCTTCTGCCTCCTTTAGCTTATTATTAATGTCTAATTCAAATGCGTTTTCATCAGTTCCAGGATGTATTCCTCCTAAAAGTTTGTCAAAGTATTCTCTTGAGCATTCATGTCTAACATCATCAGCTAAATCCTTAAGGCTGCGTCTTTCTGGACGTGTCCCCCAATTTTTTCGTATATAGTCTTTGAATTTGTTAAGAAGTGGCACTGAAACTCGTTCAGAGATCGGTTTAAGAAAAAGAGCCAATTGCGCATCCGTTGGATTAGGATCCTGTAATGCAATTTGTTTAATTGCACTAAACAGTCCTGGTGCAGACGGAGATGCAGACATTTATAATAATAAAGTATTTAATTCAAATACTATGTAGACGTTGGGGTTTTAGATCGTGTTGGGCTTACAGTTGGAGAACGCGAACGTGATGGAGTTGCACTTGGAGTTCGCGAAGGACTTACAGTTGGAGAACGCGAACGTGATGGACTTACACTTGGAGAACGTGATCTTGATGGACTTACACTTGGAGAACGTGATCTTGATGGAGTTGCACTTGGGGAACGCGAAGGACTTACAGTTGGAGAACGCGAACGTGATGGGGTTGCACTTGGAGTTCGCGAAGGACTTACAGTTGGAGAACGCGAACGTGATGGAGTTGCACTTGGAGTAGCTGAAGAAGTTACCGAACTCGTTGGAGTTGCACTTGGAGTTGCACTTGGAGTTGAACCATATGTTGCACTACTCGAAGGGGTTGATGCTGGACTTATGCTAGAAGTTACAGAAGTTGTTAATGAAGAACTTGCTGTCGGAGTAATTGAAGGACTTGAGGATCGTGACGGAGTTAGAGTTCGAGATCGCGAAGGGCTTACACTTGGAGAACGTGATCTTGACGAAGTTAGAGTTCGAGATCGCGTAGGGCTTACACTTGGAGAAGGTGATCTTGACGGAGTTAGAGTTCGAGATCGCGTAGGGCTTACACTTGGAGAAGGTGATCTTGACGGAGTTAGAGTTCGAGATCGTGACGGACTTACACTTGGAGAAGGTGATCGCGATGGAGTGGCACTTTGGGAATTTGAAGGAGTTTGTGTTGTACTCGATGAACTTGTTAGTGTAGAAGTAGAAGTTGCAGTTTCCATCATAGATACACTCGAAATTGTTGTAGGAGAAGAACTATAAAAATTCGAGTTAGAACTAATGGAAGAGAATGATGAGGAAATAGAAGATGTTTGCGATAATGTAATGTTTCCCGAAGAGCTTGATGACACAGTTCTACTAGATGTATCAGTGCTACTTAACCACGAAATCGTAGGTAAATTAGAAAAAGATATGTTAGAGGATTGCGTGAAGCACGCTGTTTTGCTCAATCGCAGTGAAGGAGAGTTTGTAGATGATGGACTTGAACTTATACTGATAAGTGCACTTCTAGAGGAAGAAGGAAACTGTGTTGTAGTTTGAGAGTATGCTGACGTAAATGAAACAAGAGAAGATGCAGAGCCAGAATCGGCAGGACTACTGCTAGTTGATGGTGACGCAGAACCCGATTTGCTTTGGCTGTTACAACTACTTGTTGAATATGAGTATAATTCTGTGCTACTAGAACACTCGCTTGATGTTATTGAAAGCGTAGATGTATGAGTTCTCCATATAGCACTATTTGTTGCAGTATTGGATTCTAGACCTGACACGCTATGTTGGCTAGTGGATGTCTTAGATACGCTTGGGGACCGTGTCGACGACCAAGAAATAAAACTAGATCTACTGCGAGGAATCGTTGCACTTGGGGTTATAGTTACAATAGATGTTTGCGATAGTAGTTGCGTTGCACTAATAGTTATGGTGCCTCGGGGAGTCTTACTTCCGAACGATGATCTTGAATAGCTAGAGGAGGCAGTAGATGTTCGAGATGACGAGATACTATTCGTGGACGTCTTACTTCCAAATGTGAATGAACGAAGAGCACTTAAAGTTACAGTAGACTTACCAGTTCGAGTTGTGGTTTGACTCGCAAGCGAACTAAACGATGAAACCCCGGTGGAAGTGGACGTAGAACTTCCTGTGGTCGTTACTATTGCAGTGGACGATGCGCGTGAGGACTCGCACGAAGTTAGGGTCAAATTAGAAGTAGAAGTGGTCGTTCTTGACTTTGCAGACGTTGATGTTCCTGTATTAGTTAGTGCTAGGCTATTAGAAGTTGTAGATGAACTAGTAGATGTTCTGGTATTGGGAGGATGTCGCGTCATGGTTGCACTTGTTGTACTTGTCTTTGATGGTTGAACACTTCTAGTTGATGTAATACAATTAGGATAAGTTCTAGTTAAACCCGGACTTAATGTTGATGTCTTCGTCTGTGTAGCAGTCTTAGTTCGAGAAGAAGAAGATGTATGAGTTTTTGATTCCTTATTGCTTGGCGAAGTTGTTGAACTTGATGTTCCAGATGAAGATGGTCTAGAAGTAGGACTACTAGATTTGCTGTGTAAAACAGTATTACTTCTAAAGTTACTTCCAGACATAGAAGAACTTGCTGTTCCACTATTAGAGGATACACGGCTTCTTGTTATAGTTGGAGATGAAGAGGCTGTTTTTGAAAATGCAGCAGAATATGACATTGTTGCAGATGAGGTTCCTGTTTTGCTGTTCGAAATAGATGATGTAGATGTTCGAGTTCGAAGCGGTGTAATTGTTAAAGCTGGACTAGAAGATGATGTCTTAGATGGTAACACAGTTATCGTAAGACCAGGCGAGCTTGAAGACGATTTTGAAACAGTCGCGCTTTTTGTCGAAGTCTGTGTTCTGATTCCGGATTTTGTGCTAAGTGCACTTAGTGAAGTAATTTTAGAATTCTGAGTAGTATCAGACCACCTAGTACTTCTTGTACTTGTTTTTGATGGCTGTGCAGTTTGTGTATTAACAACTGGACCATTGACAGCATATGTACCCGCTAATAACGATAATAATACAAATAATCGCATTCTTACCTTACAGTTATATTTACATCTTCGTTGATAATGGATTTTACCGGAACAAACTATACAATATATAAATGTCTGAACATCTTTATGTTGTAAAGCGTGATGGTTCTCGTGTAGCGGTCTCTTTTGATGAAATTCGTGATCGTATTCGTGGACTATCGTCTGGTCTAGACCATGTAAATCCTGATATGGTGGCACTAAAAGTTTGCAATCAGCTACAGGATGGCATGGAGACTCGTAAACTAGATGAGTTTGCAGCAGAGACGTGTGCAATGATGCAGTCGCGCCATCACCCGAATTATGGTCTTCTAGGAGCTCGTATTCTTGTTGACAATCATCACAAGAATACACCATCAACTCTGATCGACTGTGTTGAAACACTGTATCACGAACAGGAGATTGTATCAGAGAAGTATCATGATCTTGTTTGTAAACACTCTGCCGTGTACCAGGCAATGATTGATTATTCTCGTGATTTTATGTTTGATTACTTCGGATTCAAGACTCTAGAACGCGCATATCTTATGCGCAAGGATGGCATTGTTATTGAGCGCCCACAGCACATGTGGATGAGAGTATCTATTCAGTTGCACGCTGATGATTTCACACGTGTCAAAGAAACATACGACGCTCTTTCTCACGGACTCTTTATTCATGCAACACCAACACTCTTCAATTCTTCAACTGATCATCCTCAGCTTTCGAGCTGTTTTCTTCTATCAATGGATTCTGATTCAATTAAGGGAATTTACAAGACCCTTGGGGACTGTGCTCAGATCTCAAAATGGGCTGGTGGCATTGGACTAAATATTCACAATATTCGTGCACGTGGATCTCGAATTGCAGGAACAAACGGGGAGTCTACTGGCATTGTTCCTATGTTAAAGGTCTTCAATGATACTGCAAAATATGTTAACCAGGGTGGAAAGCGGAATGGTTCCTTTGCAGTCTATCTAGAACCATGGCATGCAGATATTGAAGAGTTTCTTCGTCTCAAGCTGAACCAGGGTGCAGAAGAAGATCGTGCACGTGATCTATTTTATGGCCTCTGGATTCCCGATCTATTTATGCAGCGAGTAGAGGCAGATTTAGATTGGACGCTCATGTGTCCTCACGAATGCCCCGGCCTTTCTGATGTATGGGGCGATGACTTTGTCGCACTTTACACCAGGTACGAGAACGACGGTAAGGGGCGGCGCTCGGTTAGTGCAAAAAAGATCTGGCAGATGATTCTGGATGCACAAATTCAGACTGGAACACCCTATCTATGCTACAAAGATGCTGCTAACTCCAAGAGCAATCAGCAGCATCTCGGAACTATTAAGTCGTCCAACCTTTGTACTGAAATTATGGAGTTCACTTCTCCAGATGAAACGGCAGTGTGTAATCTTGGATCTATTGCACTCCCTAAGTTTGTGGAGTATGATAGCAATTACAACATTCACTACTTCAACTTTGGAAAGCTCCGGAGGTATACGAAGATTCTTGCTCGAAACCTAGACATTGTAATTGATAAAAACTTCTATCCAACGCCGGAATGTCGCAATTCGAACATGAAGCACCGGCCAATTGGAATTGGTATCCAAGGACTAGCCGATGTGTTTGCTATGATGCGCATGCCTTGGACTTCAGAGGAAGCGTCTAAACTAAACCGTGAGATCTTTGAGAATATGTACTTTGCAGCTCTCGAAGCTTCTGTCGAGCGTGCGGTAGAGCTTGGTATTTACCAGCATAGTGGGTTTATGGAAACCGAAGTTCATCCTTCCTTCACAGGATCTCCAATGTCAAAGGGAAAGCTGCAGTTTGATCTTTGGAATTCTAAACCTAGTGAAACACTATACCTAGAATGGGAGACCCTACGCAACAAGGTTATGCAGTACGGAGTCCGAAACTCACTTCTTATTGCCCCGATGCCCACTGCATCCACATCACAGATCCTTGGTAACAATGAGTGCTTTGAGCCTTTTACGTCTAATCTATATACACGACGTGTCCTAGCAGGGGATTTTATCGTCGTGAATAAGTATCTTGTAGACGACCTCGTTAAGCGAGATATGTGGACCTCCGAGATCCGAACGGCTATTATTGCAAATAATGGAAGTATTCAGTCTATTATTGAGATTCCATCCGAGATGAGAGAGCTCTATAAGACTGCATGGGAGATTCCACAGAAGACTCTCATCAAGATGTCTCGCGACCGAGCCCCATTTATCTGCCAGTCCCAGTCTCTCAATCTATTTATGAACGAACCGACATATGCAAAAATTTCATCCATGCACTTTTATGCCTGGAGAGAGGGGCTAAAGACGGGATGTTATTATCTTCGCACGAGGGCGGTGGCAAGTGCGCAAAAATTTACGGTCGAACCTACAAATTGTCTAACTTGCTCGGCTTAAAGAATTTCTCTTAAATGAAGTATAAAAGAAATGACAGAAGCTTTCTCAGCCCTCGCCCCTGCCGCCTTTGGAGGCCGTCGTCGCGGTGCATCAGTAAAGAAGCTCAAGCTTGTTAAGAAGAAGACGGTTCGTCGCATGCTAAAGAAACTCGGAATGAAGATGGCGAAGCGCGGAGGTGGTGCTGCTGCGGCTGGAACCGGCTCGGTTGCGCTAGACGCCCCTGTTGCCGATGCCGTAAAGGATGTGGCTGACGCGCCCACGGGCGGTCGCCGCCGCCGCGGACGCTCAGGCAAGGCTACTCGCCGTCGTAAGTTTCTCGGCGTCTTTTAAAGACTCTCCTATTTCCGAGACAACTGCAAATAATTTTTCATTGAATCCGTAGTGACATCCATTTGGCTCAGGAATATCAGGAATTCGGCGAGAAGATGTATTCTTTGGATGTATCAAGCTGACAATAACCTCTTCGGGAGAAACTTCTCTACACATATGTTCACGACCGTGAATAAATGCGTCGCCCTCTGCAACGTGCACAGCTGAAAAATTTCTAGAGTTCCAAAAGTCTCTAGTAAAACAGAGTGTAGCCTCTGAAACACGTTCAGACATTCTTAATGAGTTTGGAGGAATGTTTACAAACGAGCTATACTTCACGATATCATAACAGGGTATCGTTGTGCAAAATACGCACTCTCTTGCTGGAAGTAATTTTAGCATTGCCACTCGAAATAGAATACTGTTATTCGGGTAAACATCATCGTCGTCTACCATAGCAATTGTGTCATACGTTGCATTTTGAACACCAAGGTTGCGCTTCTGTCCAATTGTCAACTTAGTATCGCATCTTACGTACTTTACATTAGGAATGCCAATAAGGGTGTCTTCTATAGGATCATCGCCATCATCTACAATAACCCACTCTAGCTTATCTTCAGGATATGACTGGATTAGATATGAATAATGTGCAAGTGGCATAAATACACGTCTATCGCGAGTCAGTGTCACTATCGAGACATCCGGGAGATCTTCTTCCTTTGGAAAAATCTTATCAAAAACGTACTCTTCAGTGGGCTGCTCCTTTAGAAGAGGCATCATTCGATCGACAAACTCCGAATGCCGACGCTCATATTCCCTGCGAATAACTGTAGATTTTACCTTCTTTGACTCAAATGTACTATTAACATAGTCAGTTAAGCTTTCAATAATGCTTGGCACTGATACATCAAGAATAGTTCCTAGGCAATCTGGATGATCGACTGCTTTAAGTTCTTTCAAAAATACAGCGACTTCACCTGCCATCTCCTTGAATGGAAGAATTGGAGAAAGCATTAAGTTGCAACCAGAAGACATTGCCTCATTGACTGCATGACAAAAGCCTTCAGTAGCAGAAGAACATATTGCAAGTCCGCATTCTTCAATGATAGAATTATACTCGCTGTCAGAAAGGGCTTTATCTAACAAGGTTATCTTATCAGATAATTCGGGAGGACAAAAAATGTTGACGTGCTCGGAATTGTAGGGAATTACAAGTTCTGGTAATTTTTTATACAATACAATGTCATTTGTCTTGATTGCAAAATAGGCTCTCAAAATTTGTTTAGGATTGCGATACATATTTTTACCAACTAGAACAACTCCTTTGTGGTAATTTTTATCTGAAGGAACACCCTTATCTATCGAAGTCCACCCAATATACTTAACTTTTGAGGTGTACCCAGTAAAAATAGTTTCTGCTTCACGCGTCTTTACCCAAATCTCATCCACCATTCGAATATAAGGTACCCATGTTTTATATGTCCATTCTGTATTTGGAATCCAGATATTCTTTCCTGCATAAACAAACAGTGATGGATTTATACTCTCTATAAAAATATTTAGCTCAGCTGCTGGACACTGAGGCATTACATGATGAACTCTTCCAATTACAACATCCTCCCCATACTCTGCTGCGAGCATTCCACGAAGAACCATTGCGTCCTGGTTTAATCCGGTGTTTGATGCAAAATTCCCGATTAAATTAATTCGCATTTATATTATTAATCACTTTGGCAGTAAACGTTTCGTTACGCGATTTTTATGGAAAGTTCGGAGAGTCCGATGGGATGAATTCATATACTTAAGATACCTCTTCCATGAGGAAAAATCTCTGGGCGTGCATTCGTATAAAAACTGGCATTTTCTGTCGTTCCACCATTCTCCGTCTAACCATGAGATTGTTTCACTTTCTGGAATATCAATTTCAGTCGTTTCTGTTAATTTACGACATAGTTCTTTCATAACGTCTGACCCATAACCATAGTTAGGACTAAAAATATCCTCAGTAAAGTTTTCTGCAAATCTTATCTGTTTACCATCCCATCCAATTCTGTTAATGGGGCGGAAGGACCCCCACGCAGAATCCCACACAAAAAGGTTATTTTTTAGTTTTCCATATATTGTTCCCTTGAAATTTGACAGTTCCATTATAATCTAAAAATATACAATTGAATGAATTTTTTACATATTATCGTATTTAATACACTCCTTAAAGAATTCATAAGAGCGAATGTATGATTCGATGTCAAAGCATTGTTCGCACATAGATGAATAGTCGCATTTCTTATAAACTTCTCCACAGTGTGCACATTTTGCATTTACTTCATTGGAAGGCATCTCAACAAAAATTACCTTTCCTTTTTAATTTCCATTTTAATCAATTAAAAAAATGATTTGACTTCGCCATAGTTTATTTTTGACCAAATTGTATTTTAAAAATCCGTTTTAAGTAATGGAGACCTTTCGTGGGAAAAATGTTTTGATACCAAGAGTACGTGATTGGAAATCAACTGATGAAACTGACAAATACTCTAAGCAACAACGTTTAAGATGCAAAACAGAATCTGGCAGAGAGTGTACGTTATATCCATTTCCTGCAGGAATGGCTGTTCTGAAAATGTTCAAACCGAAACGCTGGCTTGATCCAACAGCCGGTTGGGGTGATAGATTGAGATGTGCGATTGCATATGGATGTGAGTATGTTGGTGTCGATTCAAACAAAGAAATGGAATCCGCATACAAGGCAATTATTTCAGATAGTGGTTCTTCGAAATGCAAGGTAATTATTGATAAATTTGAGGATGCTAGACTTGTGGGAAAGTTTGATCTTGTGTTCACAAGTCCCCCATTTTTTACAAAAGAAATTTATGAACACATGACACATTGGAAGTCAGTCGAAGAATTCAGCGATGATTTTTTAAAACCTTTGTTCAAAAAATCATGCAAACATTTAGAAGATGGCGGGCATATGGTATTATATATTGAAGATAAGAACTCGTCCGATTTTATTGATCTAATGAAATTATTCGTAGAAACAGACATTCCTGCATTCACGTATGAAGGCGCTTTCTACTATCAAGGATCATCGCCAAGACCGTATTATGTTTGGGTTAAAAAAATGACTTAAGTTCACCATAGCGTGTACCAAAAACATGGACGTTCATAGGGTTTGCAATTGGAGGAGCGAAGTCTTCTATGTCTTTGCGATAGAATATATAAAAATCAAGTTCACTAAAGATTTTAGCAGCTGAATATCCGACAACACGTCTGTTCAAATCTTCGAGTTCTTCAGGAACCTTTCTTGGATCATTTTTACTGAACATCAGGTAATATGATCTCATAATCATTTTAAGATCATCATCGTTCTGACGATCAATTCGATGCTTACGTGCCGACATAAGATAAACCTGTTCCTGAATATCAGACTGCAACTTATCTATGTTTCCCTTGCTAAAAAACACTACGTTCAAAGGAGTTTCAGCATGTATATGACCAACTAGTTGCTTACGATCGTCATCAAAAATAGGAGGTGAACGTGTATCGTAAAGAGAGTATGGTCTGGCAGCTAGTTCCTGAAGCTTGGGATCTGACATATTTGGAACTCTCCCAGAATGCACAGGTGCAGGAAACTGGCTCGACGTTGATGTCATATTGTAGCGATGTACAACTGCGTCTGGATCTACAAAATTCATCCTCTTATTACTGGTCTAGGAAGTTTTAATGCATCATAAATTTCAAATAGCTGGTTTATATGCATTTGAGTTGGATTTTTTGGAAATGGTTGTTGATATGCCTTGATATATAGATAAAGAATTACACCCTCCATACCCAATAACACTTCCTCAGTTCTAACCGCTTTCCCTGAGAACTCTAGAGTAGAATACAGCGATCCTCCGAAATTTCCGAAAGGTACAACCTGTAGTAACTTTCTAAAATCCTGTATTACTTCATAAATAAAATTATAGTCATTTTTTGGTTTGGGCCTACATGGCGGACCGCGGTTCATTATACATTACTTTATAAAATGTAAGTTATAAATTATAAATGACGACACGCAGCATAGATATTCTGACTTATAAGAGTCAGACGTCCTTAGACGCTTCTAAGGCTGTCGCAATTCGAGACACCACGAATAGCAATAGGGTATCGTTTACCAACTTAATGCTGGGTGACTATGATCTATTCTACCTGTCAACATCCGCTACTGCTTATTCCGTGGTTTTCTTTCCCGAAAACAATAATCCGACAAGCAACACTAGAAATATCTGTACTGTAACACCGGTACCGCTTCTAACAATTACATCGGCAACCCTTTTGCAACCGGTAGATATAGCGGGGACTTTTGCGTATATGGACAATATCGATGTTATTGATGTCGTGAGAGCAAACACTTCTGGAAATATTCTTTCCCTCAACGTTTCATATGAAGCACTCGGGCTACCTGCGGGTACTGTTAGTGCAATAAGTGGATTTGTAACGCCATATGCACAGACCGGAACTCTTGAGATTCAATACACAGTCGGAACCGAGACTGAGACAAGTATATTTAAAATAGGCCAGCGTGCATACATTTCTACTTCAGGAATTATGAGCAAGTCGCAAAGACAAACTACATTTCCATCAACCACAATAGGAACAGGTCTTACTAACATATACTTTACGCCTATTTCAGTAAACCCAACTGGATTTACATTCGGAAACACTCTTGAAATACCAATTTCTAATTTTACACAAGGACCACAGTACCTTCTTAAAATACTGGGAGTTCCTTCTGGTTCTATAAAACTAGGAGACGATATTAGTTCACTTCTAGATATCAACGATGCAACTTTTTCGGGGGGAGTGCAGACCTTCGATGGAGTAAATAACGATAATGTATATAGCCAAAATCAGGGGGTTCTTGCTGAACTTCAACAGTATACAACGTTAACTTTTGGTAAGAGAGATAGATATTATCCATTGCAGATTGAGTCTATATCTCTCGCAGATGTTTCTGTAACTTCACTTGTTAACAATTTTATAGTTCTTCCGTATTGCACAACACTAGAATCTGATTTGGGTCAAGTCCGATCAATGTATCTGTTTTTTACACTCGACTTTTCTGGCCAGTATCCTGTTCGTCCATCTGTTCCTCCAAATTTAACATTTCCATACCAGGCATCTAACGTAGTAAGTAGGGGATCTGGACTGTTTAGCGTTATTCCACGGTTAGATCCAGCGTTTTTGAGCGAATATCCTGATTATTTTGTATTTAATACAATCGGAGCAGTGACACGTACAGGTATAGTTGGAGGGGAATTTATTGCAAGTTCTCTGTCTTCTCTTCCAACGGATGCTGTAAATGCAGCAGGATACTTAAATCGGTCCTATGAATATACATATTTTAGTCCAACGATTAGAGGGCAATCTGGATCCTTTTACGTTGTCCCATTCAGTGTAAGAGTAAACAGACATAACGGAGTTCCATACAGATTTATTTCTCTTGCAAATAACTTTATTACGATGACGTATTCTAATGCAAACGAAGCTTTCGTTCAAGTAAAATACCCCACTGTTGCAGCATATCCATTGTATATGAATATAAGTTTTAAAGATGTTGATCTTTATCCTGCTGCAGTACCTGTTGGTTATGAACTAAGTCAGTATAATGTTTTTTTTAATGATTCCCCTGCAGGAGCCATGACCTCTACTCAAGTTGGCGCAAATAAAGTCTACTCATTTACTCTTTATGGTGTCACGGATAGCACAGTATATGACTCTTTTAAACTGCAACCTGTTTACAGTAGCCCAGGACAGCCCAGCATACTTACTCAAACTATGTTTATATCTGACAAATTCAGAACTGATACTGGCCTAATCATTCCAAATTCTAGCTTTTTAAGATTTGCAATGCCTGTTCTGCAAAACAGCATGGATCTCACAACTGTTGCAACATTTACTCTCGGAAATACAATTCAGTTTGGAACAACAGCCCCGCTTACTGTTGTAGAAGGAACCACAAATGTTCCTGGAAGATTTGCTCTTGTGTTGGATGATGGACAAGAATTAAACTTTGACGTCTGGACTCAAGGAAAGACTCTAACACTAAAAAATCTGAGACAGAATTTTACATACAGAAATATTTATCTTCGGTATTATCCATTCTTAAACAATACAAGCGTACCAGTACAGTTCCGGAGCCAGGGATCTTTAGCTACACGTATTCCAGGTGCATTACTAACTACACCAGTTGCAAATGTTTTTAATGCCACAGTCTCGGTAGTTTCAGAGAACTCTCTAACGATGACAGTTAGAGTTAGCAACATGTCTTTGACTCAAAATGTAGGATTTTCACAGGTTCAGACAACATCACAACTCGTAAATACACAGTATGCACTTGTATTTAATGCAGAACTACCGGATCCATCTCTTCCTGTTCCAATTGTCAGAACACAAAACCCGGTTCTGACTAGTGCCGGTTCAACTCCTATATCTGCAAATGATACGGTTGTTAGACTCACAAATTCTTCATCACCTGGCTCACTAATAGCCGACACAGTAACATTCAAGATTACAAATTTAGTTCGCGGAGTTATATACAGAAATTTTAATGTAAGTTTGTGTCTGAATTATGATTATACCCAGAACAGCAACCAAATTGCATGCTCACCAACCTTTTTCAAGGAACGAGGGCCAATCAACTATATTCCAAATCCGACAGTCTATCCATTCCAAAGTACGGGAGTTCTTACAAACTTCGATGTTGCTGTAAACACAGGTCCAACCGGTCCAGATGGAGCAGTAGATATCTCTTACCCTACATTGTACGGAGGCACGCTTTATTACACCGATAGCGCTGGACGTGACTATGGAAGACTTGATCTTCTTCCGGGCGACAACTATCCCATCCAGGCTCTTCAAATTGCAATAAACAGGAACATTCTCACTTCTACTGCATACTCTGGGCTTTTTATTAATTATGTATATCCCGGAGGACAGCAAAGAATTGCCGATATTCCTCCTTTCGTAACGAATACTGCTGGAATTACAGGAGATTTCTTTCAAAACACTGGAGTCACCGTAATACCAGATATTTACAATTCCAAAGTAATAGTGTCTGGATTTAACTATGTAAATGTAGCACTGAATAACTCACTTCCTGTTGCATGGGGCGGTACTCTTTCGGTAATTGATCCAAACACAAATGAAATATACGGAAACTTAGAATTGTCCATGTATGAGTCTTACCCAAGGGAGGTAACTGTCCTTTTGAATACAGATGTTCTTTCACCGTTGACTTTTTATTCGGGTCTTTATTTGCAATATACGTACGGAACAACGGTAGGAACGCAGTATGTGTCAGTCCCGAGTTTTACGACTCCTTCTACAGAAACAATCATCGATTACAAAGCCTTCTCGCTTACACGGAAAATTTTTGTAACAGTTCCAAAGTCATCTCTTTTTGGAGTAACCCCATTCTCAACAACTAAGCGTAATGTTGCACTTCTTGCTATACCTGGTTTTGGTAACATATATGAGACTATTGTTGGTTACACTGGGAGCACAGGAACAACCGGAAGTACTGGAAGCAATTATACCGCGGTAATACCCTGCGAGGCAGATACAGATTATGCGGTAGCTATTTCATATCAATACGACGGAATAAGATACAGTACAGCTGCACAGCTTACGCAAGTAACTACACTTCACGACTACCTTACAATAGGACTTGTAGATTATACAATATCAACTGGTTCTGTTGTTATGACCCTTACCAATATATCGTATTCTAATTCTACCACGCCATTAGTTGGTGGAAACTTCGTAATAAAAGATCGCGATACTGGAAACACTGTGTTCACATTACCAGCACAGACAATCATCAACACTCTAACATTTAATGGTCTCTTCCCAGGAAATATATACAATTATGCAGTGGCTTATCAGTCTCCGAATAGTATAGCGTGTGGGATTTTTGATACGACTCAGCAATACGATCTCCCTTCCTTTGTTCCTGCTCTTGGTCTTGGCAGCCCACTTCAGTTTACAAATTTTACTGTTTCGCAGAATCTTATTTACGTGACGATAATCAACATATTCGTAGACGGACTGAGATTTAACGGAGAGGGACTACAGCTAAACTCAAATGTCCCTGGAGTAACCGCCATTATGGAGAGCTCACTGACGGTGCTCAACGGCACCACAAGTTTCATCTTCACACCATCTGCATTACGCCCCTACAGCGCTGGAGACTTTACGATAAGTCTTGGGACTACAGGAGGAACTGGGAGCACCAGTCTTGCGATTCCCCTTCCGGCATTTGATTTCCAGTTTTCCGCAGATGTTACAGATATTACATACAAACAACTCCCCAGCCCAGGATACTACGCCACAGTTCGAAACATGCAGTACGCCGGAAGACCACTCTTCAATTCAACTGTTGGTGTGTTTAATGCTGGGCACGTAACTGGAAGCGGTGCAAACTCGTATGACATAGGAACACTAGCAGAACAGAATGTATCGATATCAAGTGCGCCTCTAATAACAGCAGAAGATTATAGAAGTTCGCTCAGCACCCTGACATCAAATGCTTCGGCTTTTGTTGGAGTTCTTCAGTCTTCTCCTAACTTCCGCATAACATCCCAGTCGGTTGGCCAGTTGAACAATCTAGCTGTTATGCCTAACATCATCGACTTACGGTCAACTCTTCTTAAAGTCGCACAACAGTATAGTTTGATATATCCCTCGGTACTTACAAAAATATCAAAGCCACTATTTTACTCATCTATAATTTCTCTAAATATTGCAGGATTTACATCTGGAAGAGTACTATCGAATGTTGGCTCATCAGGAACTCCGTATACAACCGGATATATTATGGGAATCGCAGACGTTCTTGATTTCGTGTATTACTATTTCTTTGAGAAGTTCACAGTGAATGAATTTACAACGAAAATTATCATGCGCCAAGATGCGCCGCCACTGACAACGAATGGTCTCCAGTCTGTTAATGCACAAGTGAGCCCAATGATGATTAGATACAAGTTTCCATCGACCGTATTTTCAAGCCCAACCGCTTATTCCATTAACGCTGTATCAGTCCCATTCCCTGCTATTATCTATGATACAACACAGGGGGGTGGAATTACTGGAATCTCGGCAGTAAAAGATGTAGATAGCGTTGCGATAATTCGTGAAAATATTGCATATGGCATGATTCGTACATGGAATGAAAATGGCGTATACGACGGAACTGGAACGCAGAATCGTAGCCAAACAGTAATAAACCAAGGATTTTCTTATTGGGTTTTTGGTTCAAACTCTTCTGTAAATTACAGACCGGGTGCTACTGGATTTTCAAGTCTAACTGATCTGACTACAAACAATCCCCAATTGTTGCTTAATGGTTATGATGGATTAACTGGATATTCTCTTGTCCAGAACAGCGATACTAACAGACTGTTCTCACTTAGAAATATAAGACTAGGGTTGCAGTTTACAATTGCAAATGTAGTACCAAATACAACATCAGAAGGCAAGAGATACCTCTATAAGAACAAGAATCTTGGACGGCTTCTTTCGAAAGCTCCCATAAGTGGATCTTTGTCATTCAGATGTGTATTTCAGTTTGCAAATCTTGTCCTTGGTCCAGACGAAATAATAATAGACATAACTACATTCCCCTATCTGCTATTGTTTCAGGGCGCCTTTCCAAATTTAGTTTTTGATACAGCAGTGCCAATTCATTTAGCAAATATAGATACTACATCACCACAGTTTTTAATCGGAACAGATACCCCATTTTCAACTATAACAGGGCAGCAAGGAGAGTGGTCTTCACCTTACCGGTTTATTCGTAATTTTGACTGTTCTCCAGAATTCAATCAGCTAGGAAGTGTGCAGTCTCCAAACTACCCAAATCCTGGAACATATCTTCTTCCTCCAACAGAGCTCGGTGTTTCGTATACATATGGAGTAACTGGGCCAGTATACAAATTAGATATTAATAAACAGGCATATCTAAATTTATACAACGATTACCTTGATATCGGTGTGACTGGTGGTGCAACAATGAGATTATATTTTACGCCACGCGATGCATTCCCTTCAACACCGTCACAGCTTACTCTTGTTAAAAGTACATTCTATCAGATGAATGGAGTTATAAACTTCGAAGATCTTGTATTTACACCATCCGGAGAGTATCCTAATACCCTTTTATTCACCGATTTTGCTTCGGCTGAAAAGGTTCGTGGTCTAGCTCTTAACACGATCTCAGGCAAAAACTCTGTTCCCCTCACGACTACACAGAGCTTTTATAAACTGTATGTTGTTCCCTACAACTATAATAAGTCTGATGTAGTATACTCAAATCTATACACCTTTAGCAACTTTGTTTATGTTCTTCGTAATTCAAGAATAAAGGATGCACGAGAAATAGTTGGTACTGTGTCGACAACAAATGTATATCATAGCAGTGCAAGAATTTCAGTTGCAGATCTAGATTTAGTTGATGATGCAATTGATATTCCTGCGTCGGGGATTAGACCAAGTCTTGCATCTACGGCAGATTTCTTGTTTGTAACCGATGCGTCCGGTAAATTGCTACATACACAACCTCTTCTAAGATTCAGACTTGGTAGAAACACCGTAAACTCATTTATTCTTTCAGGTCTTAGAGAGAATACTTTGTACTCTGGAATTAGAATTTACTATAAGATTGCCACAAGCCAGGTTTCTCAAACTTACAGATATCTAACTGTACCAGAGTTTTTAACTCCACCAGTGTTCAGTCTTGACGCGGGTTTCAATCTTTGCATTACAAAGGCTGTAATCAACATTGCAGGTGCACAATATAGTGGGCGTCAGCTAAGTTCGAATTATCCGGCGTTCAGTTCGATAAATAAGCTATCAGTTAGAATCTTTTCATCGATACATCCCACTGTTTCAACACCAAGCGCGCATCTCAAGATTACAAACAAAGTGCAGTTTCCACAGGTAGTAACAGTAGACGGGCTAGTACAAGAAAAGATATATGACAAGATTGGGTTCAAATACAGTGTTCTAAATGAGTTTGGTCTAGAAGAAGAGGCCTCTGTTACTGCTGATTTCCCCCCAGTTGCTCCTAATGTAACATGTGTTCAGGATGCGTACTCTTTCTACGCAGATTGGGTTTCTGATGTAAACTTAACTTATAATATTCAATTCTTTTCAAGCTCTGGCACGACGGGTGGTTCTGAGCTGGGTCCTCTAAAAACAAATGTAACACCGCCATATTACGCCACTTCTATCGGACTAACCGGATTTACACCTGAAGATGGAAGATATTACTATGCAGAAGTAACGCCAGTCAGTTTTGGATTTCAGGGGAATGATGCAGTATCAAATAGATTGAGATATCAGACTCCTTTAGTTACACCAAATGTACTCTTAACTCTTTCCGGTTCAGCCCTTTCGGCTAGTTGGTCAAGTGCGCCTGGATTGACGTATTCTGCACAGATAATCGGAAGTGCATTATCCGTGCTTCCAAACACAATTGCCGAGTATGATCCATCACGAAGCTATAATACCGGCTCTGTAGTAAGCTACTCTGGGCTGTGGTATTCATTAATAGATAGCGTTACGGGGGCCGGACCCACCGGTATAAATATCGATACCTTATGGCGGTCTTATTATTCAAAAGATACACTTGTTCAAAATGCAAACACTGGGTTATCTAGTACTATCACACTCTTAGATGGCTACTATTACAAAGCCGAAGTTGTACCTTATAATTTACAAAGTTCTGGATCTACCGGCTATTCGAATACAATAGGGTTTGTGATTCAAACAGTTAAGCCAACTGGAGTAAGTATAAGTATTGTAGGAGATAGAGCAGTTGCAACCTGGACATCTGTTCCCCAGCTAAAGTATACTGTTCAATTCTACGAAAGCTCAAACTCTTCAGGAACCGCTCCTGTGTTGTTCGATACAGTATCAATATACAACTCGCAAACAGTTTCATCAAAGCTTCTTAACGACGGAATGTATTATTATGCAACTATTAATGCTGTAAATTCAGCACTTCAGACATTATCCACTACAACAGACGTTAGCAGTCAGTATGAAGCCCCTCTTGTAACTCCTACGGGCGTTGGATTGTCATTTAATGAATATGAATTGGTTCTGTCTTTTAATACTGCAAGACAGCTATTCTACACAATAGATTTCTATGTCAGTTCAACACAAGTCGCCGCAAATGGAGTACTTTTCCAAGGTCTTGTAAATGTAAGAAATGCACCTGCTCGTAGCACAACTCAACTCCAGAATCAAAAGTATTACTATGCTGTTATTACACCTAATAATAAACAACGAGCCGGAAGCTCCGTTACATCAGATATAACTGGACTGTTTACTGCATTAAGCATAACGCCATCCGTAGTTATTTCACAGGGAAGTAACCCGTATGACCCAAGAGTAATTGCTACATGGCATCCACTTGATACTATTTCTTATTCTCTTCAGTTTTACCAGGTTTCTAATGGAGTAACCGGAACGTTTGGAAGCGCCATTGCCTACGGAGCAACTGGTGGGTTTATTGTATCTGTTACTGCTCCCACACCTGCAAACGATGGTGATTATTATTATACACAACTGACGCCAACAGGAGGAACTGGATCATCGTCCAATACAATAAGATTTATTCAGCCAATTCTACAGCCCAGTCTGGATCTTCGGTTCTGTAACTCAGCTGGTGTAACTGGAGCGTCTTCAAATGCAACATACACCTTGGTATCAAATGGAACATTTCATATCCTTAACAATATTCAAAATCCAACTGTCATAATCAACTTTATTCGTCTTAACTGGGTAGTTCAGCCAGAAATTCAGTATCTTGCGCAATTCTTTCAATGTGATGATATACAAAAAACTAACTCTGTTCTGTTTCAGTCATTTGGTTCAACTGGAGCAACTGGTACAATAAGCCCAACCATAGTTACAACAATTCCGTGCAACGATGGTAAATATTATTATGCAACTGTGACGCCTGCAAATGTTGACACCGTAGGATTTCCTGTAACTACAAACGTTTCCTCGCAGTTTCAGACACCAGTAATATACCCAACAGATATTAGTTTAGAATCGTTCAATGGATATCCGCGCATTATCTGGAATCAGTCACCCGGTCTTTATTATGATGTAGAACTGTTTGGAAGGGCCCAAGGACAGGGCGATTTTTCTGGAGTGTCTGGTGGTACAGTATTAAATGCAACATCACCACTGGTGTTACCAAATGTTACTCTTGTTACAGATTCACAATATATTTTTACCATTACTCCGAGAAATAACCAAACTGCATTACCTTTTATAATGTCATCTGACCCATTCTACTTGCGTGGAGTAGAGTATCTGGGATCTTTAGATTATATTCCGCCTGGCCTTACTGGACTGCAACTTACACAAAGTGGACAAACGTTAGTCGCCACCTATACGCCTAGTTTACTACCGGGTTTCACTGATGTATATGAAACGCAGTTCAGTATTAATCTTTATAGAAATACAGTGCCATCCACTATAAATTCAGAGCTTGAAGATCAGATAACACAAACTGTCATGCCCGGTACTCCATCTGACTTTCGACCAAAAGTAAATAGTGGAAGTTTTGACTTAACCGGCACAATCTCTCCAACAAGTATAAACCGCTACTCTTCGTATACATTCACAACGAACTTTAGTGCACAGAACACCGGATTTCAGACAGACGGATATGTGGTTGCTACTGAAATTGGGGTTACTGGACCTGCTCAAATGTTTGGTGTAATAACATCATTTTCAGGAACGTCTCTTCAGATGTTTTCATTGAATATAATCAGACAAGGAACCCTTTCAAACTGTGCGTTCAGACTAGTTGATGAAAGAGGAGTTTCAATAGTTGTTCCTCGCTCAGAAATTACAACAGTTAAATTTTCTCAGAATCCATATACATTTGACGTAAAACCCAATAGTAGCCAAGACTTTCTAATTGGTACTGTTAATGCACAGAGGGTTGTGACTTATGACCCCATATCCACTTTTACTCTTACCATCCCAAACTACGATACTGCTAATGATTTAACAACACAAATAGGCAAACCGTTCAGAATAACAACTCCCGGGCCTTCAAAAACAGCTAACCTTGTTGATGGACCTGGCTGGTCAAACGTGAATGGGGGGCCAACAATGATATATACGACTATTTTATCCGAGGTTAATGGATCGTCAATAACATTCATAATAGTAGGTAGATCAATAAATGTTAACACGAGTAACACCGCACGAGAGTCTGGGGCTTCCCCTCAGGCTGCTCTTTATACGAACGGTTTCTTAGTTCTCCAAGAAGCAAGTCCCGACATGTTAACTATGAGAGATAACAACTACAACTATGTAGCAGCGGGTGCAACTCAAAACTATAAAATTTCAAATTTTGTCCTATATCGTTCGCCAATCGATATTTTTCCAACGGGAGTCTCCGCATCGTTTAATGTTTCTGGGCAATTAATTGCATCATGGACAGGCACACCTGGACTTTTGTACCAGGTTAAGCTCTTTTACCAGACAGGCCTCTTAAGCACAGGTTTTAATGGAACATTAGCACAGACTGTCTCTAATGTACAATCACAAGACGGAACATCCGCATTATCTCAAGTGTTCAATGTAGATATTCCAATAGGACGCTACATCTATGTAAGTGTTGCACCAATGAATTCTATAGAAGTTGGAACTCCTACTTATTCTAGCCAAGATCTTCAAAACACATACACCTTACTCGTATCAATAAATTTAATATCTAGTAATCTAAATATTTCATGGAATACCAATAGCTCTCTTAATTACACAGTTCAGGTATATTCTGCCGAAACTGCCACTACAACAGGAGGAACTCTCTATAGCACAATCTCAAATGCATCACGCCCCTCTGTTGTATCTCTTTCTAGCAACTATTATTACTATGCGAAAGTTTCATATACGGGAGCAGTAAGTGGTACGGCAACGAGTTCAAATGCAATATATTTTACTACCATTCCAGAGCCCTCCAACTCTTGGTCGATGAATAGTGTAAGAGTTACTTGGAATCCCATCGCACCATATTCATATACAGTTGTTGCCTATGAAAGTGATACAAATTCAACTTCAAGCGGGAGAACACTAGGTACTCCACTACAAACAACAAGCGGTCTTGCTTTGATAAATTTTTCGTCTATTACATACGGAAAATATTATTACACTAGAATATCTTACACTGGTGGTTCTGATGTTTACAGTCAAATACTCCAGATTCTGGAGCCGGTATATTTTACACTGCCTTTTGCACTCATACAAGGAGGAGCATCAGGTATGCTATTCAATGTTCTTTTAAATCTTTCAAGTTATGGCTACGCCATTGACTTGTATAGTAATCTAACAGATTCAAACGTGAATGGCACTCGTGTAGGATCTCAGACAAACTTTGGCCGTACCGGTGCTGATACAAGACAGTATTATGCTTATTTTATTCAAAATGGTACTGGTGGAACCAATAGTACTTATTACCCAGCAGGTACACTTGTATCTGGACGATATTACTATTCCGTGATTACATACACTGGGATAGGCGGAAACTCCAGTGGAAGCATTGTAACACCGACTGTTATGTTCCAATAAAGTATAACGCATTAAATTATGATATAACTAATAAGAATGTCGGTGCCACTGCCACCGGCTTTTACATGCACCGCATCCCCATTGGGGATTTCGAATGATACAGGTACAGTTCGAGATATAACTGTAACAATCAGCGGTGCATTGTATAATGGTAATGTTTTGAACACAGGTCTTACTGGTAATGGTGAAATCAGAGTCACCTATTATAATGTTAATACTAACATTGCAACTTCAGTTCCACTTATAACTAATTCAAGTGGCAATGGAACTGTAATTATAACAGCTGTCTCTAAGCTAAATTCATATGATTTTAGCCTACGTTACCAACCACAATTATCGATTGATAACAATTTAAATGATTATACTACACCAATTCAACTAGATCCAGCGCCATCTTTTTTTGTTCCAGGCAAAACATTTGGTGTCTCGGCTCAAGTAATAATTCCAACATCGGCAGGAGTGTCAAACATTCAACTCACCGGAGTTACGTATGATGGTTTTACTGTAGATGCTGTTGCGGGTGGTGCTAACAGTGTGCGTATATATTATAATGACGGAAGCCTAGTAGGGATTGTAGATGCAATTGTAGATGGTCTGGGTTCTGGTACAATAAATCATTCTATTACATGGGACAGCTCGCTTGGTGACTTTTATATGCAGTATGTTTTAGATGGCGTTACAGGTGCAACCGGTCCAACTGGTGATCCATACATTAACCGTTCGTCAAATACCGTACCAGTAGTTCCTATTAACCTTTCCGTATACGTGATGACTCCTACATATAAAACAGCAAGAAATCTAGCGTTTACAACTGTAACCCTAAGCGATATTTATTACAATGATGCGAAGCTTAACTCAAATTTTACTATTTCACCGTCTGGTGTTACAGGTGTTTCTGGAACAACAGGGGGTAATGATGATTACATTGTAGTATATGATGCAGTTGCAAATTCTTATTCATCTAGAATACCGGTCTATATGGATCAGTCTGACGGGAATAGTATTGCATCATTCAATGTTCCGGTGACTCCAGTTCCTGCATCAAGGTTTACTGTATTTTACATGAAACCGGGAAGCACTCTAATTCGTTCTGGATTATCATACGCCGTCCCAGCATATACTCCGCAGGCCGAGACATTGGTTGCAGAAACGCGTCTTATTAGAGGAAGTACCTATCTAAACTATCGTATTCAAGGATTTGACTATCTAGATGGTGACGGCAACAGTATATTATTTTTAGGAGGTGGTACTGGGGCATCTGGTGTGATTCGAGTAGTTGATTGGTCGACGGCGGCGGGGCCAGTTCTTGCATCTTCCCCGTTTAATTATCCATCGCGCTCTTACGATTTCACCATAGACAGGCTCCCTCCTGGACAACTTCAGAACTCACTTGCATTAACATTCTACGATAACACCTCTAATATTTTAAGATCTGCATATAAATTAATACCAGGAATGACAACGGTACCGGCATATTATGTCGATACTCTAGTTCCTACCGGTCAACTAGCATTAAATGGAACTCTTCCAGGCGCAACCACTTTCACTCCGACAGCCGCTGTTGTACATAAAGATACCGGAACCATTTACTTTGTAGATAATTATGGCTCTGCCGGCCGTGTAAGAAGAATAGTTGGTGATCGTATAGAAACTTTAAAAGAATCAGGCTGGGCTACAACAAATAGTGCATTTACTAATCCAAATAATGTGGGTTATGGTTCAATAGCTATTCGTACAGATGGACCGAACGGCCCAGTTAATGGAATATTTGCCGGAACATCGAATGGTACTCTCGATTTTTATGCAACGCCATCAGACAGCAATGAAAAAATTGTAATACCGTTTAATACTGGAACATCACCTCCCGCTCCCTTTACAGTTTCGAGTATCACTCAGATGGCAGTACACGACGGTACTTTATATTTAGCAGACTCTGGCGCGACTGGAGGATATTACACACTGTCAAACATTTCTGGCATAACTGGCACTGGTTCGGCTGTTGATTCGTTTACCTTTGTAGATAAGGACGGCGCTGGTAATCAACTGCCATTGTTTAAGCCAAGTGGGTTGGCTGTAGACGTAACTGGTGTTTATATTAGCAATTTACCGTATAGCGATAACCTATCCCCAGGAATTTTATTTATTCCTCCACTTGTAGATGCAAGCTATATTGGACAGTCCGGACCCCTTATATCGACAAAATATGGATGGAGAGATGTTGAAACTGGAGGAGACCTTGCGACCGCACTATTCTCAGATGTTCTAGGAACTTTGTCTCTAGATATTTCATCAAATCTATATGTTGCAGATAGAGGAAATAACAATATAAGACGTGTTAATGTTGGGACTTCATCGGTAACCACAATTGCTGGGCCTCCTAATAATTCAGGAATAAGCGGATTGGTAAATGATATTGGAACAAATGCAAGATTCAATGTATTCAGTGTAGCAGCAGATCCGAGCGGACCAGTATATGTTCTTGAAGGGGGAGGTAACAATGATATCCGCAGACTTCAGCCTATTAAGAATCCGACTGCTTTTGATCCATTTTGGACTATCCAAACACTTGCCGGTGGAATAACTGGAGCAGGAACAGGTACAAATACTGGTAGTGCCGATGGCAACACACTTGAGGCGACCTTCCTTCGCCCCGGTGCATCTACAATTCACATTCCATCTGGAGATATGTACTTTGTTGATATTAATGTAACCAGCGATACTTCAAATATAAGACATGTTACCTCTCAAGGAGATGTTAGTACCATCAGTGAAAATCAAGTCACAGAAATAAGTGCTATTGCCATAGATAAGGATAACGATTACTTATATTTTTACAGTTCCAACAATCCAGGTAAGCTTTCTCAGATAGACTTGACTGATGCAAATCATCCTGTACGGGATATTATAACTTCAGGAACTTACGCGCTTAATCGAGTTACACAGATGGTTATCAGAGAAACAGCATTGTATATTGCATCACCAGATGTTACTAGTGGTTATCTTACCATCAGTGTTATGAACCCGGATGCCACCACACTCGTGCCGATTAACGAACCCGGCTATGCTACACGTACAATCTCGTATGCTAGTGGCATCGCTGTCAGTGCGGCAGGAAATGTTGCACTTTCTGATTCTGGTAATTCAGTCGTTGTACTGTACCCAGGACCAAGTGGCATCGCTAATCAAGTTACGGAGTTTACAATAGCCGGAGAGCCAGGAACAGTTGGATTACAGGATGGCGCGACCAATACTTATATGTTGGAACCTACAACGCTTGCGGCTGGATCTGATGGTAACAGTTTTTATGTTTTAGATGGTGTTGGAACTGTTATCCGTCGTATTGATGTGGATCCTCTTAGTGCAACTTCTTCAATAACTACCCTTGTTGGTCCTTCAAATCAAGCGACCGGGTGGGCTGATGCAACGGGTAATGCGGGAAGAATGAATTCTCGCGGTGGCAGTATTGTTGCAAACTCTACAGATAACGTCTTTGTTGCTGATGCAAGTAACGCTCTAATTCGTCAAACAAATCAAACTGGTACCTTTTCGTATGGCTCGCTTGCTCTTCCGCCAGTTGGACCCACAGGTTCAACAGGTTCCACCGGTTCCACTGGAACCACTGGAACCACAGGACCGGCACTAGCAGATCCTACGTTGTTTGTCTGTGGTGGCGGAGATGGAATACTGTACAGCACAGATAATGTTAGCTTTCAACTTGCATCATTTAATACTAGTAGTAGTTCTAAGCTCGTCTACCATGCGATAGCAACAGATGGACAACTTTGGATTGCTGGATGTAAGTCATTTTCCGAAATTTCTACATCGACTGATGGACAAAATTGGTTTACTTCGAACCCTCCGGTTGGCAATATTTCTCTTGCACTGATTAATGTCAATGGAATTGCAACAAATGGCAGTATGTGGGTAGCTGTTGGAGATGGCAGTACTGGGTTTGATCTTAGTTCTATTGCGTACTCCACTGACGACGGAGCAACGTGGACCCGAGTGACAGACGCGAATGATATCTTCGGAGGAGGTGGAAATACAGCTAGAACTGTTGCATGGAACGGTGCCATGTGGGTTGTAGGTGGTAATAATACTGTAAATCCTCTTGCATATTCGCCAGATGGTATCAACTGGACCCCTTCAAGTAATGGAGCATCGGTTCTGACAATCTGCTTAACTGTAACAACAAACGGTCCGGTCTGGTACGCGGGTGGTATAGGTCCAGGATCTAACATCGCAACTTCAACTGACGGAATCTCGTGGACTTCGGTAAATGATATTTTTGGTTCAACAGGCTCATGCAATACGTTATCGTTTCTAAGTCCTTCTGGATTTTTTGGACAATCTAGTTATTATCTAGCTGCAGGTGGCGTTGGTGCTGTAAATTTTGGTCTTTATTATGCACCTACATCCACTTGGGCCAACAACGATCCTGCTTTAACCTCGTTACTCGGCACTTCAACTGTAAATGATGTTATTGCGTTTGGAGACATTGGATCGCAAAATCTTGAAATATGTGGTGAGGTTCCTGATTTTATAGTTACAACCGATCCAAGTGCCAGGGCTATTGTTGGAGTGCCAATTGCAGCTCCAGGGACTATCGTCCATTCAACGCCACTATTTGCATATTTATATCCTGTTGGTTCCACAGGTTCCACAGGTTCCACTGGTTCCACGGGTTCCACTGGTTCCACTGGTTCCACTGGTTCCACTGGTTCCACTGGTTCCACTGGTTCCACTGGTTCCACTGGTTCCACTGGAACTATTGTTGAGTTTGTTTATGGAGGCGGCGGCGGCACTGCGGGTGTTCCGTCATTGGCGTATTCTACAGATAATATCACATTCACTCAAGCAACAGTTTATAATGGAGCCACGGGAGGTGTTTATAGAGCAGTTGCAACAGATGGTACATCGTGGCTTGCTGGATCCAGTACATCTCCAGCAAAAATATTTAGATCTTCAGACGGTAAGGACTGGTATGCTCAATCTGACATTTCCAATCTATTGAATAATGTAAATGCAATTGCAACAAATGGTAGTACATGGGTAGCTGTTGGAGATGGATCTGGTGTAACTGGTACAAGGAGATCTATTGCATATTCTACAAACACGGGAACAACCTGGACCGCTGTTTCTATTTCAAGTGATATGTTCGGCGGGGTGGGTAATTCGGCAAGAACTGTTGCATGGAACGGTAGCTTATGGGTGGTTGGCGGAGATAACTCACTAGTAGGAGGACCGCCTATTGCCTATTCTTATAATGCAATTACTTGGTTCTTTTCAGCAAGTTCTTCGTCGTTTCTACAGTCATGTACAAGTTTGACAACAAATGGTCCGGAATGGTACGCTGGAGGAGTCCGGAAGCTTACTAGTGTGATAACATCTACAGATGCCATAACCTGGGAACCACTAGCCGATGCATTCGGAGCAACAGGAGCATGTGAAGCGTTAGCGATTCGGTATCCAGCGGGTAATACGGGACAAAATAACTATTTTTTACTAGCAGGTGGTTATGGTATCAGAAAGTACGGTTTTTGGACACCAGCCGTACGAGCATGGTCTAGTACTTCCGCTATAACTACGTTAATAGGTTCATCAACAGTTACCGATATTATAGCATATGGTACACTTAGCAGTCAGTTTGCTCAAGTATGTGGAACAACTCCAGATTTTATGTTTACAACATCCGGCGGCCTGCGAGGAATAACTGGGTTGCCAGTATCAAATCCTACAACAGTTGTACACAGAACGCCATTATATACATACCTATTTCCCACAGGTTCCACAGGTTCCACAGGTTCCACAGGTTCCACAGGTTCCACAGGAGCAACAGGAGAAACAGGAGCAACAGGAGCAACAGGAGAAACAGGAACAACAGGTGCAACAGGTGCAACAGGAACAACAGGTGCAACAGGTGCAACAGGAACAACAGGAACAACAGGTGCAACAGGTGCAACAGGAACAACAGGAGAAACAGGTGCAACAGGAACAACAGGAGAAACAGGAACAACAGGTGCAACAGGTGCAACAGGAGGCACAGGTTCCACAGGTTCCACAGGAGCCACAGGTTCCACAGGTTCGACTGGATATGGAACAACGGGTGCAACAGGAGTAGGAGTTACTGGATCTGCAAGGCTTACGTTCGCTCACATTTACGATGCGAGTGCCACAAGAACTACAGATATCAGCGTTCTCGGTGAGGTAGTTGCCGGCCCAACACCCGACGTGCTGATAACAGTGAATGTTCCTCTCGAAACAATGAACAAGTTTATTCTCTACAAGAGTGCATGGCCAATCGGGTTCGATCCTCTTACAGCTGGTGGAATTAATAACCAGCCGCAGCCATATGTTGGCCTGGCACTATACACTGCGCTAGGGAATATACTCAGTAATCTGTCAGCGAGACTGTGCTCGACATCTGCCCCCGACCTTTTTACAGACGACTTCCCAAGATCAATCCAGTCAATTAGTAATTATTACAACTCAAATGCAAATTCATTCAATTTATCAAGCAGTACGATCCTCAGCTCAATCCCACCTGAAGCGATTACTTCAATCAAAGATGCTGGATTATCTATTAGCACATTGCTATCGATCTTACAAGACGTAGAAACATCGAATACGAATTATACTGTTGCCCTTCAGAATCTGTTTGAGCAAGCAGTTGCTTATGAACGCGTGAAGGATTTAGTAGTAATAACAGGCACAGATGTTCCTCCTTCATTCACGCAAGTAAGAAATACGACAACTCCTGGTGACTGGCCAGTGTATGGTGTTACATTCGTGGAAGACGACTCGATTCTCTTATACGTAAAGTATACCATAGGCAGAGTGCGCAGATATGGAGTCGATCCCACGGTTCTTGCTGGGCTTGATCCTACATTTGCAGTTGCACCAGTTCTTACATTGACATTCGGAGGAAAGACATTCGAAATTCCAATCGGAGGAAACTACATCGGTGACAGTATTGAAGGAGACACGTCTACAACATTCCGCTTATACGGAATCAAGCTCATTGCGACATCAAGAGCAACAAATATTTAAAAGTATATAATAAATGTATAGAAATACGAGCTGTGTTAGAGCATATACTACAGTTGGAACTGTTACAGTAGATCCTCTGTCAAAAGCAAAGGATGCTCTACTGCTGACATTAACACAGTATTTTGCAAAAAAACAAACTCGTGAACAAACTTTGGCTAGCCTTAATCTCCAGGCAAAGATTATTGAGAAAAGAATTGCTATGGAATAATTATGATTCTCTTATTGTCTCATATAATCCTGCATTTAAAACTTCTGTAAGCTCTACAGTGAATGAAAAATCCATTCCCTCTAGATCTACAATTTGTCCATATGGATCTCTCACAGCAACTGGAATACTTGAAATATTACTCGGTTGTTTAAAAATATACTCACGTGTTACCGTATCTAGACCGGTATCGTAAACAACGGCACCCTTAGGCTGGTTAATAATGATTTTTGCAAAAGAGTATATGTGATTCTTGTCAGGAGTTCTATGGGAAACTACTTTCCAATCAGGATTCAGGTCTAGAAATACGTAGTTATTATCAATAACATCGACAAGACCTGCGCCGGTATACGAATTCTTACCAATGAGAGTTGTTTCACGAAATCCAAGATTATGACCAAGACCGAAATCTCTAACGCGCGCTGCAAACTGTTCAAGGGAAAAAGCCATATTAAATTTAGTTCCATCTATTGTTGATATGGTCATTCGGCCGCTAGAATCATTATATGCTGCTACAATTCTAGATCCACCGTCAGCACTTCCAGACGGGTATACAAGTGTAAACACCCGATTTAACTCTGCTTCAAGTCCTAACTGATCATAATTTCCATCTGTGATGGTTAAAAGTCTATAAACAGAAGTACCGGGACCCTTTACTGCAAAACTAGTATTTCCACGCGATGCTGAAAATGTAAAATTAGTATTGGGAATTTCAATATCTGATACACGAACTGATATAATATTTTTCATAGTTGCATTAAACTTATATGTGAAGTTCGTAGACGATTGAGAAATATCATCTCTAAAACGTGAATCTATAGACAAAACATGAACACGAACATGTTTATCATAACCAACATGCTGCTTTGTCTTTAAAAAAGTGTCCTTACTCACCTTACTATGACTAGCCTCTTGGTGGCTTCCGCCAAAAACATTAAATGAATGTTGCTCATCGATTTCATCTGGTTGCTTATCTTCAGGCCCAACCTCTTCTTGAAATTCAGTGTGTTCTACTAAAAGATCCTTGGCGCTTTGTTCTTCTGCATAACCATCTCTAGCATCTCCGTCATGTTCAGCCAATATCTCAAAATAAGTCTTTCCTTCCATTACGTTCCCTTAGAATACATTGTTGAAAATCTGTCTAGATCATTTAACCAGAGATTACTTGCACTTGTACTCTCAAGTTCAGAGATAGAGTTACGGAGCTTTTCCAGGTCATCCTCGTGTTTCTTTGCAACAGCAAGAGTGATGGATTTGAATGGAAGATCCATCAGATAATCGAATGAATCTGAGATCTTTGAGAACTTATCCTTTGAAAGCATTGCATCGCAGTCCTCGCGACTCTTACGGCGAAGGTCTGGGACAGGACTATCCTGACTCTGTTGTTTGATAAAACGTACTACATTCTCATGGAAAGGTAGTTTATCACGCATCTCTTTTAGCATGAATTCCCTGCGCTTTTCGTAAAGTTCAAGACGAACACTCGCAAACTCATCAAGAATTCCATTGAGATTTTCATACTTCCGAATAACACATTTAGAATTGAATGCGTGCATGTTTGTCAGCTTAAGCTTAGATGTTAGCGATTTCTCAAGAGCAGCCGTATGTTCTGCATTACCGCTTAGCTTTACGCGAATGCAAACGTCGGTATCCGTAGACGTATCACTGAAGTCCTTGATAATACCATCTGCTTCCATCTTATCTAGAAATTCCTTGTAGTCGGAGGACCACGTCTCGATTGGAAGTTCTGAGATTACCATGACATCCTTCTCAAACTTCCACACACCCTTTACAATGTAATCTTTGTCAGACTTCTCTACGGTCCCCTTGAAGCCCTTAAACCAGGGAACAATTTCGACATCGGTGATCTTTGTCTTCTTGTTGAGCCAGTCCTTTAGAATTTCAGCCAATTTCAGAGGGCTGCATGGCGGGATAAATGTAGAATATCCGGTTCCAATTCCACGTGCACCGTTCACAAGAAGCATGGGAATGATGGGTGCATACCATTCTGGTTCTACCGGAAGACCGTCGTCATCCCGGTAATTCAGACATCCTAGATCGTCAGATGGAACGAGTGCAGAAATATATGGCTTGAGACAGGTGTGAATATAACGAGGAGATGCAGCATCCTTGCCTCCCTGTAGACGTGTCCCGAACTGTCCCTGTGGAACAAGCCATGCAAGATTATTTGATCCTACAAAGTCCTGAGCCATTCCGATAATAGCATCGTTCAGAGAGGCTTCACCATGATGATATCCGGAATGTTCAGAAACATAACCAGCAAATTGTGCAACTCGAATTTCTGATTTAAGATTCCGCTTGAGAGCAGAAAACAAGATCTTTCTTTGCGAGGTCTTAAGTCCATCCATTACATTAGGAATTGATCGTTCTAGATTATAGTTTGAAAAGTGAATAAGATCTTTGTTTACAAAATCACTGTAAGATACCGTCTTCTCTGCACCTACAATTTCGGACTTCGAATACCCCTTTAGCCAATCCTTGCGGTTATCGGCCATGGACTTATTGAATGCAAGTTCAATTGATTCATCCGATGGCTTACCAGTATAACCATAGCGTACAACATTCATGCTCTTAAAGTACTCTTTTGCTTCGTCCCGAGTGGAAGTACCGAGTCCCTTATAGTATTTGATCTTCCAACCGCGAGATTCGTCTGTCTTGCGCCACTCCTCGTATTCATGTTGAGTATAGAAAGACCGAACCTTAGATGCACGCGTTGCTTTCACAATCGGAGTTGCCATGTAGGTAATGAATCCTGGAATGCTAATAAGCTCGTGCCAGAGCTCGTGAAACATATTGATAAGAAGCCCGCGAATATGTGAACCATCATAATCCTGATCAGTCATAATTAGAATACTGCCATATCGAAGAGACTTTACATCAGAATATTTCTTTCCGGATTCGAGGCCTAAAATCTTCTTCATATTTGCAATCTCTTCAGTCTGTTCTACCTTGCGAGACGATGTATCCTTTACATTGAGCAGCTTGCCGCGTAGAGGAAATACGCCATAAATCTTTCGCTGATCCTGAGAAAGACCGGAAAGTGCCATAGCTTTAGCCGAGTCTCCCTCTGTAAGAATTAGTGTGCATTCGTGACTCTTAGAAGACCCAGCATATACTGCATCGTCTAGCTTTGGAATTCCAGTAATCTTGCATTGCTTCTTTCCATCTGTCTTCTTTTCGTCTTTCGAATCCTTGACATTCTGTGCAGCAAGAACCTTATCCATAATTCCGAGCTTAGAAACTGCCTTCTTGAGAAAGTCATCCGATAGCTTACATGTGACCTTCGATGTTAGAACTTCCTTGGTCTGAGAGCTAAAAGACGGATTCTCTACAAAGCAATAGATAAACACGGCAAGAGAGTCGCGGACTAGAGATGGTTTAACCTTAATTTTCTTCTTTGTTTCGATATATGCAACGTAATGCGAAACAACTTGATTCGTAATCTCGTCCACATGTTTTCCACTTCGAGTCCAAATACCATTAACAAAGGAAACGTTGAAAGCTTTGTCTGTAGGAGAGTCCGAAAGTGCGACATGCCAGTGAAGCTGAGGGTTCTCTGTAAGGATGGTTGCGCTTTTCGGAAGGTACCAGGAGACGTAAGATGTGAGATCGCGAAACTTGACCAATGCGCCGCACCATGTAACCTTAACGTCTTTTCCGACTGTCATTGCAAGATCGAATACACGCCTCTTTACGACCTCGAGTAGTGCATCTGGAATAGAATCCTTCCATCCAAACTTTGCAAAATCTGGTGTCCAGACAATCTGCACACTGGGCTTAGTCTTACAAGACTTCACTGTAGGAACTCCAATTTTTGACATATTATCTTCAAACACCTGTGTATACTTGAGTTGGCGAGTTGCGTCTACGATAGTCAATTCTAGACGCTTTGCAAAGATGTTCACTAGTTTTACACCATACCCATTCTTGCCGCCCACTAGCTTCTTTTCCTCCTTATCGTAGTTTGTAGATGTAAGAAGCTCTCCGAAAATAAGTTGTGGAATATATACGTCATACTCAGGATGCTTTGCTACATCAATTGACTCTCCGTCATTCGAAATAGTAAATGTCTTTCCGTCGCTTGAGATATCGATATGCTTCACCGGATTTGCGCTTCCCTTCTGTCGAAGGCGCACTACGTGATCGTGTGCATTAACAAGAAGCTCGTCGATCAGCTTGTAGAATCCGGGATTGAAATTAATATTTTTTGACTCAAAACATTCATCTCCGACAACATAATGGTCCTCTTGTGCATTTTCAATACTACCGATATATGTGTCGGGAAGGCTGAGAATGTGCTCCCGGTGAGTGTGTTTGCGATAAGTCTGAGATAGTGACATGATGGTTAAATATTCTATACCAGGGGACATGTAAATTCGTTTTGAACAAAGAATTTTGGTTTTGACGTTCTTGGAATTAAATACTTAAATGCCTCCAAGAAAGGTAAAAGTCCAACCTCCTGCCCAGGAAATACCTATAGTGTTTTTTCTGAGAGTCCCCGATGAAGCAGAAAATGGCGTTGTACCAGTTGGAGATCAATCGTCTTATTCAGATATTCTTCATTCTGTTGAATTCACTAACACTTCTGAACGTTTTGGAAATGAACTTTTAAAACCCATTCTTGCAAATATTAAACGGGAAACTGCATACTCAGAACATACTTCATGTTTTTGGTGTTGCCATCCGTTCAGTGGTCCAGCATATGTTCTTCCAGTGTCGTACGACACATACAAGAACGTATTTGTCTGTGAAGGAAACTTCTCGTCTCCTGAGTGTGCACTAGCTTTTTTGTATTCAGAAAATAACTTATCTGAAGGAATCCGTTGGAATAGACATGCACTTCTGTCTAGCCTTTATGGAAGTCTTTATAATTCACCAATCTCTCCTGCACCACCTCGCTCTCTGCTACGAATGTTTGGAGGACCGCTAGATATAAAGCAGTACCGTGATTATATAAATGAAGTTAATGATGTTATTCTAGCAGATTTACCCCCAATCCGTCTAATATTTCCATCTATGAATGTACAGGGGCCACTTCGCGATGTTAAAAAATATGTTCTGCTTTCAAATGATGTTGTTGAAAAGGCTTCTGAATCACTGAGACTTAAAAGATCAAAGCCAGTTCATGTGAATGTTCCAACTTTAGATATGTGCATTCAATCTAAACATACTAAGGTTTGATTATTAAATGAACCAACAGGTTACAGATCTTCTTAAAACACAATTAATTTTAGGTGCAAATGGGAGTGGATCTTGGAATGGACTTCGTAATATTGTATGCATGAATTTGTATGATACAGTAGTTGCAACATTCCCAGTTTGGTCAAGATTTATTTCAGCTAATGTATGTAGACGCAGGAGTACAAAACCTGTAGAAACGCCTCCTCCGAATAAAGAAGTTCGTTGTGAAATAGCATTTGAGAGACATAAGGAAGAGAAGCAGTCAAAACACATAGAAACTACAGTTTACCAACAGCGAACTGATGCAATTATTCATTCTATTTCTAAGGTTTCTGCAATCAGACATCTTCTTTCAATTGTCAACCACGACTATCTTCCTTATGAATTCGAACCTATTAAGGTTGATAGCGATATCTACTTTCAATTAACAGATCTTAAACATTCAGATGGTAATATTGAAACTCTAAAATTTAAGCTTTTTTGTTATGATCACGAAATTATCTTTCTCCAAGCTTATGTTGAAACGTGCAATACTGATTACGAAAGACACATGAAGAACAAGCTTGGGTCTCATAAGTATTTTTTTAACATGATTGTTCCTTCAAAATCTAAGGGAACAATGCAGAATCCATTACCCACTTCACACATCGTATTTACCAAACATAAGTTTCAGACATCTCGTACATTCGATAATGTCTTTTTTGAACAAAGAGCAAACGTAGAAACGCATACTGAGTTTTTCCTTAAGCGAAAAGATTGGTATGAAAAGAAGGGAATTCCTCATACTCTTGGATTTATGTTTCATGGTGAGCCGGGCTGCGGAAAGACTTCGACAATAAAAGCAATTGCAAATGTTGGAAACCGACATATAATAAACATACATCTTTCAGAAATTAAATCAAAAGAACAACTGAGTCATCTATTTTTCAACGACGAAATACATGTTCTAGACAATCAAAAAACAGAGAGATACACAATTCCTGTTAATGAGAGGATGTATGTCATAGAAGACATTGATGCAATGGGTGATACTGTTCTCCGTAGAGAATGGAAAAGACCAGAACCTGTAACTGCAAAGAAGGAGCCATTCTTAGATGCATTTGGAAATATAATTGAAGAACAAGAAAAGAACCCTATCGATCTTTCATTCCTACTTAACTTGCTCGATGGTACACTAGAATCAACTGGCCGTATAATCGCAATCTCTACCAACTTTCCAGAAAGAATTGATCGTGCACTTATCAGACCAGGTCGCATTGATATGATCATTCATTTCAAGAAGTGTTCATTGAAAGTACTTCGTGAAATGACAGAGAGTTTTTATGACAAACAAATTGAATCTAATATCTGGACTATTCCGGAACTCAATGAAAAATGGTCTCCTGCAGAGGTGAATCAGATACTATTCAGAAATTTCAAAAATCACGAGAAAGCGATGCATGAATTGGAAACTCTTTCGCGAGATGAACTTTATGGATTTTCGCTAAGCGGTTCAGACCTCTAGAATTTTTGTTGCAAGTTTGGTGATAATCTGGATATACGACCATACCGTCTGCTTTGTCTTCTCTGACATTCCATTAATATAGACTTTAAGTTTATCAACTACATTTAGGTCGACATCTCCCCGATCCGAGTAATCTTGGTTCAGGAAGAATGATTCATCCTTATTTGCAATCTTTTCCCCGTACGGATCAACAATTTCTGTCTTTACGTAGTTAACAACCATCATTGGATTTGTAGACTTGAACAGGGACAGGGTCGTCATAAACATCGGAAAATCTGGGTCATCTGGATACATTTGCTTGAGTTCATCAAAGAATGAATTAAACTGTGTAAAGAATGCCTCAATAAGAAGCTTCTTTGACATTCTTTATATTAAGTACGGCTAATACCAGAAAATTCGTTTTTACGCTGTGCTTCGATAGCTTCTAGGCGAGAAGCAATATCATCATTGGATGACGTTTTTGATTTTATAGTATTCTCTGTTTTAGGGTCTGCAATAGCTGCAACAGCAGAGGCGACGGCGCTTCCTAAAAATGTATACATGCTATTGCCATCTGATGCAAACTCAGTGGGTGTACTCCAAGATGAATAAGATTCAGATAGGCGGCCCGAGCCCTCAAACCCCCACGCAGAAACATCCCCTGTAAAAGAAGCCGACGACCCCCCAGCGGCCGCTCCTTCTTGCTTAGCAGGGAGCTCGGTTCTTGCATTTGTCGGCTTAGCAATGTACCCAAAAATATCCTTACCTACTACAACCTCCTTCGACTCGGGATTGTACAGGGTGGGGACCTTTTTAAGAAACCCCGGTATCTGGTCTCGTGCAAGAGACTCGACCAAGATAAATTTATAGAGACCCGCTTTGTTCAGGGCCTTTAGTGTTTCAATAATTTGTTTACTGTGCGGACACCTTTCGCTGTAAAACAGATATGGTTGGCTCATTTTAGTTATTCAACCCAAGGAAAAAACGGAAAGAATCGGCAACGAAACATCTTAACCAAAAACAATGGCGAGCTTTGTTGTAAAAAACAACTCTAAAGATGGATTTCATATGAGCTCTGAGTTTCAGAACTTTCCTGTAACATTTGTTAATGCACTTCGCCGCATTGTTCTCAGTGATATCCCGACCGTGGTTATCCGAGATATTCAGATTATTTCAAATACAACTCAAATGCCACACGAGATGCTTCGCCATCGAATGGAACTTCTTCCAGTTAACGTAGATCCAAGCGATACTAGTATTATCAAAGATGCTGTTATTGAGTTGCGCCTGTTTGCAGATCCAGACAAGGATCGTGATATTACAACTGATGATTTTGTAGTCCAGTCTGGAAGAGAGCACATTCTCATGAAGGATCGCGATCTCGATACGCCTTTGCTGTTTCTTCGAGTGAAGAAAGGAGAGGTCGTGCATGTAAAGGCTCGTCTTTCAGTAGAGAACGGGTCTCAGGTTTGTACTGCTACAACTAAGTTTCATATTGATGAAGAGAGAGCTAAGGTAGATAAGAAAGCTTATGTGGACAACGGAGGTGATCCGAGGGTGTTTGACAACTTTGATATTCAAAAGTCATATTCTGTCGATAAGATTGGCCGGCCTAACTGGATTGACATGAGTATCGAGAGCGTGGGTGTTTTAAAGTCAAAACACATTCTCAAGCTAGCAGTACAGGGACTTGCAAAACTCGTTGACGAGTGGATGAACGCAGCCGTAGATAATATTGCACGTGAGAGCGAAAAACATGTTTATAGCATCTCTCTGGAACAAGGTGGACATACTGTAGGAGCACTACTGCAGGAAACTATCTATCACAGTCAGGAAGTGGACTTTGTTTCATATGATATCACACACCCTTTGAAAAAAATGATGGTTCTTCGGTTTCTTACAAAGGAGACTCCCGAGAATATTCTCAAGAAGACGAAGGCTACGATTCACGAATATTGTGAGTTAGTAGAAAAGGCACTATAAGAATAATGGCGGAACGGTTGTTGTTCGACCCAACATCTGAGTTTGAGATTCTCGAGACCATCGAAAATTTTGAAGAAGAGATCCAACGCCCAGAGGATATTAGATTTTTTACACTAGAAGAGCAGCTTCTTGATTACTTTGAAAAGGTAATTCCAAAGCGCAAGGCCACTCGACAAGAGTTGCAGATGCTAAAATACGATCGTGATCGAATGAGACTAGCATATGGCAATTATATTCACATTACAGAGACGGACTACGTAGTTGATGTTAACAGAAAACAAGTAAAAGTAGATTGGATTACTCCAGTTTATAGTTCATTTGACTATAAGACCTATTCATATGCAAAAGAATACGTTCCTCTATTTGAAAGAGACTCTAGAAGAACGCCGAATTACTATCCGCGGCTGTTATCTGCCTTGCCGAGACCATACAGTACAACTGGCGAGGGTATATTGTTGTCTTCAAACGAGACTCTAACGAACGAAAAAGGTGAAAACTCTATAAAGGCTCTTGCAAATTATCAAAGAACCAGAACAGTTATTCATGACGATGGGACTATGGATGTTGTTGCAACTGTTGTTCCTAATACAGGAGATGACATAAAAATATCAGGTTATTATTTGAAGGCACGTGAACTCGATCTTCCAAATCCGATGGCAGATCACCCATTTTTGCGTTCAACTCAACCAGGCTATGTAAAGTCAGAGTTTCCATTGCTAAATATATATCCGAGTTTTGCAACTATTCTGGAACACGCTATTCCAGTTACAACAGACCCATACACAGAGGGGAAGCAATATCTAAAACTTTACGACGTGAAACTTTCTCAAATTCCATGGTCTAGTTGGAAACAGAGATTTCCCCCAGTTGAGACGAAACAGTCTATAACTGCTGTCACTAGTATAAACTTTCCCTCAGATAATAAAGAACAAGAACCGGGAGAAGTTCTTACTAAGCAGTATCATACATCATGGTATCCTGGTTTGCATCCACGGCTATGGCTGTCTAAACAAATAGATGCCGGACATTTAGTATCCCAACTCTTGCTATCCGAAGCAAGCGAAAGTGGTGTTTTACCGACTCCTCCTCCAATGGACGCCCCTTCTCCATCATATCCATCTGCAAGTGCAGATATATGCATGAACTTAACAGGAGACTTTGACACCTTTCTTTCGAGCGGTCTTTTTAGGGTAATCAAGAATACAGGCGTATGCGTTCCTGTGGGGATGATTCATCAAGAAAAAAGCAATGATGTTTTTAAAGGAAAACTTGGTTGGAGAGAAGATACTAAGTCGATTATTCAAGCAACTTATTTAAAAGTGCTAAATGCATTTCAAATTTCAGATTTACCAGACAGTGTGGTGAAATATGAAAAAGTTGACCGTTTACCTGAATCAGAACGAAGAAACGACGTTCTCGTTATTTTGAAGGACTACAGTAGAAGTCCTGAAGATAGGGCAGACGCAATTGAGCTTATAACACGAGATCTTCATATGGTAGAAAAACAGTATATTGACGTGGGTGGAAAATTTGTAATATGTGCGCATACGCTCGAAGTCTTGCATGGTAAGCTTGAAGATGATCGTATGGGATTTTACTCTGAATGGACATATAGTCAGGATGGAGGAAGAATATGCAAGTTCTGCCACGAAGAAATAAATAAAGACTCATTCGTGGCAACAAAAGAGTACGATGATGATGGACATCTGATGATGGACTACCAGGCTCTTGAAAAAACTACATACAATGGAAACAGTCAAATAGATGTTTTTACTAACTCGCTAGTAACTCTGAAACGACTTTTTGATCTTGAAAATGCAGGGGAATCGATTCTTTATATCCTGCTTTCTATTCTGCAAATTCTCCCTCAAGAAACACAAGTATTGCCACTATTGCAACTAATTAGAAGATTGACAAGTTCACTAAAATCAAGAGCTTCATCTGGGAAGATTTCTAAAGAAAATCAAGATCGTATTGAAGGAATTTTAGGAATAGCATCAGCCGTAGTGCTTCTACAAACCCACAATCCATTCTTGATACCAAAACGCTCATTGGGGAGCAAACCAATGAATCTTTCTGGATTTCCACGTGATTCTACAAACCCAAAAGAATCTCCTGTTCTAGATTCAGTAATATTAGTGCTTCGCAAAACTCTTGAGGCATTCCCTGCTACATATAGAGGATCCGTGGCTGCGATATCTAGACAAGTTTTATCCAAACCAGAAAAGGTAAAAGAAGAAATTGTTCCATATCTAAAAGTATTTTTTGAGCAGTTTAAACCACTGTTTGAACACGCTATCGACCGCTATTCTGCACCTGTTGAAGAAGCTCCTCTAAATTTGATTCAATTTCCAATCATTCGAATTGATAATCCATTATTTAAAATAAACGATGAAGTTGATGCAGAACAAAATACGTCATGTTCAGTTTTTAGAACACTTGTAAGTTGGACAACTAAAAAACTACCAACCATTGTTCAAAATTTAATAAGACTTAGGCGTCCAATATATCCAAGTCCGCGTAATAAAATCTTGAATGTAAATTTAGATAAAATTCAAACAGTGAACATATCCGACAAAGAAATACGTTCGGGGATTGCTAGTGGATTACCAAGCGGATTTCCGCTGTTGAGCGAAATAATGAAAAGAGAACTAGACAGTTCCGTTATATGTACTCTCACGTCAAGACTACTCGATCTTGTCTCAAAAACTGGCTTTTCTAAAAGTTTGCAAAGCGAGTTCAGAAGCAATATAACGCTTCTTGATGTTACCCAGAGCCCGTCTTTGCTCCGTGATACTGCTAAATCTATATTTTTTAACTTTTTGCATGCAATAAAGAAGGACAGGAACACAGCGTCTCTCACTAGATTAATAAACGAATCACTTAAAACAGATTTAACTCTTAGAATGATTCTTCTTTCAAAAAATGCAGCTGACAAGGAGGAGTTTGAACTTCGAAGCAATGAGACTAATCTTTTGAAGAAAAGATATCGCGAAATGAACGATACACAGCGTGAGATAACAAAAATGTTAGTAGATATTGGAATTTCAGATTTTATTGTCACCAACGAAGATCGTGAAGTATTTGCAAGACAATTTGAGGTAAATATTGAACGTGAATATGCACAACTCCAAGAAGAGTTAGACACAAACAGACCTGAAGAAGGGTACGACAATATTCGTGATTATGTCGAAAACGGTGATCAGCCCGTGGCTTACGACGGTAGTGTCATGAATGTTGACAGAGGTGATTACGGCGACAGAGCAGTACGTGACTACAATGATTATACCGAACAAACAATGTTCGAAGATAATGATGGCGATGGAATATAGTATACATGCCATTAGATTATAAACAAAAATGTCATTGGAAATCAATCTTGTTAGAAACTCAAATCACGCGAATGACGACAAAATCCTTGTTAGAAAGCGTCATAACCAAGCTGGTTACATGCTGAGATATAAGGATGCAGCTATTAATTCTGTATGGGTAAACGAAAAAACTTCGGAACAGGTTTTTTCTTATATTGAAGATACTTTGCGTGTTATTTCAGCAGATGCCGATCCGTTTACGCATGTTCAGGTATCTATTCCTGGATTTCCTGTAATTTTTCTTCCTCACAATGCACTAACTGCTGATATGATAAACATTATTCTAGATAACGTCTACGATTTTATTTATTCTCCACCAGCTTCATTTGTACCTTAGATTGCCATTTTCGTAATTGTATAATTTCTTTTTTTGTATAGATGTAGCCGTTCCTGAAACTGGCGGCGAAATGCAGGGTCAACAATATCTAGGATAAGCGGATGAACTGTTCTTTTATCCTTTTCGACTCGCAGAATTCTCCCAACAATCTGATCAACATCTGGTCGAGATGTAGCCATCAATAATGTATTCAACGAAGCTACATCGAACCCTTCCTTGCACATCTGATAAGTTGCAATAAGGATTCTCTTTGTTGATGTCCATTCATTACGCTGAGCAGCTGGGGTCTTCCGAGACAGCACGCACGCATTTTCTTTCAGTTCCCCCGGCAATAATTCGAGAAGCCTGTTTGTATGATCTACTCGATCGGATAAAACTAAAATCTGTCTGTTTGTTTCTTGATATACATCTTTCAAGATTTCAATTATAAATGCATTTCTCGGTTCGTATTCAGCTACCTTGTTAATCATCAATGTGGTAAACATGACCCCTGCATCATTATAGATAATCTCATTGAACGAGTCATCTGGTGGTTCATATTCAAAGTATTCTACGTTTACAAGTCCATCAACCTTATCAGCAGAATCAGATTTATATACAAGAGGGCCGAGAAACCAATGGATTACGTGCATAAGCTTATCTTTCCGTTCGGGCGTCGCAGAAAGTCCGATCATATATCTAGATGTAATTTTTGGAATTGCCTGGCTAAATGACTCTGATGCAATATGGTGACACTCATCTACAATTACAAGACCAATTCGTTTGAAAGTAGAAACCGGATATTCTTTCATAGAAATGCTCTGTAGCATTGCAACAATTACATCTTTATTTTCAACTTCTACCGTGTCGCCTTGGACCGTTCCAATTCTTGCATCTGGTAAGAATGCAGACAAACGTTCAATCCATTGATCTCGAAGAAAGGTATTGTGTACTAGAACTAGAGTGGGCATTTTAATTTGTGATGCAATATAGAGTGCACAAACAGTTTTACCTCCCCCCGTTTGTAATGAAATAATACCATCTTTTGGTTCAGGTTTTAAAATACTGTTCACTACCTCCACTTGAACGGGCCGAAGAGAACCGGTAAACCTCCAATATTTTTCAGGAGTTTGTTCAACGTTTCGCGTTGTAGTCTTCAATGGACCATACTGCTGAATTCCATAGTGTTTCGGAACATACAGAAACTGCTCCGACTCCTTGAATACTGGATATCTTGATACAAATTGTGGTTTTACAAATACCGATGGGATATAAGGTTTTACAGTTAATGTTCCTTTAACATGATGAATATTTTCAATGTCTTTCTTTTCGAGGCAATAACCATGAATCGTTAATGCCATTTGTAAGTTGAAATGACATTAAGATTTTCATCCGTTTTAAATAACAATGAGTCAGTTTGGCCAGGATACCGAGGTGTTAAGAATTTTTAACAAAAAAAGAGGCGGGTACTTTATTGAACTAGGTGCACACGACGGGGTCACATTATCAAACACGCTTTTACTAGAAAGAGAGTATGGTTGGAATGGATTGTGCATAGAGCCAAACCCAGAATTATTTGAAAAACTAGAAAAATCTAGAAAGTGCAACGTTTCCAACGGTCTCGCATTCTCTGAATCTGGTATTGTAGTTGACTTTTCTTGCGGAAATCTACTAGGTGGAATATCAGATCACATTGATAAGTACCTAGATGTAAAAAAGAATGCAAATAGAATTCAACTAACAACAACTACACTTACTGAGATATTAGACAGCTGTAATGCACCTGAATTTATTGATTATCTATCTCTTGACACCGAAGGCACTGAGCTAGATATATTGAAAGGAATTGACTTTTCAAAGTATTCGTTTGGTTTCATGAATATTGAGCACAATTTCATGGAACCTCGTAGAACAGAAATTAAGAAGTTTCTTTTTGAACGGGGCTATTCTTTTTATAGTGCAAATAGTGTTGACGATAACTACATAAATTCTAAACTTCGTTCTAGTGTTCCAGAACCAGTTTTTAATTACAATCGACCATTAAGATGGGGGCTAAGACGTAACTAAGAAATGATTACTTCTAAAGCAGAATGTAGGCGCTTTGCTTCTACAGCATAACGAGAATCATCCATGGTAGAGAAAACCCGTGCGCAAGATGCGAGTGTGAGAAAATCTACAAGTAGTTCCACATTCACCTGATCCTTTGATATTGTTTGATTATCCATTAAATGCAAGGGTACAGATCCTACCGACGACATTTTTGTGAGGACAGGGAACTCCGGAAACCTTTTTTTCCACATATCGATGAATTCATTATCGTCAGATACAACAACGAGTTGAGCTCCGTTAAAAAGGCCATTTGCAACTAGTTTTACAGCAATAGCGCTTATACGATCTTGTTTATTAATTCTCGTCGATCTGTCAGTCCCACGAAGATGAATCCCCCATTTGTCAGATAACTTATACGTTTTCTGTCTTAATCTTACTTCTTCGATTACTCTCGGATCAATGATTCTGAATACCTTTGTAAAAAAAGCAGAATCATTGTATATCTGCCGGTTTCCAACGCATGAAACTACAAGTACGTCCTCAACACAAGGTTTGAAATTATCTCCAATATCTACATCATCTTTTGAAAGTGTTTCGTTTAGTATGTCCTTAACACGCCCATTCCAAAATGGTGGAAATGCACTAATGTCGTCTGGTATATCATCTAATTCAAAGGATGGAAGATTAAGTTTAAAATAAGTGTAGAATGACTCTTTGCCTCCAGACCATATAGTATCTCTCCAATCTACATAAATTGGTACATTGTAAGTTATGGCAAATTTTACACACATTTTTAAGGATTCGAGTCTATCACCAAACCCACACCATCCCTTTACAATCATATATTTCATTTGTAATCTAATATCATATTAAATGATTGTTCCTGTCCTAGTTGAATTTCTAGGAACACTATTGTTGATAGGTACAATTGCCTTTGCAAAAAGCCCATTGCTAACTATTGCAGCACTTTCAATTGCAGTTACTGCTGGTGGAAAGATTTCAGGAGCGCATTTTAATCCCGCGGTATCCGTTTACCATGCCATGGCTGGTAATGTATCTAAAATACGTGCTCTTTATTATATTCTAGCGCAGGTTTCTGCTGGAGCTATTATAGGATTATTTTCAATGATTTAATTCTACAACAACTCATAAATGAACAAGTCCTATGACTATGGTGGAACACAGGTGGCATTTTCTAAACCAGTTCAAAGGCTAAGATCGGTAAAGAAAACAGTTCACGTCGATTCTGCAGATCGCGATACAAATATGTATAAAAATTCTGGAGATTTTGTTATTTATCTCCCGCGTGTATATGAGAAAGTCGTGTCGATTGCTGTTAAACAGGCTGAGTTTCCTGTTACAAACACAATAACGCTAAGTATATTTGATAAAGCGGATCCTACTGTCGTTGGCAAACTTACCCAGAATCCTTCATACTTTGTACTCGACATCGAAGGGCTAAACAAAGGAGACTGTGGCTCTGTTGGAGCTGATAGATCTGCATTTGTAGATTCTGTATTTGCAAAATTTCAAGTACATTCTACCACAGATCCATTATTTTACACGGAAAGCAGCGGTGCAAAAATATGCGAGTATTATCAGCCATCTATTTCTAAGTTAGACCGACTTCATGTAACAGCCCGTATTCATGGACAGACTAAGAACCAGTCTATCTACTGGACCGACTCTAATTTTAGTTTTTCACTCGAACTCGAAACACTTGAAAACTCATTCGATGATTTTTCATCAATTGAGTCGCGAGTTTCGGAACGTGCATCTTCTGGATTTCTTGGATGCTAAAAATGGAAATATCTGGTGCAAATTAGTTGAAATAAATGAATGGAGAAGCATATGGTAGATAGGTCTCCCGATATTAATCCTCACAAGACTCACTATCATCAGGCTGTAATCCTTAAGCGAAACAAGATCTTGGCAGTTGGACACAATATGATTGGATCTAGGTCGAAGGGCTGCGGTTATTCTGATCGAACCATTCACGCAGAACGCGCAGTTGTGAAGAATCTAGGAGATTACTCACAACTTCGTGGTGCTACTCTAATTGTTTATCGCTACAACTCTCATGATAAACTACTCGACTCAAAACCATGCGACGAGTGTCAGCTCTTTCTTGAAAAATGCATGAAGGAATATGGACTACGTAAAGTAGTATACTCGACTGAGAAATAAAATGGATTTTTATTTAGAAAAGAAAGGCCTGCATAACCAATATGGAGGAGCATCGTGTAAAGATCATGAAGGTCATCCAGGCAAATACGGAATATGCGAACCGCCCCAACTCCGTTGATAAGGCAGGATGCGCAATTCATACCGCATTACTATGGAAGATCGTTGAAGCCATCGACTCGAATGACACAAATGCATATGATCTTGCACACGAGGAGTTATCGCGTTGGGTAAACCACAGACGCATGTTCGGGTAGGTATAATCAATTTTTACTTAACTCGACGCCCTAAATTGACAAATGTATCAAATGTAAAAAGAAAGAATATTCCGGTGACGATATATAGAAGCATATCCTGACTAGATGGGGTTTCGTATCCAGTTTGATTTTGTTCTATCATTTGAAGAATCCGATTAAGCTTTACTTCATGCGCTTCTTGCTGAAATACAGGAGGTGCATAAGGAAAGTCGGTGCCAGAATCACTCGGAAAGAACGGCTGCGAATATCTCGATTTTGTCGATGTAAAATGTTCTTTAGTAGGAGGTACTACGTCGGGGGTGTAGTTAGAATCCTCGTCATTTTGTGCAATCGGAAGAGTCGCTGATAGGTCATCTATTGTTTTTTTGTGTGTCATTTGCGCATGAGCTCCACGGTTAGCAGGATTTGCAAACACTCGGTTCTCCTTAGCAGCATCTCTTTTCTCCTCAGGATGCTGGGTTTTGTGGGCCATAGAATGTGTCTTTTTGGGAAAACTCGTCCCCCATACCTCGTCCAGACTCGAATACTGAGTATTCATTCACTTGTTCAAAGGAGCATAGAAAATTCTACAAAAGTCATTTTAATAATATGCTTAAAACATAAAATGAAGCTTCCACAGACAGACATGATCCTCCTTGGAGTTCTTGTAGTTTATATTGCATTTTTCACAAATCCACCACCAAATGCAGTCACTCAGGTACTAGCTACATCCGTTGGAAATGTGGTTGTGCTAGCGGGAATTCTAGTGCTTTCTATGAAAGTAAGTCTTCTTGTTGGAATGTTTGCCGGGATTGCATACGTTCTAAGCTCGAATATGAAGATCGAATTTTTGGACCCTAAAGAGCAAACTCCTAAAGACAAGAAACAGCCAGTATCCGCAGGAGTGTCCGCTGCTGCTGCATCGGGTATACTCAAGGAACTTCTCGGAAAGGCTGGCAAAATTCCTTCAGTTGCTGGCAAGAGTGTAACCGCTCCTCCAGTATCGACATCGATCCCAAAACCAGCAGGTCTTGATAAGGGAACCGAACATTTTAGCGGAGTCTAAGTAATAGAATGTTTCATCATGTGCATAATACAGTAAATTTTTTAAATTCCAATACGATGTTTGCTGGTATCATGCTTTTGTTATTGAATGTAGGAGGTCGGTTTATAACCCACGAGCTTAGTTATGATGACAGAGAGTATTCGGAAAATATAATTCTTCGTAGATTGGCTATTTTTGCAGTTTGTTTTGTTGGCACAAAGGATATGCTTACATCTATAGTTTTGACGGCCGCATTTGTTGTTCTTGCAGGGGGTATATTTAGAGGTAAGGGGCCGTTTTCTCGTGAAGGTATGAAAAACCTTGAAAGTTCTGAAGTTGTTTCTTCCCCAGGTAATCCCTACGATGGAATGGTATCTGGAGATCCTCCTTTGTTTCCTAAGTAATAAATGGGCGGCGGTTTATTTGGAACTCCGCTTTATCTAAATCCAAAATGCTTGGTTTTCTCTGCATTTGTCTTAGTGGTATATTGGCTCCCCCATCCTAAGGCATTTTCACATCGAGCAGTTTCTGCATTTTTACTAGCTACTTCTGCGTATATAATACTTGCTTGGTATGATGTGCTATTTGATTGCAATGATAGACTTCGCCCTACATTACTTGGATGGTTATCAAAGCCGTTCAAACCAAGTGAATATTCTGAAGAATACGAAAAACTTCCTTTAAAATATAAAAAAATAATTAGAACAGTTGACGTAGCTGTTCTCGGAGTTCTAGTACTGGCTGTTGCATACCCATACATTCAAACCTAAAAATGGAAAGATTATACGTTGGTCTACTTTTATTAAAATGGCAGATGATCCCCGTGAGATGATTTCTCGCGCACAAAAAATTTTGCCCGGCCTAGATATGTCGCCCCTTCTTCCGTTATTTGGAATTCCGCCTAAAAAGCCCACTGCTGATGAAATAACTGAAAAGATTAAGATTCTTCGTGATGCACAGAAAATGCTGCCTCATGTAAAGAACATGTTCTGTCTTCTTGGTGCGTTTGATATCTCAACACACCGTCTTGGGTTGACTGTTCCAGAGTGCGAACAACGTATTGAGCTTGAAATCTTTGAACTAATTTGTCAACGCGATAAGCTAGACGAATCTCGATCAGAACCCAAGCGAAAGCGTGCCGATTAAAATGGATAATTTTTTTGATAGATAAAAGTCTGTAAAATGGCATCTCCATCTGATTTCTATAAACTAATTCAGGCTGAACGAGCCAATAAAGACACGCTGTCATCTGAAGAGCGTAAAGAGATTATACAAATATCGATTGTGCAACTTGATCGCCTTCGTCGCAGTGTAATTTCGCTTCTTGAAGATAACGACTTTCGAGTGTTTGAACGCAAAACTCCAAAGTCAAAAGCAGCTTATAAACTTCTAGAGTTGCTTCATATCGGCATTGCCAAGTTTACTGATCTGAGAGATTATCCTTCAACTGAAGATTTTATCTCTACGAAGGGTATTTTAGTTTCCATCAATGATGCAGAGCTCCGCTATGCGTCGGTATGCTTTGCATAAAAATGGATTTATTTTTAATAATCTAAAGCTCTTTCAAACAAATGGTTCGCCCCATCACCTTTCACGGCCCTATCGGCGACCTCACCGTCGTGATGCGCGACGTGTCCGAGGTCATGATCGAGACCAACAATCGCGGTCAGTCGTTCATCGTCGTCAAGAGCGGCAAGAAGATCCAGCGCGTCAACTGCGGAACTTCAGGTGCTGCCTCCACGTTCATGCGGAACGTGGTAGGCGCGCTCAAGAAGGAGCAGAAGCGAAAGGAGATGCTGGCCGAACTGGCCGACGAAGAGAATGCGGTTGAGACAGACTGATAAAAATGAAACTTTTTTGATGTGTATAATGAATATAAAATGTCTTTTGATCTCACTTCAGATATTGCACAACTCGAGACTAACGCCAACGTTATTTACTCTCGAATTTGTACTCTAGAACATGCACTTTCTCTGTTCGGCTCTGCAAGTAACACATTTGCTCTTGCATCAGCATTCGGACTAAATCTTAGAAATCTCAAAGAAAATAATACGGAAGCATGTAGACAGCTATTTGTTGATGAGATAACGTTTCTATATGACAACTGGGCAGATGCAAAGTTGGCAGTGTCAATATGTAGCGAACGCTCTGCCCAAACTACATTTCAAAAAACTGCAAGTATTCATTTAAGAGGGATAAAGCGAGGCCGTGAATAAAAACGGATTTATTTTTTATAGAAAGATTGTTCTCGGGGCTAACAGAGAAGTTGTGGTCTTTGAAGAATTTGCTTTGAAAATAGTATGCTAGAAAGCATATAAAGATAGAAGTTAATTGGACGAAGATACGATAACAAAGGAAGTCCTCGGAAATGTCTCAATCTCAAGAGGCAGAAGGGGTGCAGTAAGGTGAATGTGAGAGTTTACCAGATGAGCATCATGGTCTAGTGCGGAAGGTGGGGCACAGATAGGTTAGAATGACCTTAACATTCATGGGCGTTCAGAAGTGGACTATGCAATAAACCGAAGGAGGGGGTTTGTTGACTGATGCACAAACAGTAATAAGTGTGGGAGAATACAGAATAGTGCGTATTCAAATCAAGAGACGGTAGGAGAGTCTTGGTTGCAAGTATGAGCAGTATCATATCGTTTAGGATTTTAGTAAAAATCAAGAATACAGTGTAATTTAGCGGTTATGTTGTATCCGGGATTACTGTAGGCATACAGTTTTTTCTTTGAAAACGAAATTCATCCTTAGCCTACAGCTATATTCTAAAGATGAAGCTATATGTAATTGTAGATTCACGTCACGGTCCAGTGCTTGAGTTTTATTCATTTGAAGAAACCGAGTATTATCTGCGAATGGGTCCAAGATATTCATGTTATGAATACAATGAAAACTACGGTGAATACATAATTGGCTCAAAATTTACTTATGAAAATGATAAGCTTATTACATATCCAGAAGGAACGTGGCAGGTTCCTCTTGGATATACAGTGCATACTATTGCAACACTATGCATTCAGTGTAAGCTAATGAACTGTTTTACGGGTGAACATGTATGTGTGTTCTGTAGTGAGTGTGAAAGGTGTAACAAAAAGTATGCTGATTGTCGTTGTGGTTTTACTGATTATTAGAGCTTAATGGTAACAGAATTTTTACCAGTAGATCCCCCCTTTTTTGCAGGAGTCAGTGATACCTTTTTATCGGTAGCCTGGGTTCCTGAGTTCACCTTATTGAGAAGATCGCTGATATCAGCTGGAATTGATGGTGTTTTCATCTCACGCGACGGCGCGGCTGCAACTGGTGGCTGGGGATTGGGCCGCTGAATCTTTATTGGCGACTTGAAAGCGGCGGGCTTTTGCTGTGTCTGTGTTGGTTGAGGAGGAACCATACTGCTCATGAAATTGGCAAGCCCCGAAAGTGGGTTACTAACATTTGGAGCCATCTGCGGAGCTGCCGCTGCCGAACGAGATTGTGATTGCATTGCAGCTGTAGCAAGCTGTCTGGCAATGTCTGGATTAGACTTGAGAACTTGATCGATATTGGGAATAGGTGATTTCTGTACCATCTGATTGGTTAAATGCACCATATACACCATCATACAAGTGCGAATTGGAATACGAACCAGGGGGTGCATCTTGAGTTTGTCTCCGTAAAGGTCATAAAGCTCCTCGAAGTCTTCCTCCATGTCTCCGACCTTCATTTGTGCAGCTTCCGAGAGACCATCTAATTGAAGACCAAATGCTTTTACAAGTCCTACATTCTTTGAAGCCCATTCAACACCTCCCATGCTAGTAACAAACCATTCTGAAAATTGCTGAACTGTGCGATCCATATCCTTTTCCTTTCTGATAAACTCCATCTCCATCTCCATCTCTTCTAGACTAGAATCCATTGTGAATCTCTTTCGCAGAGGAACTCCAAGTTTAGCAAGACGATCAAACTTCCGCAACATTTCATACTTTTTGCGCTGTGAGTGCTCGTCAGACATGCGATGACGAGAAGACTGTGATGGTAAATACGACTCTGCGTTTAGATTTTGAACACCACTCCACGTCTCTGTCTCGCCTACCGTATCTAAGTTTGGGACAAGTCTAGGTGCAGCTTCGGTTGGTGCATCGAAGGCGCCAATATCAATTGTGTCAAGTGCAGGGAGATTTGTGTTAGCGTTCTCACCCATCATACTTGGATTTAAAAGAAGGTCTAACCCTACAGTTTCCATTTGTTATGAGTTAACGTTCAACCTATTAAAACTTTAACGCGTATGAACAATGAAGACACGTAGGTTTTATCCGCGCAAATATTTCAGTGGTCTTTCTGAGTCAAAGAAAACACGGCGAAGAGCAGAAATAAATAAATTTGGATCTATGTCATGGAAAAATCCATTAGCATATGTCGGTTTTAAAACTGATAACGTAAAGACAAAGGTATCTAATTATACTGCTCGGTGGAGGCGTAAATTTCCTGATGCAAAATCACTTGAACAAAAATCAAAGGTAACTGGTGTTCCTTTAAAATATATTAAAGAATCATACAATCGTGGTATGGCAGCATGGAGAACTGGCCATAGGCCAGGCGCGACAGAACAGCAATGGGGGTATGCTAGAGTGCATTCTTTTTTATTAAAAGGAAAAACATACCACACAACAGATTCTGATATCGCAGATGATGCAAAAAAGCACTCAGAAGGTGCAAGAAAATGGTGGAATTGATTATTTGTTGTTTTCCATGAACCACAAGCCTTGTAAAAATGCATCTGCTAAATCGTCCTTTTTAGGATGTTTTAACATATAGTCTTTCCATTCCTTTGGAACCAAAGCCGATGCATGTACAATACCTGTTTTTTTACGTCCTTTATATGTTTTTGTAGCATCATCTATGCTTACCATGTTTGATAATTTATGCACTGCAGAAACACCCTTGGCGTCATAACCGTGACATACAAACCACATGTGCATCATAGCTTGAACGGCCATCATGCGCTTATCGGGCTGTTGTTCAAAAATTACCCTATGAGACCCTGTCCAAATAGATGTTCTAGCAGTCAAGGATTCTGAAATTAGAGGTGCCAAGTCAACTACAGATCCCTGTTTGCACGATTTCACACATCGTTTCCAGACTTGAGAAGAATAATGAGTATAAAGTGCATCTACAAGAGACTTCTTAGTCGTTCCAGTTATATTGAGAAGAGCCCCTTCCTTTTGAAGCGCTTCAGTCGTTTTTTTGTTTAATGATGTCTTGGTAACTGATTTTCCCCGTTGTTTATGAATGGTGCACGCATATCTTTCTTGCTGTTTCCAGTTTGCTGGTTTTGCACATTTAAAACATTTAGGACTTCCATGACCAGCGCCTTCTGCCATCACATCGATTAAATCCCAGTGCAGAATTTTCACATCTTTTCGTGAAGTTCCTTCTAAAATACAGAATGCTAGATTACGTAAGCCAACATCAAATGACACAAGTCTCATTGTTACTTGTATGATTGCATTGTAAAAATGGAATCTAGAATTGATGTAATAAATATTTGAAAAGAATGGAGGATCCGATTCGTACTGCAAAGAACCGAGTCTGGAGACTTAACTTTTGGTACCTAGAGGCTCTTCAGTATGAAGATATTACACCTGAAGAGCTCTTGGATATGAGAATCAAAATTTTGTATGCAACAAAAGAGCTAGTAAGGCTCACTAGCGAGAAGCTTCTAGCTGCTGAGTCTGAATCAATCTTTACTGGAAAGTCATGTGAAGCAGAAAGAGTCGATTACGACGATGCTTTCAAACGGCTTATATATGCATCATTTGATGTTACAGATCACTCATAAAAATGGAATTATTTTTTATACATAATATAAGCTTTAAGAGTCGACACAGCATGGCGTCTGAAAACTGTAAGTGGGAGGATGCAAATGTGAGGGCCGACGAGGCGCTTGCTCTCGCGAGTAAGCTTTGCGCTGCGGGACGGGAAGTTCCACTCGAGATCCAGCTTAAGTGCAACGTTGAGGTGCAGCACCGCTACATCGTCAACTGCCTGGAGTACGGCCCGAATTTTGCAAACATTAAGTTTAATTTTGAGGTCGAGACGTGGAAGACCAATCGCCTTTATGAGAAATTTCAAGAGATGCAGAAGTCGGCAAAAATCCCGGAGGAGAATATCATCTCGCTATGGACTTTCAAACTTCACCCTGAGAGGGCAATGGAATACGCGGCGTTCTGCCGAGATTACTTCTCAAAATACGGTCAAGTAGTCAAGAGTTACGAGGACTTTGATTTCTTACGTTGCCGTGAGATTTCAAAATCCGGGTACTAAAACTTTTAGATTTTTTCATAAAAATGGAATTAAATGTTGGCGAATGAATTTGGAACAACAACATGGAGTACATGGAAATGTCGGAGATCACGAAAGCAAAGCTCCAGATCTGGAAGCTTCAGTTCGACCTGGAGCGAGCTGTTGTCGACGGCTCGGCAAACTCACAGGAGATCAAGGATCTTAAGATTGCAATTATGAATGCAACTAAGATTCTTGTGCATCTAACTAGTGCCAAACTTCTGGTTGCAGAAAATGCTGCCGTCTTCAACGAAAACTTGTCAGTTGCCGAGGAGAAGTCTGAGTATACTGAAGCTATTGACGCTCTTTTCTCAGCAGCAGAAAGGGTAAACAGTCATGTATAAAAATGGAATTATTTTTTACTAAAGTTATAAAATATTACTGAGAAATGTATCTTCGTGCACTCGCCAATGCTACCATGAATATCACGGCAGGTGAACAGACATCGCAGCCGGAAATAAATTACACCGGAGCAATTGTGGCCGGTGTAATAGTTGGATCTGTTATGGTCATCTGTATGTGTGCATGCTCTGGAAGCAAATACGACAAGTAATGTTGTCATTTTTTGGTAATGAAACTGAAAACGGAATTTTTTTATATAAAAAAGGAGCGCGCAAGCGATCACACGGTTCGATTCCGAAAGACGCACACACGTTAAGATGCCAGCATTTCTGGTGATTCTTAAGATTTTCGCTTCGCTTGCGTCCGTCATGGTCGCCAGCGCAAGTGCCCACACTGCAGGGAACAAGAACGGCAGTAAGATCCCGGAGGGGGTCAAGACGGCGCACTGCATCCAGCTAGAGAGACGGGAGGCAGCGCGCAAGATCGAGCAGCAGAATCTTATATTCTGGCGCAAGGTAGAAAGCCGCAAGAAGCGGGAGGCGCGACGAAGGTCACGCGCTCCATGGAAGCGCATGGCGAAAAGGCTCGAACGGGAGCTGATTGACGTCGTGGCGGGCCACCGAGTGCTTCTTAAGTCTGTCGAGATGATGAAGGAGGAAAATGTTTCCCTTTCTATTGCAGTTGACATGGAGTACTTACGTCGTCGCGAGGCGACGATATGCGAGATCCTAGGGATTGAGGCTGAAACTTTTGACGGACTTCTTCGCGGCGCTCAGCGCAACGATGACCAGATCGTGGCTCTTAAGAGCCGCGGTGCTGCTGGGTGAACACAGACACCTGCAAAACACGTTAAGTGTTTTTGTATTCGGTTATGTAGAGTGCAATTACAAGTGTCATTGCGGCATCTGTTGTTGGATCGTGTTCTTCTTTTATTGGAAGTTTTTCGTTGATCTTACGAAGTTCTGTTGATAACTTGTTTTCTATACAGATGTACGTATCTTGCAATTTTGCTGATTGGCAAAGTCGAGTGCTCTCGGGATTCCAATTTGCAATGTCAATTATCTTTTGTGGCTTTGTGTATTCATAACCCTTCAAAATACATAGATTTTTAAGTGCATCTGTATCTCCGCTTCCTTTGACGATAACCAACGATTTCTCAAAAACCTTCATAAATTTCTTTATCCATGATGGTGGTTCATGATGACGTTTAATATTTGAATCTCCTTCATACAAAGACAGAATCTGTTTCCAGATCTTTTTTTTCTCTGAATCAAGTTCTGAATAAAAAGCCTCTCCAAGAGGAATTTGCAATTCAGACTCCAGAGCTTGAATGGCGTTTGCGGTTTTAGATGTTATATTTGTAAATTTTGATAGAGGGAGTGACATATTATTTGAGAGCGAGCTGAGTGTTACAAAAAAACTACTAATTTCCCATGATGTTGTTTTAGTGAGTTGAATACCGCCAATTTCTCTAGGAAGAAAGAAAAATTTGTTTCCACTAACATTCTTAACATGTTGCACATCATTTAGCACATGCCAAAATTCACAGTCAAACACTAATATTGATGAATACCCATGCGATAATTTATCGATTAATTCACTATGTATCTTCATTATGTATCATCGAGAACTTTAAGAGCTTGCATTCAGAAGCTGAAGAAGTACATTTTTAGAATCACGTTTTCCATACGGGATTCCCTTCTTGCTAAGGAGATCACGAAGTTCTGCAGCACTCTTTGTCTTAAGATCGTCAACGTCGGGTTCTACTACGGGGACTTCAACAGATGAAACGACCTCCTTTTCTTCGTGTACTGAGAGGCGGTCATCGTTTTCTGTTTCAGAATCTTCATCTGTCTCAGCCTGAAGTTCTGGCTGGGGCGCTAGATTGGCAGATACAAATGAAGATAACGAGCTTACCGCGTGAAGAACACGGTTCTGCTGCCAGAAAACGTAACCGACCATTCCAGCAAGAATTAGAACCATACACGCAAGAACTAGTACGGAGATATTAAGAAAACTCATTTTCTAATTGCAAAGAATAAACCTTCTTTCTTTAAACGTAAAGATGCCAACACCGGATGCATCGCAGTTCACGCAGAAAAAGAAATATGAAGCAATTCAAGAAAGAGAACTAACAGGAGGACCCAAGTTAGTGACGCATCTTTATCAATTCGTTCCAAGAGCGTCTGGCCTAGTTGATTTCTTGCCATCGTTTACGAATAAACTTACAAGTGCGACTCCTCGCTATGTCAGACCTGATATAATAACAGGGCTCAGTAGAAAACTTCGCATACCGCCTATAAGTTAGAAATCTTCATCAAATTTAATAGTCATCTTTTCACTAGAAAGACCAACTCCCGGTTTTGCATATTCAGAAACCTTCTTCTCAAAGAAGTTTGTTTTTCCTTCAAGCGAAATCAATTCCATGAAATCAAACGGATTCGTAGAATTGTAAATCTTAGTGCATCCAAGCTGAACCGAAAGACGATCAGCTACAAATTGAATATACGATGTCATATCGCGAGAGTTCATTCCAATCAATGAACATGGTAGAGAATCACAAATAAACTCAGTCTCAACTTCTACTGCGTCACGAATAACATTCTGAATCGAAGTTGCATCTAGCTGATTTTCCATCTTGGAATACATTGTAACAGCAAACTCCGTGTGAAGTGCTTCGTCTCTGGAAATAAGTTCATTCGAGAATGTTAGTCCTGGCATGAGACCCCGCTTCTTTAGCCAGTAAATTGCACAGAACGAGCCGCTAAAGAAGATTCCTTCAACACACGCGAAGGCGACAAGGCGCATTGCATATGAAGTATTGCTACTATCCATCCACTTAATCGCCCAATCTGCCTTCTTCTTGATACTTGGTGTGTTATCGATCGCGCGAAATAGTGACTTCTGCTCTTCCGGGTTTTTAACGTACTGGTCAATGAGAAGAGAATACGTTTCTGAATGAATACCCTCCATCGCATTTTGAATTCCATAAAATAGACGTGCAATAGGAGACTGCACTTCTACTTGAAACCTAGACGCCAGATTTTCTTGGACGATTCCGTCTGATCCGGCAAAGAAGGCTAGAACGTTCTTTACAAAATGACGTTCCTGATCCGTTAGTTTTTCCCAGTCGCCCTTGTCCTTGCTAAAATCAATCTCTTCAACTGTCCAGAAGGTTCCTACTGCTTTCTTGTATAGTTTGTATAGGTCCTGCTCTGCATCTTTGATTGGAAATAAAGTATACCGTTCTCCTAGCGTCATAAGTGTTGAGTCAAAGAGAGGCTCGGAATTAAGTGTTTTTAATACTTCCATCTTTACTTTAATAAAGAGAATGAGCGGAAACGATCCGTTTTCTGGAACAAATACTAGAAATATTTTACAACATGTTTTGTCACCAAAAATAGTTGGGGTCGGACCATATTCTGTTGAATTAGATGTAATAAACGTAGATACAGTCTACCCTCGGCATGTTGGATCACACCTTGCGCACGTATCTAACATATATGCAAATACCATAGGAAACACCGGCACAGACCATGTTAACAATATTTACGTCGACAATATTGGAACACCGCAAGAAAGGGTACAGCAAATATTTGCTTCAAATATTGAAACAACAACTGAAAAAGTTCAGCAACTATTTGCGACAAACATCGGAGATTCTTCCGATAGAGTTTCGAGTCTGTGGGTTGCAAACATTAACGGTTCATCATATCCTCCTCCTCAAACGGGTGGAAATGGAAACGGTATTCCTGGTGTGCAAGGTCCTCCCGGCCCCCCGGGACCAGCAGGAGCTAATGGTGCAGATGGTAAACAAGGACCACCTGGTTCTCGTGGACATACTGGAACGGCTGGTCCACAGGGAATGAAGGGAGATTCCGCAACTGGGCCAACTGGAACTGTTGTATTTTTTGGTTCAGATGGACTAATAACTAGCAATCCCCAACTTAAGTTCGACGGGACTCGGTTGTCTGTATACGAGACAAGTATAGACAATTCAGAACAACCATCAGGCCCTGCACTTGGTGTAACAGGACGTTCAGTTATCACGTACAATGAAGGCAATGGTGCAAATAGACAAATCAACACCATTGTAAACGATTCAAGTTCTGGTGGAAGCATAAGTGTAACCCCTGGTCGCTACAAATTTCACACATGGGGCCAAGGAGGAAGTAATAACGGAGGTGCTGCTGGATACCAGACTGGAGACTTTTTCGTGGTGTTTCCGGGAACTGTGAATTGGCAACGTATCGGAGGTTCTGGGACTGGTGGCAATGCGCTACGTTTATGGTTCTCTGATGCCTCAGGTTTACAGACAGACATAGTCTGGACTGCTGGAGGTGGTGGTGGAGCCGGTCCTAATACGCAAGGCGGATCTTTTGGGCTGTATGATGGCAATCCTTTGCCAGAAAGTGGAATTAATGCATCTGCTTCTGCTGGAGGCAAAGGAGGAAATGCATTGTACACAGATACCGAAATGTACACGTTCAGTACAACACTTACATCACCTGTAAATCTTGCTCGCGAAAATGTGGGAGGACAAATTGGTACACCATTTATGTCTGGCAGCATAAATGGGAGTACTCGACTGACATACGCAGGTGGTACGGGAATTAATGGTCTTCTATCATGTAACGGACCTATCATTCTTGACGAGACCGGAAACGCTGTAGTAATTTTCTCAACAGTTTCTCCTATCCGAATTTCTCTTGCAGGCCTCGGAGCATCTAACGGATTTATATCTGGAGAAGCGCCGATCACTTTCGACAATTTTTCACAGAATATTGATATCGGAAGTATAACCCAAGTCGACGCAGTTCCTAAGAAATGCACTAATCTTATGATTAAAAATGAGAAGGTAAGTATTTCTAAAACGGTATCGATGGCGCCAATGCTAGTAAATACATCGCCCTATAGATTTAGTGTAATATCCGGTGTTATAGAGGTTCCAACTGGAGTTCAGGTTACCCTAACATATGCAACATCACCAGACTATAATCTTTCACAAGTTGGAAGTGCCACAACGTTTAATCATGATACTGGAATCTTTATGTTAACAATTGGTGCTACAAATACACTTCAAATAGAAAATGCAAATGTAATGGTGCTAGACGATGTACCAGTCACACCACCAAAAACTATTATTTTTGGTGCTAATGGATTATTATACCAAGTAGAAGGAGTAGATGGTACTCGTGGACAAGGTGGGGTTGGGAATACCAATGCCGGAGGAGGTGGTGGCGGTTACTACGGCGGCGGTTCAGGCGTATATTTACAAGCAATTGCTAACATCGAGGGGGGAAGTGTTAACGTAAAATCTGCAGGAGGGGCCGGTTCTTCCTGGATAAATACAAGTACTATTTCTGGAATAACAGGTCTCGCAGGAACATCTTATGCAGCCGTAAGCCCACAAAAGAGTTATCCCCAAAAGGTATACAACCCAAATGGATTTTACGGGTCGGGCGGCAATGGTGGAGCGTCGTTGGTAGTCATTGAACAGAACATCATATTGCCAGTTCCAATACCTGCACTATCTGTAAACGGTGGTCTCAACGTAACCGCGTCTACACGCCTATCCTCTGCTCCAGGTGATGGAAATGCAGGCGTTTCAATTGGAGACATATCCCCTCCTTCTGATGGAAACAGTCTTGCAGTCGCAGGAAAAATAACAGCCGGGTCTTCTGTAACTTGCCCAATTTTATCAATAGGTGGGGCTGCCAGTACTGGATCAAATATATCCGTTCCAACAGGAACTACGCAAACTCTTTCTAATGTTTCATGCGAAACTGTCAATATTACAAATACTGCTAGTGCTGGTCGTTTAATAGTAATCGGCAATACTTACGTGAATGGTTCAGTAAATCTTGGAGCAGCTGGTTCAACCACCTATATTGCAAATCAATTCAGTTCAACAAATCCTACTGATAATGTTTTAATCAATTCAAAAGGTATTCCGGCGCTATCTGTTGAATCAACAACTTCGACCTTTTTTCCAGGAGGCTCTACTGTTACAATCGACAATGGGGGAGGAGTAACTGCTGTAGGCATAGTTAGAGCATCCGATTTAATTGCTTCTTCGGACGCCAGAATCAAGGATAATATAGTCACTATTGATTCGGCATTGGATAAGGTTCTAAAAATGAGAGGTGTGTATTATAACTTCAAACGAGAACCAGAGGATCGTCGTATAGGTGTCGTTGCACAAGAGGTTGAGGCAATATTGCCAGAAGTCGTATATACAGACGAGAGCGACATGAAATCGGTTTCTTATGGAAGCATGATCGGATTATTAATTGAAGCAATTAAGGAGCAACAGGAAATCATAAAGAAGCTTCAAATATAAATCCATGTTATAAAAGCATCTCCGGGAGTACCTTCATGGCCGCGCTCGCCCGGAGTTCCGCCTCTAGGTGCGGTACCTCCTACTCCCCCACTTCCACCGACTCCGGCCGCTCCACCTGGTCCGGGGTTATATTGGTCCGACTTAGAACCGTTACTTCCAGCGGTACCCCCTGGGTTATCTGCGCCCCCTTGTCCTCCATCACCACCCTCGCCGGCCGCGCTAAGACTAGCACTGACTCCACCAACTCCCCCACGACCAGGTAGCGCAACAAGTGTCGAGCCATCATAAGTCATAGATGCAGCAGTTCCATTACCTCCCATTCCAGAACCACCTTGACCACCTAAGCCCCCTTCAGAAACTACCACGGTTATTTGCTTCGCAGGATCGTAATTGAATGTGCCAGATATAAATGCACCGCCACCACCTCCACCACCAGCGCCGCCGGTATTAATTGTGCCACCGGTGAAGATATTAGTGAAGTCAGCACCATTTCCCCCCGATCCACCTCCTCCTCCTGTTAATTCGATAAAAAATCTTAACGGAACGGGGTTTATTGGACTTTGAACTGGCGGTAGTTGAACGCCAGACGTAGTTATTTGTGTTCTCCTTGGGGTTGGGTTATAAGGATATGTTCCGCCAAATGTCGAAAGAAGTGCAAACTCAGTCGTCCCACTTGGAACTGTGCCGGCAACCCCGCTTGCGTTGTAATATATAACACCTCGCAAATCATTCATACTATTTGATGTTTTAGCATAAGTGGTACATACCTGTCTTAGTGATAAATCCCTAGTCGGGAAAGCCATCTTAATCAAATCTTAGAAACTAACTTATGAATTGACAATGCAGAAACTCCCGATACCTCTGACACTTGTTTCATCTGAGCCTTTGTTCTGAAGCCCATTACATATGCAACTACGCCAGCAACGATAGTTTTAGGAGTATGTTCAAATTCATCTTCTGATTTTAGTGAAATTTCACTTAGCTTTTCAAATATCTCTTCGCGCTGGCTGTCATTTAGTTTAAGAGATGCACATAGTCGTTCTGCAATACCAATCTGGGTTTGTAGAACGGTGTTATCAATGGTTACAAATCTAGATACAGACTTGCAAAGAGAGCGAATGCTTACACGAAACATGTCTGAAATTTCCTCGTAAGTTCGTGAAGCCTGGTTGTTTCTGCATGCACTATATACTGCAGCACCCATTAGTGCACGACGGGTCTCCCCGCGGACTTTTTGAGCATCATCCATTTTTTTATAAAGCCCACATGCGTCCATAACGATTGCCTTGGGTAGATTGTGGTAATTACAGCATGTTTGAATAGTATCGAAGATTCCCATCCACGAACGTTCAGAGTTAGAAGAAAGAGACCATGTAGAAAGTCTCTGCAACTGCTTTAGCTCTGTGTTTGTTGAAGAAATTCCTTTGAACGACATTACAGAACCGTAAGAAGATTCTGGAAGAAGTTCTGATGTCGTAAATCCGGTTCTACCTTTATCACTAGAGTCTTCGTAATTTTTCCATTCTGCACTTTCATCAATGTACCGATCTCCAATTGTTCCACAACAATTACACACATACTCTCCGTCATCAACAATGAATGTATGTTCGCACGGCATTGTGTATTTTAAAGAAAGACTGGTTTCTAATCCGTTTTACGAACGGGAAAATATGAAAGCGATAAATCAACTAACGAACCATGTTTCGGTAGCAAATTTTCAAACTGGTGTGCAAAATATTGTTCCTGCAAGTGCCTTACTTTCTCACTTAAGCTGTCCAAAAACACAAACATGGCAAATACAAAAAAAATTCCAGATATATATCCATCTACAAGTCTGTCCAACTCTTTTCGCACCGGAATAAATGGTGCCATTATTTCAACTGCGCGTGAGCTCCAGAATGCAACTATACCTATTACAACCACCTCAATTGTAACGTCTGAAATTTTAAACCAGGCAGACTTTTTCTGCCACTCTTCGTTATATTCGTCAAAAATATGATAAAGAAAATAAGAAATGACTACTCCAAGACCAGTATAAAAAATTGCAAGAAGCCCCGCGTTTATTGTAACAATGAATGCTTCATTATATGTGAGTTTCATTTTATTGTTTTAACGTATGAAACTAATTAAAGAAAATATGTGTGGAATTTGGGCTTGTTTTCATAACACAGGGGATATCCCGTATACAATCGGCAGCAATGCATTGCAAAAACGAGGACCAGATACAACGATACAAGTAAACGTTGATAGTATTATGATGAGCTTTAGCCATCTTCGGATAAACGGAAATACCTTACAACCAATGACGTGTGGAAAGTGGTGGATTCTTTGCAATGGAGAAATTTTCAATCATAAAGATCTAGAAGAAAAGTTAAGTATTGTTGCTCCACCAGGTGCATCCGATTGTTGGATATTGCCTTACCTATTTCAAGAATATGGTGTAAACAATGCATGCCGAATGATAGATGGTGAGTTTGCAATTATTGCCTATAACTCTGAGCTAAATACTCTCTATGCATGTAGAGATCCATTTGGAGTAAGACCCCTTTTTTATGGAAAACATAACGACCAATTCTTCGTTGCAAGTGAAATGAAGGCGCTTCCAGAGTGCGGGGATGTCAGATGGGTAAACCCTGGAAAATATCTATCTGTTGATTCTAGTTTTTTGGTCTCAGAAACTCAATATTTTACACCAGTCTATTCTAAGGTAAAAGATCTTTCTCCATTACAGGCCACATTTCTTCTTAGACACACGCTTGTGAATGCAGTTAAGAAAAGATGTCTTTCAGATAAGCCAGTTGCCGCTTTACTAAGCGGAGGACTTGATAGCAGTATTATTTGTGCAATCCTTGCCAAAATTCTTCCTGTCGGTTCTTTGCATACATTCAGTATTGGAACTGAAGGTTCTCCTGATTTAAAATATGCAAAGATGGTTGCTAATCATATAGGTTCAAATCATCATGAAGTTGTTCTAAAACCTGAGGATTTTCAAAATGCAGTAGAAGATGTTATTTATGATATTGAAAGTTACGATATTACTACTGTACGGGCTTCCGTTGGCAATTGGCTACTTGGTAAATATATTAAATCACATACTAACTTCAAAGTTATTTTCAATGGAGACGGTTCCGACGAGGTATTTGGAGGTTATTTGTATTTCAAGCGCGCACCATCTGACAAGGCATTTGAAGCAGAAATAGATTTACTTCTGTCTGAAATCCATATGTATGATGTATTGAGAAGCGATAGATCTATGGCAGCACATGGACTAGAGGCCAGAACACCATATCTAGATCCAGCGTTTGTTGCAATAGCACGCACTCTTCCTACTCATCTCCTCAGAACGCCTTTAGAGAAGGGAATCCTTCGCGATGCCTTTGCAGAGTGGTTGCCGGTTGAGATTATACAACGACGCAAGGAGGCTTTTAGTGATGGCGTAAATGCAATCGGAAAGGCATGGTTTAAGAGAGATGACGAAGCCGAAATATACAAATCAGTATTTGAAAAGTATTACATATCGAGCTCGATAATTCCACACATGTGGATGCCTAAATGGTCTCCAGAAACTAATGACCCTTCTGCTAGAACCCTGAATACTTACTGATGCAAGAATGTTGAATCATAAACCTGTGGACGATAGTTTGTGACAAGCAAAGGCTTACCATTGTCTCTTGTCTTTATTGGCTTGAGCCATGAAATTAAAAGATATTTTTCCTCTACGTGCCAAACCCAAAATCCAGCTCTCAAAAGTTCATTCATAACATAATCAACTGCATCTTTAAAATTAAAGAGCGGGTAGCCAAAAACAAACGAAGGAATTTCAAATAAGATGTAGGGTGCATTTGCATTTGCAATTGCCTGCTGTCTAACCTTTCCCTCTATTTGTGCCAATATTGGCTTCATAGCGGCCATTTTGTAGAGACGGTGTTCTTCTTGTTGATCCCATACGTCGCGTGCTCGCATCATTTTCACTTGTATTCTGGTAATAATATGTTTTCAATACTTGCACTCGGCGGAGGTGGTGCAAAAGGACATCTTGAAATCGGATCATTGATTGCAATCGAAGAAAAATATGGATGTCTTCATAAATATTTTACTGGCGGAGTTTATGGCTGTTCAATTGGATCCCTTTTTGCAACATGCGTTGCGTTTGGACTTAATTCTGCAGATATTGTAAAATTATCTGCTGACTTTGCAGAGCCTTATGAGGTATTTGATTTGACCAGTCTAGCAAGTGTTGACATAATGCTAGGAAAAAAGGGAATTTTCAATATGGACAATTACGAAGCTTCTATAATAAAAAGCTTTGCAAATGCCGGGATCGATATCAAAAATAAAAAATTAAAAGACGCAATTATACCGCTGTATATAGTTGCATCAAATATTACTAAAGGTATGCCGTGTGTTTTTCAGGACGATGTTCCAGTTTTAACTGCTATCAGGGCATCATCTGCAATTCCTGTTCTTTTTTATCCTGAAATAATCAACTCCTCTGTGTATATAGATGGCGGTTTCTATTCAAACATAATTATGAATATAATTCCGAGAGAAGACAGAGAAAAAACTCTTTCAGTTTCAATCATACATACTATACCCGTAATAAGCCCAAAATCATTACCTCAAATGGATCCATTTGATTACTTATACAGCTTGTATAAGACATCATGTTTGTATGAAAGATACAAAAACAAACATCCAAACAATATAGATCTCTATTACAGAGGAGGGAACGGGGTATCAGTATTTTCAAAAAAAGAGAAAGAAGATATGGTTCTAATAGGTCAAACACTAACTCGTGAGTTTTTTAGGACCAAGTGCGCTAGTTAAAAATGCATCGAATGTGAGTGTATCTGGAACTCCTATCATTTCATAAACCTTCGAATGAGTTTCTACTTTAAAGGTCGGAAATGCATCTATCTTATATAAGGCAACCTTTCCCTTGTCAACATCACCGTTGATTTCTTCAAAGATAATCTCATAATTTCCATATGTTTGAGGATTGTTCTTAAGCTGTTGTTTGAACGTTGCCCACGGTTCTTGAGCCTTTTTACACCACGGACACCACGGAGTATGAAAAAACATAAATTTAGCTTGCGATGGTTCCAGCCCATGCCTTGGAACGGGTGGTTCGGTTACTATCATTTTGCTACCGGGGAAGACACCAGTAACCCAATGGTAAACCAATACAGTAATAGTAAACATAACAACGACTACTCCGAGAGATAGAAATATCTCTGAGCTCATTCCTTACGAAAGTCTGGATATAAAAGTTTGGCATCTTCCGATTCACGTTTATACCAGAGTCGATATGCATCTACTGGTTCACGGTTATTCTTGATCATATCCCAAGCTATGTTAGAGGTTTGACGTTCTGGTTCGTACTTCTTACCTTTAATGCAATACCACTTCCCTTTGTAACAGACGGCTTGTCGTAGAGCCAAATTATAAACTTTCTCCATTTTGATAGTGGATTTGATAGCTTCTTCCATTCTTTGAATGTATAAGTGTTGCTCATAGATAAATTACATCTCGAACAGATAGCAACTAGATTTTCAATTGTAGTAGCACCACCCTTCGACTCTGGTACATCATGACCGCACTGGAAATCAAAAACTGTAATAACATTTTCGCACCAAGGAGTCTCACATTTACCACTGAATTTAAATCCAATTCGGCGAACCCATAATTGCTCTCGAAGAGCTTTAGGGATCTTCACCTTGTTCATTAAGAATATAAGGGTCTTCCCATTTAAAATGGATTTCTTTTTAGATTCAAATGCCTTGGTTAAAATGGAAGAGTATCGTCGGTACGTCCGCTTGCACGCTATTGTTACAGACATCGGAAGTAATTCTGGTCAGCGCAATCAAGAATGGTTTGCTGACCATAACCAGCTAGTATGTCAGTATCAACAGGCGTTTGGAAATTATAGAACGATTCATGATGACATCGAAGATCCTGTATTTCGAAATGCATGCGATGAGCTAGAGGTGTTAAGCAATAAACTAATGAAAGATTATAATTCCTATCATTGGTTTAGTCTAGCCGACTATCTTGCGTTTAATAAGATTCTTATCTGGGTTGTTGATTACGTTCATGAAGAATTTGAAGACGATGAATTATGTTCGATGTTTTCGAACGTTACTGTTTAAGCAGGAAAGCCAACAAGTCCAGCGCCAATTCCAAAGCCAGCGCCTGTTCTAGCAGAAGCACCTACAGATGGGGCATAAATATCAAGGATGGCAAATGTGGCAAGGGCTACAAGTGCAATCATTGCAATTTCTGACATCTTTAGAACCTTGCCGGGAAGAAGATAGGCAGCAACCGCGACGGCTAGACCCTCGAGGGCATACTTAACAAGACGAGTCAAAACATCCGACATCATGGAGCTTTGGGCAGGAGGAGCAGCTTTTTCCATTTTATATAATCAAGTGAAGAAAAGTTATGAAGACTATTAAATATCAATCTTCGATTGACGACGATGTTAAAAAAAACTTAAATCTACGAAATGCAGATGAACGGCAGTTCGATTTTCTAATCATGTGCTACTTGAATTCGCCAGATGGATGGGCACAGGAGGGTTACTTTTTTGAACAGACTGATCGCGACCCAACTGTGTATATTCGGTTGTCTTCGAAAGATACGGTGAGATCTGAATGTCGTCTTAGTAAGAATCTTTCATGTGCAGAAGTTGGTGGGTCTCGAATGTTTATAAATGCAGATCGCTGGTTTCACGGGTCTGCTAAATCCGGACACGATTTAGAAAACTATAGACAATATGTTGTTTCTCATGAAATGGGTCACATTTTAGGAAAAGGACATGCTGAATGCCCAAAAGGAGGGGGTCCTGCACCTATAATGATGCAACAGACACTTGGTATCGGAAAATGTATTCCCAACACAAATGTAAAGGCATAATGGCCGGTGTTATTTATTCTACAGTTACTGTGTTCGGCGTAATAATGATTGCTGTTGCATTGGCTTTACAACTATTGTACATCCAAGTCGGCCAGACTTCTGAAAACTATATTGCATTTGAACTTTCGTCTATGGTTATCAATACTGCTGTTGTATCTTACCTCTTATATATTCTTATGTTTTACCGCCCATATAGTTCTCCTGCTGCAACAGGAGCCGCCGTGTTTTTATTGTTGTTTGGCCTTGGGGCAGAAATCTACATGAATCAATTCGAAGCCTCTATCGGAGTTGATACGGTAGAGTACATGCTTGTTGCATTCAATGCAATTTATCGTCTGTATCTTTTGATTCAGGTGAGATGTGAAAGCGCACTTACTACCATACCTGAACTAGTAGACCAAGTAGTAAAAGTTGCAAAAGCTACTAATCAACCAGTTGCAGATATCTCTCGTCAGGTAGGGGCGGATCTGAAGACAATGGATGTACAGAACCTTTACCAGAATATTTCTAGTAATCTTGGGTCTATTCTTTCCGACCTGCCCGCTGAGAAGAAGGATGAGATAAAGGGTACTATCCGGAAAGCTATGGGAATTGCACCAAAAGTGACGACAGCTGGACGGCGGCGTTAAATCTTTGATTTTCATACACGCTCAAGGTTAATAAATAAGAATGGCTCGCGAAACACTAGATACGAAGGATTTCGAAGGAAAGGTCATCGATTACCTGGAGGAAGACCCTGAAATCCCAACGCAGCGTTATGCAATCATGTCGTTTATTTCTCCTGAGCGTGTGATTAAGCAAAAGACGGAGTTCTTTAATGAAAAGTTCATTGAATGGCTTGAGTATGACTGGAAAATTTCGGGAATGGAAGGACTGATGAGCTTCCTTTCGAAGAAGTATTCTCTAAAGGTAGACGACCTCTTCAAGGACATGCAAGAGTTTGCTAAGGTGCACAATGAGGAAATTCGCAAGACAGATGTACACGAAAAGTATCAGGTTTTTCTTCTTAAAAACGAGAAGGATCTCGAGACTCAGTTTACTGAAAAGGTGGAGTTTCAGACCAATGTTCGCGGTGTAAAAATTCGTCGTGTATTCGCGAATCTCGAGGAAGCTCAGATGTATACTAAGGTTCTCCAGCGTAAGTATCCTCGCGATAACCTATATGTTGGTAAGGTAGGATGCTGGCTTCCATGGGATCCTTCTGAGCATGTCATGCCCGAAGTAGAATATGCCGAACAGGAACTTAATGAAATGATGCGCAAGTACAAGGAAAATGAGATGAATAAGGACATTTTCTTCGAAGAGCGTAAGCGCGAAAAGATTGAAGATCAGAAGAAGGAAAACGAGGCTCGCAAGAAGAAGGCGATGGAAGACAAGGGCCTTGTAGATGTTGCTGATCTAAAGACTGCACTTGAAAACGCCCCTATTCACCCAGCTGAAGGAGGTGTGCGCGATTGAATATCGACTGGTATTGCAATTCCATATGAAGCAAATTCTTGACAAAAAATCCCCCAGAAAATTCCAGCACCAATATCACTGAATACTCTGTCTGCTTTGGAAATTAAAAATCCGGCAATTGCGATTATCCAGTGGTGTAAATGGAATTTATAATGATTGACTGTATTTTTTCTCTCAGTTTGTTGACCCGACTCATCTGATAAGCTAGACCATGTAAAAACCCATACTAAAAACAGAAGAATTGGGATAAAATAAAAAAGAATAACAGAACGGTTTAAAAACATCAATAAGACACCGATATAAAATAATACGGTGAGTCCAACAAATACTAACACTATAATTTGCACAGGAGTAAATGAAGAGACTAGATCAAATTGCATGTCTTTAAGTTCACTTATGAATCCATATATTATTGCAGTAGGTAAGATTGGAAGAAGTGTCCAAGCACTGATAGCAGGTCCATCACGCAATAGCACTGCAGCGAGGGCCCATATTATAATTTGCGATGCCTGCCAGTATGCATCTGAAAATGTCAGAACGCTTCTTTGGGTCCATTCGACTTTGTTACCTATAAAATAATATAATAAAACTGTTACAAAGGATACGCATGCAAACAGAAACGTATTAAGTAACATCTATTATAATATTAACTACCTTTTTTAACCCAAACCTTTGGCCCAGCGCTGCGTTTTTCAACCTTTGATGGATCAAAATCGTCACCACTTAACATAGAAGAACTAAACGGGTGATTGTTTGCCCACAAGAATTCGTCACACATATGAAACGGCGGATGATCAGATGCTTTATACCAGAAGACCTGATCATCTAACTTATTTGATTGAACACCGTTTGCAATAACAAGACATTCGTAGTTTTCTGTGCATTGGTCCATGAACTGACAAAACATTTCAAATGTCGGAAACATACCAGCATAATTTTCATATATACGTTTTCTGTTTGATATGTTGTTCTCACGCAGAATGAATACAAAATCAATGTTTGTTCTCAAATTGGGAGATACTCCTAGTGGATACTGCATAGTAATCATTGTAACCATATCTATGTGACGACCATTCATGAAAACATACCGTGTCGATTCTTCATTGATCCAAGACTTATCGTACAAGCAGTCATCCAGAATTAGAAATGCACGAGGATCTATACTAGAACTTCCTCCCCTAGATTTCTTGTCAGCATTTCTTTGCTGCTTAACGGCCAGCTGGCGTTTTATGGCATTCATTACCAGTTCTGGCTTGTATTTATCATGAATAAGCTTAGAGGGAACCATTTCTTGAAAAAAGGGATTTGCAACTTCTGTTCCAGAAATTACAGTTCCTACTGGAAAACATGATTTGGTGTTTGAAAGAATATCGCGAACCAAGAAAGATTTTCCCGTGTCCTTTTTTCCAATTAGAACAATCATGGGAGATTTACGAGAGTCTATTTCACAACGATCTACGATCGTCTGAATATTAAATTTTCTTATTTGGAAGTTCATCACGCGTGAAGTTTCCTAATTTGGTTTATACGAAGGATTATAATTGAAATGCTAAAACGTAAACAAGCATCAACAGAACTTCGTACGAACCCAGTATCGCTTGCCGTTGGAAGAGTGCCTTCAAAGTTAGAAGAAATGTGGGGAATTACCGATCTACAGCCATTCTTTCCTCCAGTAGAATGTCTCTTTAAAACAGAAGCCCTTGAGTCAGTTAGAGATTACGGCATCAAACTTAACGAGACTATAGTAGGGATAGTTGATGATAGTGCAGTTTTATCATCATTGCGGACTGTACCCGTACACCGAAAGGTTACTATGATTCTTAGTCCATTCAAATGGATGAAGGGTGAATTTGGAAATCCAAATCTTCCAACATTCAGTGATAATGCAAAAGCAATACACTCAAAGATGCAAAGTCCTCACACTGCTGCATACGTAGGTTCGATTCTTTCTATTGCACTTTCTCAGTCTGGTTGTGAACACTTTCCAAGAGTTTTTGGAGTATTTACTGGAAATGCAAAAAAGCACACTATTGATATTTCAGACGATTATGAGGAACTATCAGACAGAGGATGGTTTTCACAAAATATCGGAAAGACATTCCAACTCAGATTGGAAGAGAAGGGGTCCTCTCCAATTCAGTACACGCGCTCTGCTAGAGTCCCCCTTGATTTGGGCGATGAAATTGATATTGGAGCAATAGAAACTTTGGAACCTATAGAAAGTCTTGACGTTATTCCTGCAAACGTCACTCAAATTTATAATGAAAACGACAATGAAGAAGAAGACTGTGCAGAAACTGGATCTGACGTATCAACATCTTATATATTCGATATCGAATCAAACGATTCTTCCGTTGGTAGTTTAGAAATAGAAGACGAACCGGAAGAAGACGAACCTTTTGCATGGGCAATATTTGACGATGTTGCAGTGCAGATGACAGTAATGGAGAAATTTACTGGTACATTATATGATCTTCTGATGAAGCATTCTGAACCCGAAAAACATTATGCATGGATTTCACAGATCATATTTGCACTTGCGTTCGCTCAAAGAAACTTTGCATTTACGCATAATGATTTGCATGGCAATAATGTTATGTATTTGGAAACTACCAAAGAATTTCTGTACTATTCCCATGCAGGAATTAACTATAAAGTCCCGACATATGGATATATCATAAAGATAATTGATTTTGATCGTGGTATCGGTTCAGTTAGACTTTCTGGGATGAAAGAGCCTAAGCTATTTATGAGTGACCAGTTTGCTACATCAGAGGAAGCTGGCGGACAATATAATATTCCACCATTCTATGTCAGTTCTCATTCGACCATAAAACCAAACCCATCGTTTGATTTGGTAAGATTGGCTACTTCCTTATTCTGGGACTTATTTCCAAATGGACCAAAATGCGATGATTATCTAAATAATTCTGTTTTCAAGTTATTTATCAAATGGATGAAGTTAGACGATGGAACTGATCTTCTATTCCACAAAAATAATCCCAAGGTAGATAGATACCCTGGATTTAATCTTTATAAGGCAATAGCTAGATATTGTAGAGACGTTGCAATTCCTCGAAAGGAAATAGCAGAACTTAAAATTTTTATAGGTCAGATTCCACCTGGTGAAAACACATTACTAATCGATGTATAATATTATCACTTTTCAAACATAACAATGTCATGTCCACATGCATTTATATTTGGAAAGCCTGAAACTGGTTTTCATTCTACTCGGATCATGGGGCTAGCGTTGTACGATATTCTTGGAACAATCGGACTTGCAGTGTTGACCTCGTGGATATTTAAAATCAGTATAGTCAGCTCATTAATAGGGTGGTTTGTTTTTGGAGAATTCCTTCATTATTACTACGGCAGCCAAACTGCATTTTTAACAATGCTTGGTATAACTGCTTGTTAGAAAGTAGGGTTTCCAACAAACATTTCTTGAACAATAGGTATCTCGGTGTTTAGTGTTTCAACAACTTCCTTGGGTGAGGTACTCGTTGTGACATAGGCAATTCCACCAGCAAGAAGACCCCCGAATGTTGTGAGCTTTCCTGCAGTAAACCAGTCAATTGGTTCGGTCTTCGATCTGCGGTCGAGAGCATACAATATGAAACAAACTATTGCTGTCGCGACTGCGATGTATATAATCATCATTTGTTTGCAAACCTTACAAATCTTTACAGATTTAGAACGAGCGTTTCGTCCTTGACCCTCCCCTCTATCTCAGCAAGAGGATCGACCTCTACATGCATTTCCTCTGCCGCCACTACCTCTTTCTTTTCATCCAGGTCTGTTACTGAAAGTCTGTCTTCTTCGTCGAGAACATGTAGTGTTCGTGGTTTATCTTCTTGCTCTTCCTCCTCGCTTTCATCATCCGAAGATGGGATGTCCTCGAATAGAACAGCCTTCGATGCAGGGGGTGGTGGTGGAGCGTCTTGTGTGGGAGCCTCAGTGAAATAAGACTTCGCAATGACTTCCCATGGAAGAAACCCACGAATTACTTCATCTAGAGTCTTATATATCAATTGTTCGACTTCCTGGCGGTTTCTTGCTTGTTGTTCAGTTGAAACTGATAGTGTTTTGAATAAAAATGCAGATTGCCATATCTTTCTAGCAGAGTGTTTGTATAGTTCATGAATAAACTTGCTTACGTTTGGACGTTCAAATTCTATTTTTACCTGTGACGAATGACCCTTGTATTGAAGTGATGCAAATGATTTCATATAAGAAAGAAATACTCCCATTAAAAGATCGTCCATATAACCACACTTAGAAACCGTAATAATACGCTCTACTTCATCTATAATAGTTGATTCACTCCATTCTGGGATTTTTGTGACCATATTTTGAAATGTTCTTATTACCTGATCAAGCTGTGCGTTTCTCTCGCATAGTTGTTGTGCACTCGCTTGAATACTCCAAAACCCTTCTGCAAGGCGGGGAACAAGCAACGATGAAAGATGCTCACGCAGCTGTGTCTTTGCATTTTCAGTTTCATTCATTTGTTTGTATTGACAGGAACCGTCTTGGTAAATAATTCCGCGAAACGGAATTTTAATTTATAATAAAGTAAGTTCTCATACACAAGATTGCACCAGTAGATAGATGGTGCACTGGTTCGTTGATTTCTTGCTTAATCTGTCCAGCCCAAAGCCCCTCGCGTCTCCTGCTCCTTCCCCCCAACATGATTACTTCATCGTGGAGGAATGGCCAGTTCCTGACGCCGGCGACTTCGTTTAACGACGAGGAAGATAGGGTAATGGACATGATTATCAGCAAATAATAATTTTTACGTAAAAACGGATTCTTTCATTTTAAATGGATTTTTGATTAAAATGTCTACGATCACTGCCAAGCTTAACGCAATCAGTGCACTCGTCGATGAGATCCGCGGCATGGCCGGGGATTCCAACAGTGTGTCAAGCGCTAGCCTAACTCCTCTCCAGAAGCTTCAGAAGCGTCTGGAGAAGAAGAGCGATGACCTTGCCGCCCTGAATTCTAAGACCAAGAGCAAGTCGCCCGACAAGGACGCCGAGAAGGTCGCAAAGCTTACCGAGGAGATCAGTAAGCTCAACGAGAAGATCGCGGAGGCCGAGAAGCCTGTCGAGAAGAAGCCTCGTAAGAAGACCGTAAAGGCCGAGAAGTCTGCCGATGCGGTAGACGGGTCATCCGATGAGGATGCCGAGAAGCCGGCCGAGAAGCCGGTAGTCGAGAAGCCAGCAAAGGCCGAGAAGCGCGTTACGCGTCTGACCGGCGCGCAGCTGACGCAGTTCAAGTCTGCGTTTACGAGCGCAAAGGTTGAGTTTGACGACTCCCACAAGAAGGCGTTTGCAGAGTATGCAAACAGCCTCACTGCAGATGAGTTTGCAGCTATCGGCCTAGCCGATCATATGACGGCCTTTGTGGCCACTCTTGTCAAGACCGTTACTGTTCTGACTGTCGCTAACATGCGCAGCCAGGCCAAGGATCTGGAGGAGGTGTCTGTCGGTGTTTACCGCAACAAGACGACTTCTCAGGTTTACAACGGGCCTGGCACAGACGACGACGAGGACCTCGGAGAGGTCACGCACGACGGCAAGGAGTATTTCGTGGGAGAGAAGTCCCAGCGAGTCTATGAGACAATTGACGGCAAGGATGTCTTTGTCGGTCACTGGGGTGTCGCTAAGTTTTACGAGGCTGACCTGTGAAGTATTTAAATATTTTTCATTATTGTGCAGTCATATATGAAAAATCTATAGCAGTGGGCCACATAAATGAATATATAAATACGATTGATGGAACTGCAATTAACCCAGCAATGCCGAATGTGAGAAGTGATGTTAATAAAAGTACATAAGCGGCAATTTGACTTTTTAATCCACTTATTCCAAAGTGATAGGAAGATATCGAAATATATATCGTAAACCCTGCTATAAGACAGTACCAAAGTGAGGTAAGCACGCTGGAAAGTGTACTAGGTTTGTCGGGTTCATCCGGAATTCCAGGCGCTGATATCGCTAATGTTTCACCATCATCCTTAGAAAGGATCGTAGGATCTCCGCCATTAATAATTGCTTTCACTTGAAAGGTCTTCTTTATACCAGGTGCAGGATCTAGTATTCCTATTGACTGTGCAGAAACGTTTACATTTAATGAGCCATTACTCGCCATTGCCTGAACTTCTTTTGTCACATCTTGGAAGTTACCTTGTGCACCATAAGATGCCTGAACAATTTCAATTCCCGCCTTTTTCTTGTCAGTGGAAGTCGCCATCTCTTATTATGATGAGAACACGACATTTGCAATTCCCCGAGCAATGCGTAGAAAATTATACGATTCCACGTAAGCTCGAACTGTATATGTGTGATTGCGAATCGTTAATTCATTTTTTGTTACTAGTTGGACAACGTCTTCGGGGCTAAGCGTATTACTTGCGAGTTGTTGAGCAGTTACGACAGTCGGATTTCTATTAAAAACAGTTGACTTCAAAACACATACAGGTGGACCTGGTTCTTGGAGAGTTAAGCCATTATTTGCGGGATCGGGCGCCGGAGGATCTTGCGCAGTAAGTCTTAGTATTGTTTTATTAAACATGGAACCATTGATGTGTCCGCTTGGCTGTGTTGTATCGTGATCGATTGCAAATGAATAAGTGTATATCCCTGGCAAAATAGGTCCAGTATGGTGCTTATAGTTCTGCAGAAGATTGTAGAAGGATTGTGGCTTTGTTTGTTCTCTTTCTGTACCATCTACAATCAGAGTAGCGTCGATTAAAATGCTGTTATCCGTTACATTCTGACCGCTATCTGGTCCAGACGTAAACCATGGGCTTATACTTCTGCGTTGGCCTACTAGAGTTGGATCAAATGCAATGGGAGGATTTGGATTATGCCAGTTAGTATAGTTGTCTACACCATTACTTGCAATGACATCTGATCGCTGCGCAATCCATACAATGCGAGTGCATAAATTTGCCATAGTGAGTTCCAGATCATTGCCGGGCCCATAAACACCGTCTAACTGAACAACTCTTGATTCTTTGATCATGAAAGAGTTATCACTTTTTGCAAGTTGGACCATTTCTGCATCTGATAAAAAGATGTAAGTTGCCTCGATATACGGCGATAGCGCCCAGTTACTTAAACTTGGATTTTCCGGCGTTGTGTCAATTTCAGGGGGGCTGAGAAAATGATTCATTGCAAACTCCTGTGCAGCTACATCTGGCGCAATTCTCATTCCAAACGTAGGGCTATCTTGACGAACATCTCTGACAGTAAAAAGATCGTAAATTCTTTTGAATTCAACAACAATTTCTACTTCAGAATACTGAAGAGATATTAGAGGGAGTGCCGCACCTATATTCTCACAGAACCAAAAATGTAATGGAATTGTTAGGTCTCTGCCTTTAATAGATGGTGCAGCATATGTACCTGATCTTGTTATCGAGTGTGGATATTGATTTACGCGATCGAATGCATTAGCGGGGTCGGTTAGTTCTGTAAGATTGCCAACCATTTTATCTACGATACTCCGCTTGGTCCCGTCGTGAGTTACATATGAATATAGCTTCATCCACTCACCGGTATGTGTGACAATTGCAGTTCCATTAACAAGTACGGAAACTGAGTTTATCATGTTGTAACCAATATTTGGAATCCATTGAAATTCATACCCTATTGCAGTAGAAGATGAATTTATAGGACCAGTTGCCCGTCTTTTAAGAGGATAAACTGGAGAGAAAATATCAGGAAGAGAAACTTTTATGTAACAATCATGAAGTAGCTGGGCGTTACGTTCGACCTTTGCTCTGAAAGTTCTTGTAAATTGTGGATGTAAATCAAGGTTAGTTCCACGAAAGTTCAAAACAAAATGTTCAAGTGCAAACTCGGTATGCCGTTTATAAACTGATCTAAAATGAGTAAATGTTGGATTACCAGTAGTTAACTGATCTTGGGCTCCCTTGTTGACCAGCTGGATTAATCCACCAGGCATTCTCTTATTCTTTGTAGTTCGTTCTTTTTAAAACATATCTAACTGAATAGAGAGATCGGTACTATTATTCCAATTTCCTCCTGATCATGAACGTTTCAACTGCACCTGTTGCTGTTCCAAGCTGTGTTCTATTTTCTTTTAAAAACATGGGCTTGAGTCTTCCAACTGTTTGTATAGTTTTGCGTCGCAGAAGTTCTGTAGACATAGATGCATCGCCGTGCATAGACTGTATTGCATGCGTTTTTCCAACTTGTTCTCCCCACGGGGTCACTGGGCTCACATTGACAATTGAGGGAGAATTCATACTTATGTAACTAAAATACATGCCAATTGCCCCTAGAAACCCCAACCCAAGTATATTTGCATCCATTAATACTAGTTGAGATTTCCAATACCAAATACTGATGAACTAATTATATTAGCAAAACCTAACTCAGAGTAACTTACAGCTGATACATTCACTCTTCCAGGAGCAAGAAGTGAGCTTCGGTGCTGTGTTGAAACTGTTGTGTATCCGGGATTTAAGGTGTAGATTGATGCCGGTCCTGTCTGACCATTTATTGCAATATAAGAATAGAACACATCTTTTACATCAGAATAGACAACTGTATTAGCATTTCCCCATACATATGCCGAGGTATCAAGTGCCACTGTTGTAGATGCAATAAGTGCGGATCGCCCTATTACTACAGATGCTCCAGATGCTCCAGATGCTCCAGATGCGCCAGATGCGCCAGATGCGCCAGATGCGCCAGATGCGCCAGATGGCCCCGACGTGTACACTGCGGCATAACCTGAAGAAATTGCCCCACCTGGACCCGCCCCATTTCCGGGAGGTCCTGGAGGCCCAGGTGGCCCTATATTTTTATAGTTGTAGCCGAGATTACACGTATTCTTAATACCAGGAATATACTTAAGAAGGTTTCCCGACATTCACTATTATTATTATGGTTCATTTCTTATAACGAACGGCATTTACCACACCCAGTTGATTTCGTGTAGATCGTCGTAGTATTAGAATCCGTGATTGTTCCACAATCACAGTTGACCTTCGTGAGCCTATTAACAACAATATCGTTATTTGTTTCAGAACGCGATTGGAGAACAAAGTCCTGTGCACGTGAAGCTACGTAATCAGTCCACTTAGAAGCTTCCCTTCGTGTACGTCCCAAACCAACAACACGAGTATTCATGGTATCAGGGTTAAATGGATTATCACGCTGAGCTACATTAGTGATATCTTTTTTTGTAGCAAGCACGCCTGTTGTAGGTACTCCATAATTTCTTGCAGCAGTTACTCTTTTTAAACGTATCCAATCACCAGCACTCAAAGGCATCGGCATTTGCTTTAGGTAAAGAATCGAATTTCAGATGGAGTTACTCTACTTCCTATCTTTAGAAGACGGTTGTTATCCTCAAATGCACTGCCATCAAATACATCATTCGTGTCTGGATCTATAATCATATAAATTCCTTTAACCTTGACTTTTTGGAGTCGGCGGCTCTTTCTGATTATGTTTCTGAGATATAGAGTATCTCTTTCATCTGCAATATAGTTTGGTTTAAACGAAAGATCTTCATTAGACGATGTTGTGTCGAAACGCATACACTGGATAATGGGCTTTTCACGCGAATGTAGTTTTCTGTGTATCTCACAGTCAATTGCCGATTGTTTGAGAAGATGAGAGATGCTTTTTGCAATACGACCCTTTTCGTAGGCCACTTCGTACATGTACTCGTCTGTTGTCATGAAAGTATCAACCGGCTGTTCAACGTCATATCTTTTTAAGGACATGTCATTTCGACGGATCATTACAATATTTGGACCTTCGGAACCAGTTTGCTGTTCCTGATTAAATACAGAAAGATATATGTTTACCTTAACCGTTCTTTCTGGGATAGGCAATGAAGCGTGAGAGCATATACGTATTGCACGCCCAACGACTTGGTCTAATAAAGATGGGTTCCAATGAGATTCCATGATGTGAACATTCCGTACGTTTAGTAAGTTAATACCTTCAGCGCCTGCACGCGAAACAAGAAGAATGCATAATCTACCGGGCTCTTTTATAGAGTCTTTTAGTGTTTGTGGAAACCGATCGCTGAATTTATTGTTAAAGATTTCACGGTAATAGTTCCGTTCTACTGGGTTTTCACCTCCCTTGAAGTACGCAAATGCAGGAACCCCAGGCTTCATTTCATCTTCCTCATAAATTCCCTGTGTTTTTTTCAGTTTGTATTCTTGGAAGCCATTTGCTTGTAGAACCGCGGCAAATAGTGCAAGACCTTCTAGTTCTGTAAAAAAAGAGTATACAAGTTGGTTCCGAAATGCAGGAGCTTCTCCGATATTTGCTTTTATATTTTTCAGCATCTGTTCCATTTTCGGAGAGAACTTGGATAAGACATCTTCATTTAAAAATCGCTTGGGGTCTGCAATTATCTTAGAAAGAACATCTGATTTGTCTATTTTTTCTTGACCGGCCTCTTTTGAAGGTTCAAGTTCTGGAGGGATTGCAAAATTACACGCCATTCTTGAAACTGTTCGGTACGATCCCATATCATCGTTAAGGTCTGTTTTAGATCTACCCCTCCGTGAATCAATCTGGATTTCCGTCCATCGCTTCTCTAAATATCTTAAAAACTGTTCGCTTGACATTGGTATTTTTAGAACTCTCTTATCGTCTTCAACCTCTTTTGGTAATAATCTTTCGTCAGCGCCCTTGTAGTATGAAACAAGACCCTGAATACGTTTGGCAAACATTAGTGCATTTTTTACCGATAACCCATCAATGAATGTATTCATAAAGTCTTCGAACTTTGTTGGAAGACATTCTAGATCTTCCTTTACAATTTTATCAGCGTCTGCAATTTCAGTTCCTGCCACCTTTTCCTGAAACTTCGTTTTCCAAGTTTCTACCCATTTTATTATGTCTGGTTCTTGATCAAAATCTTTGTTATACTTTACAGCAACTCTCTCTCCCTTCTCATTGTAAACGGTTTCAAAATGGGGAGGGTTTCGTGTTAGCATAATGTATTTCTTGACTGAATTATATTCGATAGTATCTACGTCTGGGAGAGATTTAAAGAAGTTTGTCATCATACCTTCATCCCACGAAACAACCTGAGATGCTGGAATAATAACTCTTTCTATAGGGCCTCGTAATAGATTCATTGTGTATGCAATCTCAGTTGGTCTGTTTATGATTGGAGTTCCAGAAAGCATTACAACCTTAGAATTTTTTGCACGATAAATCATTTCGTATATTTTCATTTTTAATTCGCTTTCATTGATTACATTTCCTATAAAGTTGTGAGCCTCGTCAATAATAACAACAGAGTCGTCAAACATATGTGGTTGGTCAGGAGGGAAGTATTCGTCGTAGTTTGATTTTGAGATGCCATTGTAGTTTATGAAGTGAAAACGGTGATCAATTATATCTGTGATTTGCAGTGAAATCTTTTTTTGGGCATCTAGAGGAAGTGTTTTAAAGTTGGGAGGGCGTTCTGGTATTGTTACAAAATAGCTCCCGTTATTATCTAAAAACTTCTCTGAAATTCCTAGACCCATAGCATGATCTCTGTCAATTGCAGATTTGATCATGCGAACTTCCCAATGCTGTTCCAGTTGATAGAAAGGATCCCCACACTTACGTAATTCTTCCTTAAAGTTCTCTGCCAATGATGCAGGTAACATAACATATATCTTACGGTTGTGCAGAAGGGACTCTGCTACAGCAATAGATGAACAAGTTTTTCCGGATCCCAGGCCGTGGTATAAAAGGAGGCCACGATACGGAGTCTCTGTTAAAAGATATTCCCTAACTATTTTTTGGTATGGAAATAGCTCTCGACTATTAGCAGAATTCTTTAAGCAAAGATCGACGTCTGCATCTTCCTGGTCGAGTGGGTCGATGTCTATTTTGCGGTACTTCAAGAAAATGCGAGCAATTGAATCTGCAAACGCTTTCCGGTTTGGTAAAATATAGCCATTCTTTTGAGGGGTCTCCATTGCTCACTTATTTTTGGGAGGGAATTGATAATGGAGCACTTACTTCGCAAAAACCCTAGACTATGGATGGTTTCAATCTATCTATTCATGGTTGCGGGGTTTCTTTATCTAAAACCAGACGTCGCCTTTGGTCAGGGGGGTCGCATTCGTCCATTTGGAACTAAACGGAAGGATGCCACTGTATTCCCGGTTTGGTGGTGGATGTTTATATTTGCTGCGCTATCTTATATTTTAGTTGCATACCTGACTAAGTATAAATTTTAATGATATCTGTAAAAGTAAGTTTCTGGGTCATAAGTCGCGTGCTTCTTCATAAAATCTTCTAGCTTCTGGTAGTTGAAACGATCAAACCTTGCAATTTCTTGGTAATTATTTTCAAGTTTATCAGTCTCGTGTGTTATTATATCTTTAGAAGGTCTGACTGTGAGAGGGTGAAGAACAAGTTCTGGTACTCCAGATACACCGCGCACGTCTTTTGCAAATTTGAAATATTTTTGAAGTCGTTGGGTCTTCTTCAAACCCTTCTTCATTTCGCGAGTATCTCCGATAGAAATTGCAATCATTCCAACAATATCTGGATATTTTTCTATTATTGTTTTACTCATGCAAGGGTCATATTCGCGACCTGTATTTGGCAAACAACCTTTCTTTACTGTAGAACAGCGTTTGATAAACATTGATCTACTGTTTTTTGTTCTTCTTGAGTATTTTGATGGGTTTACCAGCCAAAGAACTTTAACGTCTTTCTTCAGAGTGTAGACGTGGATCAACCTTTGTTGATTCTGTATGAAGCCCTTTAGTGCAATGCTTCCCACAAACGGATTTGGATGGAAAAATACATTATAATTAGGCGTCATGCATCTTGTTCCGTCATCAAGCTTTACTCCGCGCATATCATCTTCTGTGTTTTTGACAATACGGAACAATAACGTATCCTTCGGTATTGTCTTGATTAAAAGTTTAGTATTCCTGTATGGAACAGTCTCCATTATGTTTAAGACAGAAATAACATAAAAAGATCCCGGTCTAATTTTTTAAGAGACTCTTCGCTGACTGATTCCGGTAGTGGTAAATCTTTTAGCTCCTTTAGAACTTTATTAAGTCTTACAAGATACTCCCCTTGCAATGCACCATATAATGAAATATGCTTAGAAAATGCATTTAAAATTTTATTGTATCTCATATATGTCATTAGCCTCTCTTTGAACTCCATGTCATTTTTTGCTCTATCATATGCCTCGTCCAACTTTGACTTACTTTCTTTTATTACCCTAGAACGCGGCTCCTGTTTCGTAAATAGAAATGCAAAATCATAAAGTTTGAGACTTTTATCAATATAATGCAAAACTACATTTTTAGTGGGAGGTTCATATTTGCCATTGGACGCATAAGTAAAAAGATATCCTTTCTTCAAAAGAGATTCATGATAGTCTTTTGCTTCTGAAGGAGTAACGTCTGTAACTTCATAATCAATATCAAGCCCCTTCGGATTACCCTTTCGTTTTAGTTTCATTCGTTACTTAATGTTATCGGTTTCTTTTCATTTGCATTCTTTTCATCCTGCTTCTGTTTTAGTTGCTTCAGTAGTTCCTCCTGTACTTTGTTCATCTCGTCTACATTTGGCTTGCAAACATCGGACTCTACTGCACCGATAAGATATGTTGTCATGATCCATGAGGATATCATCATAAGATAACCAGTTCCTACGAGAGATGATAATTCTTGAGTCATAGGACTTGTCGGGCTAAACCATCCATGAATTTCCTGCACTCCGGATGAAAATGGTAATCTGACAGCGTCAAAGTATCTTGAACTTACATACGCAATTCCGGGTAGAAGACTCCAAATAGCACCATAGTATACCGAGGAAACAGCAGAAACCTTAGAACAGTGGACATAAGTATCCAGCATAGATATTCCAAACCCAACTGCAAATAAAATGCTAAATACTGTTAGTGTTGATACAAACATGCTCATTCTTGTTTGAATACAACATTGTCTTGTAGGTCAAAAGTATTCAATGCTCTCTCGAGTGAGTCTAGCATCTCGGAACGCTGAGTATAATGTGGTCTTGTTAGCATTCTACACTGCTTAATTGTTTTCCAGTCGATTCCGCTAATTTCACATTTTTGCATACTCGTCATCTTCTTCTTTAGATTTAGTTCCTTCTCGGGAACAAGAAGGCATACAAAGTAAACGTGTTTGTAGTGAACTCCATTCGTTCCATTGAATGACTCAGTTAATACTAGATTTTTACATATGATGAAACTGTCTCTGGTTATGTTGGTTTCCTCGCTAAATTCCCGGAGCGCACAGTCCATGTCGGACTCACGGTGCACTCTTCTGCCTTTTGGAAAGCCCCATTCTGTTTCAGAGAATCCGTGACTTACAGAAGCTACGAGGGATGCTATATCAATAGAAGCAAATCGTTCTTTCGAAGATTCATACTCCTGTGAATGGTGACCCTTTTCGGTTCCCCAATGAGATGTCCAAAGATCATCAAATGGTGTAGTGCAAAGAATAGTCTGCTCTCCGACCGTCATGTTCGACAATAATTTTTTTATATAAGGTTCGTCGTTTGTTTTATATTTTCCTCGAAGAAACTCAGTATATGCCATACTGTCCTTCCGCCTAACCATAAGAACACGTACATCTTTTGGATTGGTGGGTAATGTTGACTTATCTATTAGTATTAAGCCACACGACGTTATTGGTTCTGAACAAATTTTAAATACATGACCCTTTCCACCACAATTGTTGCAGTACATCTTACGATGTTCCATATTATGTAGGGCTTTGTCCGTTTTTTCCTTCGGGTTTCCATACAAATGGGAGGTTCGCCATCGACTCCTATACATTTTACTCCCGATTATAGTCATGCAACGTTTACAGGAGAAGAGCTAGAGAGGCAGATAGCACTAAGAGAACAACAGGCTACCGAGGCCCTCGCTGCTGCCACCGGAAGTACGTGGAGGACCGCTAAGTATATAATTTGGACACTCGTTGTCCTCCTAATACTTGGTGCCGTTGCAGGAATCACTTATTATTTATGGCCAAAGCCGAGTTCTATTAAGTTGAAGATAAATAGTGCTGTTTTTGGAAATACTGATGTCACATCACAGCTTCAGAGTGCAGTCAGGGGAGATGTATTATTTTTAACCAAAGGAGTTGGCGATGCTCCTGGCGTGCCTCCGGGTCTAACTGGAGCTGGTAGTATAAGTTATCAATTTTCTGATGAATTTGGACCAACAGTTGCAACTATCAAAACTCCATTCGAGTCAATCGATATAACACAAGCCAATCGTATTGTGTTTCCTGAGCGATTTACCAATAAAGGTAAAACTGGATATTCTGGCCCGAGCATATGGTCTAGACTGACATCTATGTTTTCAACTGGATCAGGCGATCAGCTACCTTATTCCAAAGATGCTTCTGCTGAGCATATAATACCTGCAACGTCTTCTCCCAGTGAAGGAGGGGCATATGGCATTCAGTTCTGGATGTATATAAAAGACTGGAACTATAACTTTGGTAAAGAAAAACACGTCATTTCTAGGAGCGATCCATCAAATACCAACATCATGAACCCGAATGTAACACTTCATCCAACAGACAACACTCTTCGTGTGAGTGTATCTGTCTTTCCAGATAATCAAAATGGTTCTAAAGCAGAACCGGCCCCTGCTGGGCATTCTGGCTCTATGGATGATGTTTACCTGTGTGAAGTTCCAAATATTCCTTTGCAATCTTGGGTTGCAGTTTCTATAACAGTTTTCGACCGCAATCTTGACGTCTATCTAAACGGAAAACTTGTTAAATCATGTGTACTTTCAGGAGTACCCAAGCCAGCCGTCGGTGATATTGCAATTAATAAGAATGGTGGATTTTCTGGTTATGTCTGCGGTATGAATAACTATTCAAAGATGTTAGTTCCTTCCGATGCAGCAGCCTTTTACGGCGCGGGAACTTCATGTAGCACAACTACTGGTGAATCATCAGTAGTGTCTAAAGCAACAGGATATAGTTTTAGCTTTGGAGTATACGATGCATCTGGTAAAAAAGTAAGAGATTACGTATTCTGAAGAAACGGTGGAAATTTACGACGTGTATATCCTACAATGTTTCTCTGTTTCATTTTTGATTCCCGGTAGAATGCTCTATAAGATTCTACTGGACTTTCACATTTGTATTCGTCAGGCATGGCCAATGCAAATGGAGTAGCTTCCTGATTTTCAATGTTTGGGATGTTTAGCGTCAACCATTCAATATGTTTTTGAGTCGCGTGGATATTATTGTATCGGAATGTATATTCCTTGCATAACCACACTCCAAGTTCACACAACCACCGATAGTTCGCAATAGACGTTCTCGCCCATACAGAACACGGATGATTAACGTGTGTCTTCTTATATGCATTTTCTAAAAGCATTAAAGGATCGATGGTCCAGTGCACAGAATATAAAACCTGTGCTGTTTCTAAAATCATTTTTACAACATGTTTATCGCAGTGATACTGCGCGCTAAGCCTTGGGCTTAGGCTTAAAACGAATATATTCATTCGATTAAATCCAGAATTATTCATCGAATTATCTTCCGTTTTTCTATTAATGGAAGGGTTGATAACAGCAGTAGTAATTGTTGCTGCAGTTTTTGTTGGAGTTTTTTTATACATGCGAAACAAACCTCAGGCAGATTCTACATCAAAAGTGGTAGTCATACCAAGTATACGAGACGGAAAAAAGGAGACACAATATACACTTCCAATACCTCTATCGGAGAATAAAGATGGTATTGAGTTTTCTTACGCAGGATGGGTGCAAATTGACGACTGGACATTTAAGAACGGTATTCAGAAGGCTGTTTTTATAAAAGGAGCAGATGATTCATCTTTAGCGTGTCCTGGTTTGTTATTAGATGCAAGTTCTAATACTCTTCTAGTAAAGATCGATACTTATGGATCTGTAGAAGTGATACCAGTTCCAAATATTCCCGCTAAGAAATGGTTACATTTTGCAATTGCGATTAGTCAAACAGCTGCCGATGTGTATATAAATGGAACACTATATACACACCATACATTAAATCAGATTCCAAAGCAAAATACAGGTCCGGTTTATGTCTCGTCTAGCGGAGGATTCTCAGGAAAACTTGGCCTTCTAGAGTATTATCCATCAATGCTCAATCCTGAAGATGTAGCCTCACTTTCATTGGTTGCCCCTGAGCCGGATAGCACGGATCAAGTTATTTTCCCTCCTTATTTCGATGTTTCATGGTGGACTTCTCACGATAAATGAGCAGCACTTATAGAAGCCCTGGCCGCGTCTGCTTGATTACTCGCGTATGACATTGTTTTCTGTTGATCCGCAATTGTTTCTTTAAGATTAGCAAATTCAATCTCTAGACTTTTTATTCTGTCTTCTTGAGACGTGTCTGGCGTGTCTTCCGCTGCAGTGAGATGTTCCCTTTGGTAATATGTGTATACTGCACTTGTTACCAGAAGAAAAAGTAAAAAATAAAGTAAATCTAACATGCTTATTAAATGCAAGAATTTCAGTTTGATCCACTAACTGGTCGAGTTACCGGTTCTTACTTTAACTCTGAAATGTTAGACACAGCAAATGCACTGACCGGAACATTTATGGATGTAGCACCAACTGAAGTATTCATTACAGATGGTGTAACAAAGAAGGTTTCTGTTCTAAATAATTTGGAAGCAATTAATGGGACATATCGTGCACTGTTTTCTCGAACACAGGCGCAAAGCATACAGATTGTTCCACCGTACAGCGACAATACTGTTCTACAAAACTACCTCCGTTCTGCATCTCGAGAAGTTGGTATTCAAGATATTTCAACTTATAGTAACCCTATTCCGATGCAAATGGCCATGAATAATGAAAGTCAGCGTGTTGCAGCATTTTCTAGTGAGCCAGTATTACAGGATAATGCAGTTCAGGCAGTTGCAGCATTTTCTAGTGAGCCAGTATTACAGGATAATGCAGTTCAGGCAGTTGCAGCATTTTCTAGTGAGCCAGTATTAGTTAGTACTACTACAGTCCAGCCTGTTGTGCAGGCTGTAGCTACTCAATTAGTTATAGAACCGACCCCTACCAGCGAGACACAGACCGATTTGCAGGCTGCAACTGTCGAATTAGTAGTAAATAATTTTGGGGCACGGCCCAGTAGAAGCAACGGGTTTGGTGCTCGAGTTTCTATATCTCCAGTACGAGTAATAGTTCCGACAGCTGCTGAAACATTAGCGCAAAAAGCCGCACACAAAAGATATCAGGTTGCTCTTGAGGTAGTACGTAATCAATATTACGAAAAAAACAATATACCGAACCCGTACAGTACGTCAAATTCTAAAATTGATCTTGGTTTAATTTATAGTTGTGGATATGCACTGAGTATTGCAGAATTCAGAACTGATTTTGTTGGAAATTGTCCTATCGTAAATAAAGCAGCTAATTTTAGACAGTCAACTGTATTTACTGGGGATGCAAGCATAAATAGTATGCTTGAAGATTTTCAAAGAAGCCAGTCGTGATATATAATATTCCATTCTTTAAGTAAATGAGTTCACAGAGCTTGAATACTACTACATATGCAGGATTTACTACGTCTACACACCCTGCTGGAATCTCTTCTGGATTTCCGTTGCGCGATGCATCTGATTATGTTCAGATGGTAAAAAGACGCGCGTTATATCGTGAAAATAATTCGGGCGTTCCATTTACTGGACAATCGTCACCCTATTACCCAACAGTACAAAGCAATGTAACAAGATTAACTTATCAATTTGGAAGAGTAAACTGTGCATCGTGTAATGATGGCCCGTTCCCCAATGCTAATCTCGGTTCTTAAGTATACATGGTTCTCCAGGACTCAACCTCTTTTGCATCGTTACCGATTAATACCGTTTTAATTATTTGTTCAGTTAGCTTCAATGGAAACTCTAGTTTCATATAAAACTTATAATCCTTCATTGTATCTGCGTCTGCAATTCTCAGCATATTCAACCGTGTAACAATAGATTCCGCAGCCCGGATAAGGGTCCGAACACCCTGTTCCTTATCCGAGTATTCTGAAATAATAAACTTAGACACAGAATCTGAGAGCTCGATATCGCTCTTGGAAAATGCAAGACGTTCCAGCAGCTGGGGCCAGACATAGTCCTCAAGAATAGTCTGTTTTTCCTTCTCAGTATATCCTGAGCACTGAACTACCTGCATTCTGTCTCGAAGAATTGGATTTACTGCATTCAGATCGTTGAACGAAAATACATAAAGAACTTGGGATAGATCGATATCAATTCCTGCAAGGTATCTGTCGTGAAACTGAGAGTTCTGTGTGCGATCAGTTAGATGTATAAGCATACTGATGATTTCCTCACCATGTGCCGTCGTACTCACCTTATCGAGTTCGTCAAAATACATGACCGGGTTCATACACTTTGCTTGCATGACACTATCCAAGATTCGACCACACATTGAGCCTTCGTATGTGTAAGAATGTCCAACAAAGTTTGAAACGTCAGATGCACCGCCCAGTGAGAAGAATTGGAATGGTCTTTGAAGAGCCTGTGCAATACCATTCTTTGCAATTGAAGTTTTGCCTACGCCGGCAGGCCCCTGTAGAGCAATAACATTACCTACCGCTTTTGGATTAGCAACCCATTGAGCAATAACCTGCATAATCTGCGTCTTCGCAGGTACCATTCCGAATACGGCCTTGTCTAGTGTTGCTCGTGCTCCGCGCATAAATTCGGAACATTTGTCACGCCCGTCAGAAAGAGTGACTGGAACTGGAATGCTCTTTCCAAAAGGAACTCGTAGAAATATATCTATCCAGTTACGTATCTTATGTGTTTCTCCTGACTCATCTTCGAGAGATGCAATCTTTTTCAAGACATTGGATTTTACATAATCGGGAATTTCTAGAGACAGGACTTGGAATGATAGAGGAACCTCGCTGTGGCTATTACTTGCATCTACAACTTTCTTCATATGAGAGTTGTACTCCTTCTGCTTTGCCGCTGGTAGAGAATGAAAGTATGAAGCCTCTTTGCTTGAAAGTTTTATTTCCGGTTGTATCTTCTTCGGAGGTCTTCCCCGTTTTGGTTTTCCTTGTACGGGATTTTGTGAATATTCTCGTTGTTCCGATACTGATCCGTATTTTGCAAGAAGCTTTGATAGAAACTCTTCATAAGCGTCTCCAGAATCAATTTCTTCGTTTGCCTGTATTCCAATTTTAATTCTAGAATTTCCATCTACGTTTATGTTTATGACATTTACATCGTCATCTTCGTCAACATAAGTAGAATCATCGTCGTCCTCTTCATCATCTGAATTACTGATAACAAGAACGTTATCCTTTATCCAACTCACGTCAGCAGAAGACTTTCTATTGCGACGCTTTGTCTTGAGGGCCTCGTCGTCCTGCATATCCTCGCTTGCTTTACGATCCTTTGCATTCTCACGTGATGGACGCTTCGGCATCCCCTCTTAGAGTATGTCTATAAAACAAATTAGTAAATTCATTTTCGATGAAGATTATAATGGCATCTGATATAGAAAAGTCAGCGTCGGAAGCACAGACGCTGATAGACAAGGAAGCAGCAAAGGATCCTGTTATTAGAAAAGTTATGAAACTTGTACACTCTTTTATTCAACATAATCGTGTAATGTGTTACGGTGGAACGGCTATTAATAATATAATTCCAAAGAAAGATCAGTTCTATGATTTCTCTGTTGATATACCTGATTACGACTTCTTCTCTGAAACACCCCAAGAACATGCAAAAAAATTAAGCGATATTCTTCACGATGCAGGTATACAAAATGTAGAGGCAAAGCCAGGAATGCATCTTGGCACATTCAAAGTTTTTGCTGATTATACAGGAGTTGCCGACATCAGCAATTTGGAGCGTCCCATATTTGAAAAGCTGTGGAAGGAATCGATCGTGAAGGACCGCATTCACTATGTTCCCCCAAATTTTTTGAGAATGTCTATCTATTTAGAACTGTCTAGACCCCGCGGTTTTGTCGAGCGGTGGAAGAAAGTATATACGCGGCTTCTCCTTCTGAATAAGGAGTATCCTGTAGTTTGCCCCAAATCGGAGAGTCAAGTTGATGAACGTGTATTAGATACATCTAAACGCAAACAGCTCGAAGATATGATTATCAAGGAACATGCAATTCTTCTTGGATTCAATGCAGCCGAAGTTCAGGCCGGAAATAAAAGAGAATGGAAACTTCCACTAGATCTGCTTATACCTCCAGAGTCAGCAGATGAACTCTCTCAAAAGATAGCTAGACTGTTTTCAAATGATGCAAAGGTAAAAACTAGAGAGTATGAAGAATATGCAGAGCTGCTTCCTGCTCACTATGATATTGTAGACTCGTCTAATAAACTATTGGTTCGTGTGTTTGAAACAAATGCGTGTCACAGTTATCACGAGCTGTCTTCTGGTCTTTATGTTGCATCTATTCCTACTCTCTTGAACTTCTTCTTTGCTATGCTTTACGCCGATAAGCATTTCTTGGAATCGACAACAGTTCAAAGGATTGTTTGTTCAGCACAAAAATTGATAGATATTGCGAATGAATCGTCTAAGAGAAGATTTAAGCTACTTACTCCGGTTACATGCATCGGTAAGCAAAAGGATCTAATAGATATGAAACGTGAAAAATCAGAAATATTTGAGAAGTTATCTAAAAATCGCCAGTCAGAAGCGTTTCTGAGATACTTTTTCTCATATACTCCTACTTAATCTCGTTGAGTGCATTCTGGATATCGTACATTTCAATCTCCTTTGTCTCAATTGGAGCATTCTGAATCATTTCGAAACATTCTAGACATACCTTTAGGTTGACATCTACACAAAGGTATAGCTTTCTCTTGTTTCCACAACATTCGCACTGCATTTGTTGTAAATAACTCTTGCAAATAAAAATCCATTTCTACATCCTTACCTACTTCTTGCAGAGGTAGACCTTCAGCGGATCCTCGCCCATACCCTCGAGCATGTCGATGATATTATTGAAGGTTTTCTTAAAATCGGCCATTGCCGACTTAGTGATGTAGTTGCCCTGTACTGTCAGCATAGCCGACGTCAGAGCCAGGATCGCATCGTCGATCTCGTGTGCACGCCGATAGAGCTTCTTAGAGTCATACTCAGAGAAGTCCTCGTCCACAGCACGAAAGAGCTCGCGCGCACGCGGCGCGATGATGTCATTAAGCAGGTGCGGGCACCCCGTCTCGCCAGCAAGAAGGAAGCCCTCCATTTGGTCGCTTTAGCGAAGAAACACTCCACCAATAAGATCTGTTTTTATGTAAAAAATAAATCCATTTTTAGGCAGCAGGCACTTGTGCAACTGCAGCTAGTTCTGCTTGATCTAGAACAAGATGAGGAATATCATCCTCGTCGTCTCCAAGAGGCTCAAGCCAAGCATCGCGCTCGTCCGGATCATGAACATTATGAGTTCTTAGAATGTGAATGGCCTGTTTAAGCCGCTCGTGTACATTCTGAATTTCCATAAGTGGAGCAAGAAGCTCCCCAATGATTTGATTGCGGGATTTGACTTCCGCGTTAATCCCATCGATATAACCTGAAAGGATGTTGCATAGGCGACTCAGATTTCCCTGAGCACACATGCCGATATTATCTTCCATCTCGGAAGCTAAGATCTTTTTTAAGTCAGAACTATCAGGCGATGCCTTGATATACTGCCAGATTGAATTGAGAACACGAGCATAAATGCCCTCTCCCAACCCATAAATTTCGTCGTCAGCACAATACTTCGACATCATCTGCCAAGCAGCACGCTTGGACAGTTTACATTCCATGATAATCTCACCGGAAGTCTTGAGAGTTTCTGTCTCATACTCGGCGGGGACTGCGATTCGAAGAATCGTCGCAACAGCCTCCCTTACTTTTGCAACCACCAGTTCCGTGTGAACGTTCTGTCGGTCGTTTGCAAGATTTGCAAGAGCTCCCACTGGCCGAGCGGCAGCATTTTGTACTGCTGCATTTACCTGAAGGAGCCGGTTACGAATCTCTGCATTAAAAGCACGATTCTCTTCCCATCGAGCTTGAGCAAGCTCACGGCGCTGAATTTGGCGCTCGCGCCTTGCGGCAATAATTGCATCGTCTGGATCGACTCCGCCATTTGCCTCAATCTCAGCATGAATCAACATATTCAGGGCCAGTAGGTCCTGTTCATGGCGAATATCCTCAGCTCGACGTGCAGCATTAATTGCATTGCCTCCCTCATCTCGAAGTGCCCTCCAGATTGCCTGGAGGTTCTTGTTATGAACATAAGCAAGCTCATTGCGACGCTGCGTATTGGGTCCGTTTAGGGACTTAGACAAGTCGTGCTTTCCACAGCGAAGACCGGCCTGCATGACCATTACGGTGCAGCGGTGGCCAGTCTTCTTAATTCCGACACAAGCGTGCGGCATTTTATTAAGACACGGTATAATCTACCATAAATCCATTTTTAGTTTTTAGGGAAAAGCAGTCCAATTAAAAAGAAGTTTCTAATTTGAAACTTGTGCACTGCTGATACTCCGGATATTGAATCAAACCTTTCAAAGTTGTAATTGAATGGAACTTTTATAAAAATAAAGTTGGGCCGAGAGGCTCGCTTGATAATTTCAGTTATCCATATGTCAAGTCTTACATTACCCATGTGAAGGTCAATATTCGACTTCTCTTTATATTTCGGCCCTCCCCACGGAGGATCAATATATAGGACATCTGTTTTCCAATCAAATATTTGAGTAGAATCCCCGTTATGTAGACCAACGTTCGTCAGATTATATATCCCAGTATTGTGTTTCAGAGCATCAAAGTTTTCTTTATTTATTTCGATGCTTTCAACCCTTTTAAAGTTTAGTGCAAACAGAATGGTATCGCCCCCTACACTTCCTGTAGCATCAGTTATATGCATTTTTTCAGTAGGACCAGTTACTGAAAGAATTTTTTGCAAAAGCCGCCTCCCGTCATTGCGCCTGGTTATGCTGTATGACCCTTCGGGAGTTAACTTCAAACAACCGTAGTTTATTCCTTGTTTCTCCGGAAACATCCTCTCTATTTCATTAATGGTTCCTCCACTAAAACCTTCCATTAGCTTGATAATAGAAAAATAGGTTACGAATTATCATTAAAAGCTCACCATGAACTTATCTGCCATCATTACATTTGTATGGGATACAACTGCAAGATTGTTGAATCCAAGTCCAACACTCTCCATCTTATCGACAAGTTCAGTGATTCGGGGGTCCATGGGTACTGGAACCGGAAGATAAACCTTTTCAAGCTTGTTGATAAGTTCATCTAGTGTCATGGACATGTACATCGGATCATACGTTTCATACCCAAATCGAATTGACTCGATGGTATGATTTAGCGATTCGGCCCATTCATGCAAAGTATTGAAGCGCTTGGTTCCCGGAACAGTATATTCAAGAAAGCCTTTGTTTGTTACGCGACAGTGATGCATTCCATCAGCCCCCCTGATAAAGAAATACGGGCGGTTGTTGCGAGGACCCATTTGCTTCGGGTCGAACTGATAATGCCTAATAAAATTAGATTTGTGAAGCCCCAGAAACACCGGGTCGTTCCAAGATGCATTAATCACGGTTGCATTAACGTCAACCATTCTGATATCTGCAAGTTACTATTGAAAAAATCCATTTTTATAACAATGAAAAATTGAGCCATCTACCACATCGTGGTGCGCATGCACCCGGCGACGAGATATGACTTACCAAATTCTAGGTTCATAACCTTACGAATCGATGAGTACTGCTCCCAGCGCTCCTCTACGTCGAGGAACTTTGCGTTCGCAAACGCGGTGTCCATAATTTCATTGGCATACTCCGTCGCGTTGTGCACAAGCCGCTTCCACTTCGCCGTGTTGGCGTCCGTGTAGAAACGCTGCTGCTCGTCCTTTGCAAACTTTACCTCCTGGCATAGCCTTAAGAAAGTGGGCACAACTGTCGTGACTAGAAGGTCCATGTACTCGCGAGTGTTCTTGCGCTTAGTTGACATCTCCTCCGAGATGCAGTCGCAGAACCCCTGGCACTCGACGCACACGTACGCGGCAATCGGGACACGGATGAACAACTCAACGCTCATTCTCTCCTTGGGATTGTATATCCTCTCCCCCATCATCAGCATTATACATCATAAATCCATTTTTATTGGCCCCTCTCCCCCTCTAATCACCCCCTTTGAAGCAAGGCCCCAAGGTTTCAGAG